ATGGCCAGCCGGCGCGGTGACCTACCAGAAGACCTCGGCTCGTTCGCCCCGTGGATCGCCTCGTTCCGGCTGTCACTCCAAGTCGCCGAACGGTCAGAACGCACGAGGGAGATTTACACCGACGCGGCATCCTGGTTCGCCGGCTGGCTGCTGCGCGAAACCGACATCCGGTCGTGGGCGCAGGTAACCCGCGACGAGCTGCGCCAGTTCTTCGCCCACATGCAGGAGATCGAGTACGCCCGCGGCTACCGCAACAACATCGGCCGCGCGTTGCAAGCGTTCTTCAAGTGGTACGCCGAGGAAGAGGACACGGTCGACCCGTTCGACAAGTTCAAGCCCCCGCCGCCGGTCAAGGTTGGCGCCGAGCCGAAGCCGATCATCGAGACCGAACAGCTCGCCGCGCTGATCAAGGACGCGGAGAAGGGCAAGACCTATGAGGACCGCCGCGATGCGGCCCTCATGAGGCTGTTCGCCGCGACCGGCTGCCGACTCGCCGAGATCACCGGCCTGGACCTCGACGATGTCGACGTGGCGAAGCGGACCGCCGTGGTTACCGGCAAGGGCGGCAGGACACGCACCGTCAAGTTCGACGCCAAGGCGGCCCTCGCCCTCGACCGGTACCTGCGGAAGCGGTCCGAGCACTCGGCGGCGAAGCTCACCAAAGCCCTGTGGATCGGCGTGCGCCGGAACGTGCCGATGACGCCGTCAGGGGTGCGGCAGATCGTCAAGCGGCGAGGTGCACGGATCGGCCTGAAGGTCCACCCGCACCTGTTCAGGCACACGTTCACCCACAACTGGCTGGACGCGGGCGGCGCCGAGGGCGACCTGATGGAACTCAACGGGTGGGAGTCCAGGCAGATGCTCCTGCACTACGGGTCGGCCGCCCGGGGACGACGGGCACAGCGCGCCTACGACAACATCGACGTGATGCGCGGCGTCTAGCTGTAGTACCGGTGGCCGGGCTGCCGGCTGCCGGCGGTGCGCTGCGACAGCGGCACGACGGCGTTGTGCGGATCGGTCGATGCGTTGCGGTTGTAGCCCTGCCCCTCCCGCACACCGACGGCGTAGCTCTGCCACTCCCGGTTGCTCGCCACGACCATCGCCCACTCGGCCAGCGCCGTGCGGTCCTGATGGCGCAGATCCTCGATCTCGTCTCGTTTGACTTCGAACCGGCGCTGCATCTCCATGATGGCCCAGCCGATCGCGAGGCACGCGGCAATGATGGAGAGCGTCGCCACGAGCGCCTGATGGGTGCCGATCATCGGGTCCTGCGCGCGGCCTCGCACGCTGGCGGTGTGGAAGGCGACCATCACCCAGTCCAGGACCGCAGCGATGCCGGCGATCACGGTGGCCCGGGTGTAGATCCGAGGGGGCCGCATCTGCCTCCGCTCCGCGAGGAGCCGACAGATCCGGCGTTCTCGCTGCTTACGGGCCGCGTGGATCTCCCGCTCCGTGTTGTCGTTCAGATCGCGGGGGTAGCTCAGGTTGTGCGTCATGGTGGTGGTGCTCCGATCTAGTTGCGGGTGATCGGAGACGCGCAGCACCGCGTGGGGGCTTTGCTGTCTCCCCGCCGCAGAGCCCTCGGGTAGGCGTGCGGCGGTTGGCGCCGGCCAGTGCTGCTGGCTGGTGCCCGAGGCGACGGTGAGAGTCAGCCGAACGGGGGCGACGGGGGATGGGTGCGGCCGTCGTGGTGCTGGTCGCGGCCCCTCAGCGGCCGGTCAGGCAGGCTGTGGGGCGTCCACACTCCGGTGGTAGTGGCGTCGAACGGCTTGGCCGCGGGTGCCGTCGCGGCATCGTCGCTGCTGACGCTGTTGATCCAGTGGCTGTGCGAGCCGGAGTCCCCGGGGGTGAGAGCCGCCGCGTGCGGAACGGGCGGTGGCAGACGGCGGGCCGCCCCCTCGGCCGGTGGATGAGCGGCGGCCGGGCGGCGGTGGCCGGCGAGGTGAAGGGTGCCGGCGGGCTTCACGCGGGCGCGGGCGGGCGCCGGCTGCGTCTTGGCTGGCGCGTGCCTCGGGTCGGCAGCCGGGGGCGGTGGAGCCTGCGGTCGGGCCCGCACGAACGCTGGCTCGCGCGGTGCCGCGTCCAGAAGACGGATCCGCGCCGAGACCGTGTCGCCGACGAGTCGGTTGATGGTGGGGCGAACGGTGGTGCCCTCGATCGCTGCCGTGGTCTCGATGAGACGTCGGACCGGCTGCGTGGCCACCGCCCGCGGGTGCGACTTGATCCCGGCCAGGGCGGCGCGTGCGGGCTCGACGTCGCCGATGTGGTCCGCTGTCGGGTAGGGGGTGCTGTCGGCGGCGTGCGCGTCTTCCGAGTGGCCGAGCGCGATCAGGGTCCCCAGGCCGGCCGCCACGCCGAGCAGCAGCAACCGTATGCGGCGTTGGTGCCTGGTGGGCATCTGATCCTCCCCATTGGATCCGGTGCCGTGCGGGTGCGGGTCGGCGACGTTCGGGTTGAGTTGATGTTGCTCGGTCGGGGAATGGATGTTCCCTGAACGTTTTCAGTGTGCAACTTTCACGGGGCAAAAGCGTCAAATAGAGCGAACATGAGGCATTTACCGTGTCGCTCGGATTCGCTGGCCAGTTCTACTCCCGCCCCTCCACACGGGCCGCCCGGCGGCTTCTGCCCAGGTCATCCAGCAAATCCAGCATGCCCTCCCGGTTCTCCCCGAGCGTCAACGTCAGCCGCACCCCCTGAGGGATGCGCAGGGTGTACGCCCGCCGAGCCGACGCCACCAGCGCAGCTGTCCGGTCCCGCGTGAACTCGTCGTGCAGCGGCAGCCGCTTCACCGTCCACCACACACCCTCGGGCAGCATCACCACGACCAACCACACCAGGCCGAGCGCCACGACCAGGCCACCGACGACCCCGAAGGCGGCGAGCACCCCCAGCCAAAAATCGGACATCACGCCTCCTGATCGGTGTAGTCGATGCCCGGGTCCTGCGGGCCAGCCGCCCGCCGCCGAAGCCGCACCCGGGCGGGCTCGGCCAGCACCGGGTAGACCGCGTTGTAGACCTGCTGCCGCTCGCCGCTGTCATAGCCGGCCATCACCGCGACGGCCACCCCGCCGAACGCGACGACGTGGCAGCGGCGGGCGCATGCGGCGAAAGACGCGAACCCGGCCCGCTCCTGCGCCTGCCGACGGGAAGCCGCCGGAGCAGGTCGTCGCCAACTCGGTTGACCAGCCGGGCGAGCCGCCACAGCAGCCAGCCGGCGCCGAGGGCGGCCGGCAGGGTGGCCAAGCCGAGCAGGTATTCCGGTACGTTCACGCCGCCTCCCGCGCGGTCTTGATCTCTTTGACGTTGGTGAGCAGCCGCATCGCGTCGGCCAGCTCGTGCCGGTGTGGGTCGCCGGTGAGGTGCGCGATCACCTCGGTCAGCGCGGCGTCCGGGTCGCGGGTCGGGACGGGGAACGTCGCCGTGCAGCGGTGGCGGCGGCGGGCCCGGTCTGGGCACAGGAAGACGATCACGCCGTCCTCGCCTTGATCGCTTCGAGCGCTTCGCGGCCGAACGCCTCGATCGCGTCGAGGTCGACCGGCCGTAGTCCGTACCACTCGTCCGGGCGGATCAGCAGCGACCTCCCGTCGGCGGTCAGCTCGTCCGACACGGGGCCGGACATCGGGACCTCGGTGTCGTCGGTCCATATCAGGCGGCGGCCGTCGGCGAGCACCTGCCGCGCGGCGGCTAGCTTCGCCACCTTCGCCGCGTAGCCGTTGACGTCCTCCCAGAACGCGCGGCCCAGCGCGGGAAGGTCCCACAGCCGTTCCAGCTCGTCGGCGTACGCGCACCAGGTGGTGCACCAGCGAACCTCGACCTGGTGGGTGGTGTGCAGCTCGCGGATGCGGTCGACCAGCGGCGCGGCCCAGCGCAGGCGGTAGGTGGTGCCGGCGGCGCGGGCCTTACCGGTACTGGGCTCGACACCCCACTGCGGGCTGGTCGCGTTGATGACGCCGTCCACATCCAGGAGCCACACGGGCGGGATGGGGCCGGCGTCCGGCAGGTGCTTGGCGAGGAGGTTCCAGCCCGGCGGCGGTGGGCGAGTACGGGTAGTGGCCGAGGGTGTCGGAGCTGTCGCGGATGTCCGCGGTGATCCAGCCGGCCTCCCGCTGCTCGGCGGTAGCCGAGAGCACGTTGGCCGCCGGTGTGGTGGCTCGGTTGTGTACGGCGTTCTGGTGCGGGGAGAACCACACCATGCCGTCCGCGACGTCGCGGAGCAGCCGCAGTCGGGTCTTGGTCGGGTACAGGCTCATCGGGCCTCCTGGCTGTCGAAGACGACCGGGAGGCCGTCGAGGTCGCTCAACTGCTCGTAGGTGGCGTCGCCGTAGCCGGCGAACACGACCCGGTCGATGTGGCAGGCGAGGGTCTTGGCCTGGCCGGTCCAGCGGATGGCCGCGCCGAACACGGCCCGCTGGTCGTCGCCGACGGCGAGGACGAACGCCCTGCCGGCGGTGCTGTAGCGGGGCACGACGTAGGCGATGGTGTGGTCGCCGCGCTGGCGGACCTTGACGGCCCACATGCCGGCGGGGACCTGAGTGCAGGCGATCCGGCCGGTGCCGAGCGGAACCGCGTAGCGGGGGTTCAGCGTGACCGTCTCGGCAGTGCGGGTGGTCATTGCTGGCCACCCCGCCGCGCTCGGAGCAGGTCCGCCTTCTGGTCGAGCGCGAACCGGCGCAGCGCCATCGCGGTCCGGGCGACCTCCTCGGCGTCGGCCGCGAGCTGCGTCCACGCCTGCGGGTCGTTCTCGGGGTACTCGTGCGGCTGGCGAGGCCGGAACCACCTGCTGGGGTCCTCACGCTCGTGCGGGTGCAGGTAGACCTTCCCGGTGACGTCCCAGCGCGCGATCAGCGAACCGACGTCGCTCTTGACTGAGCGCAGCACGTCGAGGGCGATCCGGCGGGGGGTGCGTTCGCGGCGGGCCATGGCGGTCAGCTCCTCGTTCGCAGGTAGGCAGGAAATTCGTTGCCGTCGTGGGTGCCGCCGACCTCGCGGACGCGGGCGGTCGCGGAGTTCCAGCCGACGGTGATCGGCTCGCTGACGACCTCGAACATCGCGCCGTGCGCGGTGAATCGGGTGCCCTGCTCGACGCGGGGGGGTGTGGAGCACGTAGTCGGCGGGGCCAATGCGCGTTGCGGTGACCATGACGCCCCCTCGAATCTTGGTAGTGGTTACATCTATCAAGCTACGTTACGGGGTGGCCGCTGTCACGACTTCTACCGAATTTCAGCCAGCCGGCCGAAGCCCAATGGGCAGCGGCAGCGGCCGAGGCCGGCCCTGCATATGCCGCTCAAACATCGCGTGGATCTTCGCCCGGCCCAGCCGCGCCGGGCCCTCCCGCCGCGCGTCCCGGTCCACGCACACCTCGAACGGGACGTGCGTCAGGTCCACCACCCGGAACCGGGCTCCCGCCCGCTGCGCGATGTCCCACAACCCGAACAGGTGCTCGTCGACCAGGTTGGTGCTGTCCTCGATCACGGACACCCCGAGCCGCAGCAGGTCGAGGATCGCCCCGTGCGTCACGACGGTTACCTGCCGTTCCTGCCGGGCCGTGCCCAGCCAGCCGCCGTGCAGCATCTTCCGCGTGTCGTCCCGGCTGACCCGGGCGCGGCCGGCCGGGTCCTCGGCCACCCAGCCGGCGGAGAAAAACGTCTTGCCTGACCCCGGGAGTCCGCGGGTGGCCAGCAGCTCCAACGGGCCGCTCATCGCAGGAACCCGTGCATCGTGTACGACACCCACCGCCCGAGCCGCTTGACGACGAACACCGACCCCATGTGCCACGTCGGCCGCTCGTCCAGGACCGCGGCCGTCTGGTCGACGATCCGCTGCGCCATCAGCCCCACGCGCGTTAGGGCGTGCATCGCGTCCACCCGCAGCGGCACCGGCATCCCACCGGCCAGCAGCAGCCCGGTCAGGGCCCGCACCGCGGCAACCACCCGCCCCTGGTCGGGGATGTCCTGGTCGGCCACCCACGACAGGCGCACCTCGACGTGCTCGGTGCCGTTGAAGACCCGGCCGGCGGCGACGATGACCTGCGGGCGCAACCCGACCTGCTCGACCACCGCCGGGTTGGCGGCGATCACCCGCACCCAGGCGGCCTCGCCCGCCTCGAAGTTGAGGTGGATGCCGTGCGGCGTGGGTACCTTCCCGGACGCGAGGAGGTCCACCAGGGCGGACAGCTCGCCGAGGATCGGGTGCTCGCCGTCGGCCGGGTCGGGACGCTCACCGTCGGCGTGGGCGTTGTGCTCGGCCCAGTGCATCAACAGGTCGTCGGTGGGCTGGCCGTCCTCGTCGAGCCCGCCCATCACGAACCCGCCGATCCGGCTGTCGCCGACGGCGGGTCGATGTAGTAGGCGCGCAGCTTGTCCAGCAACGGCGTCACCTCATCGCCCACCGGGAAGTCGTGTTCCTCCATGGCCTGCCACTCCTCCCGGAAGTACCCCCGGGCGTGCTCCCGGCCGCCGCCCATCCGCAGCAGGTAGAACAGGGCGTCCCGGAACGACGATGTGACGCCGCAGCACTGCAACAGGTCGTCGTCGTCGCGCATCCGGAAGGCGCACCATTCCTCGGCGGTTAGCGGTCCGATCAGGGCAGGTGTCTGCGGGGTGATGTCGGTCGTGGCGGGTTCGGTGAGGGTCATGCTCGTGTCCTCTCGGTCTTTCGTGTACGGGGGTCGCCCATGCAGCAGCGGCACGGGTAGTCGCAGCGGACGCGGCCCGGCCCGCCGGCACGGCGCACCGTCGGGACGGGCCGCAGGTGCTCGCGGGGGATGCAGTCGACGCGGGTCAGGCTCGCCCCTTGGTACAGCTGCCAGTGGGGGCGACCGTCAACCTGCTCGCAGCCGTCGGTGCAGCGGCCGACGATGAAGCCTCGGAACCCGCGCCTCGGGCCGACGCAGATCCGCGCCCCATCCCACTGCTGCGGTGTCCACCGCGGGTCGTCCCCGGCCTCGTCGGCGAGCCGCCACGCGGCGGCCTTGCGGACCCGCTCGGCGACGGCGGCGCGGCGGGCCTGCTCGGCGGCGGTCGCGGCGGCGCCTTCGGCGTGCCAGGCGGCGAGCGCGGTCAGGGTGGCGTCGTCCAGCGCACGCAGGTCGACGGCCGGGAAGGTCAGCGCGGTCACCGGCGGGGCTCCGCGTTCGGGTTGGCCGCGGTCGCGGCGGCGTTCGCCTCGTCGGCCTCGCGGCACGCCTGCCGGTAGGCGGCTTCGGCGCGGCCTGCGGCATTGGCGAGCTGCCGGACCCGGACGGTGTCGATGGCCGCGCCGCCTGCGGCGTTGAGGCTGTGCCGTGCCAGCGTCAGGGCCTTGCCGGCGTCGGCCGCACGGGAGACGGCAGCGCGGTGGGCGGCGGCGAGGGTCGCGTAGTCGGCCATGACGTCCTCCGTGATCTCGGTAGCGGTTACAACTACCAAGATACGACACCGTGGCTTGATAGTCATGACTTCTATCAAAATCCCCGCGAGGGTCACCCGATCGGCAGCATCGACTGCGCCTGCGGCGGCGCCACCCGCTCCCGCTGGTCGGCGCCCTACTCCCGGTGGTCGGGATGGCGTTGCTCAACGCGAACCGGCGGGTCTGTTTTGGGCCGCAGGCCCGCCGCGGGTGCGGCGGCCCGGCTCTTCCAATGCGCGCATACGAGCGACGCCAGTGGGAAATCTCCCGCGTCCGCGAGACATCGCCGGGATCCAAGGAGGCCGGCATGGCGACCAGCACTGACAGCTCCGTATACGTGCTTAATTCGAAGAATCGATCCAATTACGGGGGGACCGCCGAAATCGCGATACGGCGGATTCGGCCTTCAACGCTTCCTCCAGGCAAGCCCCCGACCGCCCAAATTGTCATGGTGGCCGGCAGGACGATTCCGGCTCGCGTTTCCTTCGACCTGTTGAGCAATGCTAACGATGGGCATTACAGCTGGGCGCGGGAGATTGCCGACAGGTGCCAGGCCGAGGTTTGGATCATGGAAGTACAGTGCATGGGTGCCTCCAACCGCGTGTATGCGATGTCCGACTTCACCAACATCCTGAAGGGTGAACAGATCAAAGCCTTCGGGCGAGTGCTATACGGGCCGAACTGGCCCTATCATCTCAACGATTCAGATTCAGAGTGGCAGGAACTCGACGCCGTTGTCGACCATGTCCGAAGCGAAGCAATAAAGGAAAACCCGAACTGGTACAGCGAAGGTGCCGGACGGGTCATTCTGATCGGGTACTCGGCTGGAGCCTATGTCGTTGGCCCCTACGCCATGCAGAACCCGGGAAAGGTGTGGGCCCTTCTGCTGCTCGCGCCGATATTCCCGCCCAACGGCCCCGCAGACCTACCACGACCATTCGCTGCGCCAGATCCTTCCCGCACGGATAGGTTCTACGGCGCCCCGATGGGAGTCCACACCAAGAAAACAATTTGGCCGGAGCCGCCGGTGCCGCAGCCGCAGGGCTGCCTTCCGGAACGGAACGACTACGTCATTGACGACTTATGGGCCGCCATGATGGCGAACGAGCGCACCCCCAATCTAGTCCCAGGCCAGGGAGAAATCGCCCTGTACCCGACACGGTTCTGGTGGGGCTGGAACCAGAAACTTGTAGAAACAAATCCGCAACTCGGAAAAGAACCGCTGGGCGGTGCCCCCACCTCCGATATCGGCATTCCCGTACTCATCATCGCCGGGACCGAGGACGTGCTCATTCGCGCGAAGGCGGATTCTACTGACGGCCGAGGACCGTTTTCGGTGGACCACCTCTATCGGGCCATTGCCGGACGAGGTAAAGCAATGATGTACGACATCGAATGCGCCGGGCACAATATCGTGTGGCAGGATCCATCCCGTCACAAACTCCACGACCTATCCATCGAGTGGATAAGGGGCTTCGCCAACTACGTCGGTCCCGTGAACAGCCCCGCGTATACGCCGGTACGCCTTCCGCATGGCGGGTCGGGACGATACCTCGTCCCCCGGAACGGTGGGCCACCCCAACCGTGGGAGGGCCCAGCGACCACCTCGTCGTCGTTGCGCCTTTATCGGGACCTCCGGCTTTCGTCGCCGTAAAAGTGGTCTAATCGTTCGACCAGGGGACGACCACGCTAAACCCCGCCGTCGGTACCGCCCGAAGGATGACGGCTGAACGGCGGAGGCGGTATCCGACACGAGCCGGGGAGCGACGCCTGCGAGCAGGCGTCAGTAGCCTTGTCGCGGTCGCCGACAGGGCGCCGACAGGGCGCCCGAGCACCGGGATGCCCGGCCTCGCCGTTCTCCGATTCTCAATGTGCTGCTCTGCCGAGGTGCCCAGAGTCGCGACGCCGAGCATGTCAGATCACCCCGTCCGCGTGCTGCTGCTCGTGGTAGTCGGCGTCGCGGTTGGCGGCGTTCCAGCGCATCCAGCCCTTGCCGGTGCGGCGGGGGCACTTCGGCTCGTGGCAGATGTAGTAGAACTCGTCGTCCATCTCGTCGTACTCGATCCTCGTCACCGCATCCCCTATCTCAATAGCGATTACAACTATCAAGATACGGCATAGGGCCCTCTCCGTACACGACTTCACCGAGATGGATCGGTTCCTGAACGCCCGCGCGCTGGTGGTGCCACGTCCGCCGCCAACTACCGGTCTGAGCTGGCGATACAGCACTGGGCCGAGCAAGACCTCCATGTCGGTCGTTGCCCGCATTGCTCACCTGCGCGGTCGGCTAGCTCACAGTGTCGGTGCGAAAGCGTCAGTCCTTCAGACCACGCCCGCATGCTTATCGAGAGTCACGCCGGGCTCCCCGTCGGGTCCGTGTGATTCCGTAGCACTGCCCCCCGCGGCACCCGCCTACCGGCGGGAACGCGGGCGGGTGGCCGTACCGGTAACCCCGCTGCGAACCACCCGTTGGGCTCCCGGGGCAAGGTGCATTGCTCGCGTGCCGCCCAGGCGGTTCGGGAGTCATGCCCGTGCGCCTCAAGCTCCAAAAGACCGGACCCGAATTTTCCTTGGGTTCCGGCCACATTCGTCGAAGGTGCCGGATACGGTGCATCGGCACACGTGATCGGCCGGCACCTCGGCCAAGGGCGGCTGGCGCCCGGGGACTGTCACTCCCCGGGGCCGCCTTGAACGGTCACGCCCACTGCAAGTCCCGCGTATGGACCGAACAACAGGAGGAACGAGACCAAGTGACAACGGTAACGAGAGCTACCCCGCGGCGCGACACTGGGGCTGCTGGCAGCACGGACTATGCCCTGATCGGGGCCCTTGTGCTGGTGGCTCTGACCGCCATCGGGGCGACGCTCTGGATCGCCCTGGCCACCGGCCCGGCCATCGCCAGCATCGCTCCGGTCGCGATCCCTGCGATCGGCACGGTCGCGGCCAGCGCCGTCGGCGGAATCGTGGTTGTGCTGCGGCGCCGATCGGCCAGGGCGCGGCGATAGCGACCGGGGTTGGACGAGGGCCGATTGAGCTTCTTCGACCCTCGTCCAACCCGCTCGCCAACGTCATCATCGAGCCGGCGGCTCCGGGCAGGGACCTAATGTTCACCCCTCATCGACCCGAAACGCCACGCGCTGACCGCAGAACTGCGGCCGTTCGCGCGGCCCCGGCCGAGAGCAACGAACTCCTTCAGGAGCAGGACTACGGCCCCGGAGGGGCAAGCATCGCCGGCACGTCCGGTGCGGCCAGCAGCCGCACCCGGCCCGCGTCGAGCTGGCCGGGGTGCAGCGCGTACACCTCCGCGCCGTCCGGCGTCGGCAGGTCACCGCGCGCCACGAACTGCAACGCGGCCGACGCGGCGTCCTCCGCCGTGGCCGGCGACGAGCTGAGCCCGGTGCGCAGCCGCAGCGCGAATGTCGACACCGACTCGTGGTCGGCCCGCCGGAACAGCGTCATGCCCGCGGGGCTGCGCACGATCACCTCGCGGGCGCGGGCGGCGGCGATCCACCGGCCCAGCTCCCCGAGGGTGACCCGGCCGCCCGCCTCGAACGAGGCCACCAAGGCTCGCGCCACGGTGGAGAACTGGTCGGCGTGGCGGTGCACCGCGTGGTTGGTGCCGGTCACCTTCGCGGCGACGTCGAGCCACCGCATCGTCCGAGCGTGCAGGTCGACGACGAACGGGATGGTGACCTTGCCGGGGCCGGTCAGGTCGAACCGCTGCTCCACCGCACGCGCGTCGAACGGCTCCCGCCGGCCGCCGAGCTGGTCGCGGACCATGAACCCGGCGAACGCCTCCGCCATGTCGAGGAACGGCACGTTGTTGTAGCTGAGCACCGACATGACCGCGTACCGGCCGCCCTGCTTGGCGAGGACGTCCACGTCCAGGTCGATGAACTCCGACGCGCCGCGCGGTGCCGGGGCGCTGGTGAAGTCACCCGAGTGCACGGCCCCGGGCAGCCGCAGGTTGGTGAAGTCGCAGGTGCCAACGTGCTCCCACGTCTTGCTGTAGACGGCCACCGACAGGTCCAGGTCGACCCGCTGCTCCGACTCCATCCAGTGCAGGAACAGACGCACGACCTGGCCGGCCGGGATCGGCAGGACCGAACCGCGGGCCAGGGTGACCAGGGCGCGGGCGGCGGTGCGCTCCGTGAACGGGGCGATGATGCCCTCCAAGTCGGTGTCGACCACGGCCCGGTCGACGGCCGGCAGCGCAGCGGCACGCTCGAACAGGGCGGCCTTCAGCGCCCGTTCCGCCTGCCCGACCAGGTGCGGGGCCAGCGGCGAGCGAGCGTCCTCGACGACGTGCGCGGTGCCTGTGCGGCCGGCGGGGAAGAACACCCGCTGGTCGTGGGCGACCGCGCGGGTGCGGATCTCACCCAGGGCCGACAGGATCACCGCCGGGGCGGCCTGCCGGGCCGCGCGGCCGATCTCCTCGACCAGCGCGTTGTGACGGCCGGCGCCGATGCGCAGCAGGTGGTCGGCGCGGCGCAGCAGCTCACCCGGACGGGCGCGCAGGGCACCCAGAGCGGCGGTGAGGTCACGGGCCGCCAGGGCTTCCTCGACCCGGCGGGCCCGGACGGCGATCAGCACCCGGCCGTCACGGACATGAACGTGCTCCGCGCTCGCCGTGCGGTCGTTGAGCATGAGCGCTGCGGCCTGCACCTGGTTCAGGGTGGTGCCGCGCAGCGCGGCGAACGCCAGCGCAACATTCGGCCACCGGCCGGCGTGCTCGCCCGGGTGCAGCCGCTCACCGACGGCGATCCACGCCCGACGGTGCCGGCGCATGTCCTCGACGAGCTGCACCACGCCCATCCGGTCGAGGGCGGCCAGCAGCACCCGGCGCAGCGGCCGGGCGACCGGCGCGATCCGCGGCCGGTCGATCAGCGACTCACCGCCCGAACGGGCGACGAGGAACCGCAGCACGTCGGTGGCGGTGTCGACCAGCGCGGTGACGTGCGCCTCCACCACGGCCGGGTCGACCGGGTCGGCGAGCAGCCACGCCAGCAGGCGGGCCTTCGTCTCCCGGCCCGGCACGGCGGCGGGCAGCCACGACACGTCGGTGCGGTCGAGGCCGGCCAGCATGACGGCCAGGTCGTCGGCGTCGGCCGGCGGCAGCGCGGTGGGGCGGGCGAGCAGGGACAGCACCTCGGCGCGCACCTGGGCGAGCAGGCCGCCGCCGAGGTGCAGCACCCGGAGGCGTGCCGGCGCGGGGCCGGTCACCTCGCGCGGCTCGCGCGGCCGGTCCTCGACGGCCGGCTCGCCGGCGGCCAGGTACGGGTCCGCCGGGTCGAGCTGCCGGTAGCAGATCGGGCAGGCCGAGTAGTCCGCCGGCCGGAAGCAGTCACCGCACACCAGGTGCCCGCACGGGTTGACCGGCCGGACGGTGCCGGCCGCGAAGCACAGCACGCAGGGCTGCGTGGGCTCCTGGAACCAGGCGGTGAGGATCCGGTCGACGAACAGGCCGAGGGTGTCGTTGGGCACCCGGTCGGGGAAGCGCCGGAACAGCGGCGTGTGGTCACGGCCGCCGCCTACCAGCTCGTCGCAGTCGGCGAGCAGCCGAGAGCCGAGGGCAGTGAGGTCGACGGTGTCGAGACGCAGCAGGGCGTCGCGCAGCGGCTGGGACAGCAGCCAGCCCCGCTCGGCCAGGTCGGCTTCGAGCAGGGTCACGCCCGGCCGCGCGTCCGGGTTGAACTGGTCGGTGCCGGCGGGTACGTAGACGGTGCCTCGGCGGCGCAGGAGCACCCGGACGAGGGTGGCCGGCCGGGTCCGGGCGGTCTGGGTGCGGGTCTGGGTCGCCATGCCGGTCACCGGCCTTTCGTCGGGGTGATCTGGACGTGGACATGAGTGCGGGGCCGGTGATTGAGCGCGCTAGTTCTCAGCCATTTGAAAGGGTTAGAAGGAAGCACACTCGGGAGCCGGCCCCGCAGGTCTGACGATAGCAGCTCGGTAGAGGTTGCGTCTATCGATTTACGCTGCATGTCCACAGCGGATGGCATCACGTGGAGGCCGCACGGGGACTCGAACCCCGGTGCGCCGCTTTGCAGGCGGCTCCCTGACCACTCGGGCATGCGACCGTACGCACCCTCGGACCGATTCGAACGGCCGACCGCCGGCTCCGGAAGCCGGTGCTCTATCCGCTGAGCTACGAGGGCATGGTGCAGGCGAAGGGGACCTGCTGCGCCTATAGTGATTCCATGGTCGACTCAATCGGCACGCGAGTCTGCGACGGCTGCTCTCGGCGATTCATCCGCACCAGCAGGCACCGCCTGTGCAGTGCCTGTGAGTACCGAAGGCAGCAGGCGAAGGCCCCGTGCTCGTGCGGGTCACCGAAGTCTCTGAAGGCCAAGCAGTGCCGGTCGTGCGCGTACGGGAGTACGCCGATTGTCGATGAGCCCGATCAGGCCCGGCTGGCTTGGATTGCTGGTCTGATCGAGGGCGAGGGGACCTTCGTGCGGAGGCGGTCCGGAGGAGGCGTAGTCCGCGTTCAGATGACCGACCTCGACGTGATCGAGACACTGGCCGAGCACTTGCCGTTTGCTCCCCGGGTCCGGCCGTATACCCCGAAGGTTGACCATCACAAGCCGTCGTGGATCCTCACCGTTCAGCGGCGCGACGACCTCTTTTGGCTGGTGACCAAGATCTGTCCGCTGCTCTCCGCACGACGACGGGAGGCTGCAACGCTCCTCGTCAGCAACTTCACTAACCCGCCCACCCTGCCCAGCCCTTCGTGGCCGTACACCCTAAGTGATCCGGCGGGGGCGGCATGGGCGGCCGGGCTGGTCGAAGGCGAGGGGTGGATTGGGCCGCCCTACCTGGAGGTGACGTCGACCGACCTCGACGTCCTTGAGCGGCTGGCGCAGCTCGCAGGTGGTGGCTCGATCACGGCCGCGAAGCGGGGCAAAGAGAACCACCGACCCGCGCACAGGTGGCAGCTGTATCGAAAGGGCCTCCTCCTGCCCTTCCTCGACGCCATCCGGCCGTGGATGCTGTCTCGCCGGACGATCGCTGTCGATCGCTTGGTCTCGGTGCGCGTCCCTGGACTTGAACCAGGCGTGCCGTAAGGCGCCCGTTTTACAGACGGGGGAGCGACCAGCCGCTCACGACGCGCTTGGGGTGACTGGCCGGTACTGACCCGGCATCTGCGGGGCCACAACCCGCCGCTCTCCCATTGAGCTACAGCCACAACTGCGGCCCGAAGGCCAGTACCCGTACCTGAACTCGAACCAGGGCGACCCGCTGTGTGGGAGCGGTGCTCTGCCGCTGAGCTACACGGGCTTGGCTCCGGCGACAGGACTCGAACCTGTACCTGTACGGATTAACAGTCCGCTGCCCTACCGATTGGGCGACACCGGAATGGTCGCGCGTGCGGGACTCGAACCCGCTTCATGGGCTTGAAAGACCCAGGGCCTACCCATAACCGAACGCGCGTTGCGTGCCCCGAGCTGGTGTCGAACCAGCGACCTCCGCCTTGTCGAGGCGGCGTTCTCCCACTGAACTACCGGGGCGGGAGCGGGAGCCGGATTCGAACCGGCGGCCTCTGGGTTATGAGCCCAGCGCGCTTCCATAACTGCGCCATCCCGCAAGTGGGCCGCCAGAGGATCGAACTCTGGACACTCCGATTAAAAGTCGGCAGCTCTACCACTGAGCTAGCGGCCCGTGCTGTGCCCCGCGCTGGAATCGAACCAGCGACACGCAGTTTAGGAAACTGCTGCTCTATCCCCTGAGCTAGCGGGGCGTACTGTGCCTCCGGGGAATTTCGAAATCCCGGCCCACCGATTAAGAGTCGGTTGCTCTTCCTCTGAGCTACGGAGGCTTGGCGGAGAGGGAAAGGCCCTCACGCATAGGGTATTGTGTATGGGTGACAAACCAGCCCAGATGCGCTACCTGCGGCAAGCCTTACTGGTCAGCTGACCGGCGGCGTGAATGCGAGCCCTGCCGCTACCAGCGTCTGAAGCTGAAGTGGCGGTGCGCGTGTGGCGCACCGATGGACCGCAAGTCAGTACAGTGCGCGACCTGCAACCGCGAGCGACCAGCCCCGCAGAAACTACGTGCAGACCAGCGAGCGTGGCTGGCTGGGCTCCTCGAAGGCGAAGGGACCTTCCTGGTAAAGGAGGGTGCACCCCGCGTCCGGGTCCAGATGACGGACCAGGACGTCATCAGCGACGCCCACCAGATGACGGGGGTAGGTACGGTCAATGCGTACACACCGAGGAACCGTGCACATAAGCCCTCGTGGTACTGGACCGTCAACGCTCATTCGCACACGGCTTGGCTGGTCGCGGAAGTCGCACCGCTACTCGGTCATCGTCGCCGTTCGGCTGCCGTCGGCCTCTGGTTAGCCGGAGGGCAACCAGTCGCCACCTTCCCCGCCCGGCGGGAGTTGACGTCTGCCGAACACATCCCGTGGGTCGCCGGCATCGTCGAAGGTGAGGGCTGCATCAGCGTCTCCGCCCGAGGTGACGTGTCTCTCGGAGTGAACTCGACCGATCTAGACACCATCGTTCGGCTTCACTCAGCGACCGGCATGGGGCGCGTTTATGAGCGGCCGTCACGGAACGAGAAGTGGCGTCCAACCGCGACGTGGAACGTGTGCCGCATCAACGAGCTGCGCGAACTGCTCCCGGAACTGCGGCCGTGGTTGAAGTCGCGCCGCTGTGGAGCCGTCGATCGGGCGTTGATCTGCCTCGCCGGCAAACGCGGAAGGTAAAGGAGTCGAACCCTCGCCGTTTCCAGCGGCCCGGTTTTCGAGGCCGGTTGCCCACCACTGGGCGCTACCCTCCATGAGTCGGGTACGAGGGAATTGAACCCCCGGCCTCGCCCTCCCGAAGGGCGCGCTCTCCCAAGCTGAGCTAGTACCCGTTGAGTCGGGACGGGGAGTCTCGAACTCCCGTCCTCTGGTCCCCCAGACCAGCGCGCTACCCCTGCGCCACGTCCCGATGCGTACCCCCGGCAGGAATCGAACCTGCGGCCTTCTGGTTCGTAGCCAGACACTCTGTCCGCTGAGCTACGGGGGCAAGAAAATTGCTGCGTGCCGTCGGCTGGAATCGAACCAGCGCATCTCCTCGTTATCAGCGAGGTGCCTTAACCGGACTTGGCCACGACGGCTTGGCGGAGGGACCGGGATTCGAACCCGGGCCGGAGTTGCCTCCGGTCTGCCTTAGCAGGGCAGCGCCATAGACCGCTCATGCCACCCCTCCATGCGCGCCCCGTACGGGATTTGAACCCGCGAATCTCCGGATTGACAATCCGGCGTCCACTCCTGACTGGACCGACAGGGCATGGTGGAGCCGAGCGGAATCGAACCGCTGGCCTTCCCGGTGCGAACGGGATGCTCTACCAACTGAGCTACGACCCCATGCGTGCGCTCGGGGGGAGTCGAACCCCCACGCCTTCCGGCACCGGATCCTGAATCCGGCGTGTCTACCTGAGTTCCACCACGAGCGCGTGATGTTGCGTGCCGACGCCCGGTGTCGAACCGGGGGCCTCTCCGTTATGAGCGGAGCGCTCTGACCACCTGAGCTACGTCGGCGTGAGAGCCAGCGGCGGGAGTTGAACCCGCAACCTCACCCTTACGAGGGGCGTGCTCTGCCAGTTGAGCTACGCCGGCATGTTCCCAGTGATCGAGGGCCGGCTACGCCTCGCCGTAGTAGCCCTTCTCCTCACCGAGGACCAACGGCACGTCGTAGATCGACATGTCCGGTCTGGTCCTGCTGAACCTGACCCTGTGCCGCCACCGCTGGTGCTCGAACGCCACGTCAGCGTCGATCTCGACGACGGCGGTCGGTTCGACCTGCACGTACCGCAGCGGTTCGGGCCGGTCGAGCTGCCCCGACCAGGCGGCCGGTAGCGGTTGCGGCCACGGGTGCACCACGGTTCCGCCGCGACGCTGCAACGGCCGAAGCGGGGAGAGCGCCGCGGCGAGGTCGGCCCTCTGCTCGACGGTCAGAGGGTGCGTGCGGCCGGTGTAGCGGAGCTTCCCGCGCCGGTCGAACCGGCCCAGCAGAGCCGTGTCCGGGTTGCGGAGGCTGCCCGTCACCCCGCCCACGATGGCCTCCGTGAAGACCCGGGTGCGGAACTTCGACCAGCCCCGGCGGCCCGGCTCGTACCTGCCGGCGAGCCGCTTCGTCACGACCCCCTCGATGCCCGTCGCAACGGTCCAGTGGATCAGCCAGTCAGACACCTGCCGCATGTCGGTGGTCTGCGGCGTGAGCGTCAGCGTCGGGGGAGCGTCGGCGAGGAGCCGTTCCAGCCGGGCCCGCCGCTCGAACAGCGGCAGGTCCAGGACCACCTCCCCGCCAGCGTCGGCGAGCACGTCGAACAGCACGTAGTGGGCGGGGCAGTCGCGGGCCAGCCGCAGCAGGCCGCGGCCGGCCGTGATCCGGCGTTGGAGCTGGGCGAAGTTGGTCCGGCCCCGCTCCCACACGATCAGCTCGCCGTCGAGCACCGCCCCTGCGGGGATCGCCGACCGGATCGCCCGGGTGATGTCCGGGAAGTACGTGGTCAAGTTCCGGCCGGCGCGCGATTGGAGGTACACGCCGTCGCTGTCCCGGAAGGCGATCGCCCGCCACCCGTCCCACTTCGGCTCGTGGATGAGGCCGGGCCCTTCGGGCACCTGGTCGACGGGCGCGGCGAGCATCGGCGCAACCGGGCGGCGCAGCCTCGGGTCGGCTGGCCCCTCCGCCCGGCGCCGGGCCGGGCTCACCGCCCGCGCTCGCTGCGAACGCCGCTCATCTCGCCCCCCGACGTCATCGTGGGGGAGCGGCCACCCGCCCCGGGCGGACATCCGCGACAACGAATGCGCAGGTTGTGGAGCCGGCGGCCGGAGTCGAACCGGCGCGACGCTGCTTACAAGGCAGTTGCTCTGCCGCTGAGCTACGCCGGCATGGTGCCCTCGGCAGGACTCGAACCTGCCCTGTACGGCCCCTCAGACCGTCGCCTCTACCGCTGGGCTACGAGGGCATTGAGCTGCGGGCGGAGGACTCGAACCTCCAACCTTCCGGTCCAGAGCCGGACGTGCTGCCAGATTGCACCAGCCCGCATCGGGGCCGGCGGGGTGATGGCCCGCCGGCCGGGTCAGCGCTGCGCCAGCGACCCCCACGACGGCACAAGCGGCGTGATGCGCAGCACCATGCCGGCCTCGGCCGGGGTCCGGTCGCCCTTCGCCTGGTTGCAGGGCGCGCACGCGCTGACGGTGTTCCGCCAGGTGTTCTGCCCACCCCGCGAGCGGGGCAGGATGTGGTCGACGGTCGCGGCCGGGCCGGAGCAGTAGCCGCACCGACGGCCGTCACGGGCCAGCACGCCCGACTTCGACCAGGCGGGACCCTTGCTGTACCGCCACCGGGTGACCACGTAACGGACGAGCCGCACGACCTTCGGCATGGGGAACACGCCGATGAGCCGGTCCGGCTCGGCTTCGTGGATCTCGGCGACCCGGCGGCACAGCATCCGGATCGCGTGGGCGACGGTGACCCGGTGGAGGGGCCCGAGGTCGGCGTTGATGACAAGTACGACGTCCACCAGGTCCCTCCCTTCTTCCAACTGGACCGGCGGTGGTGTTGGAGCGCCGGGGTGACGTTCCAACGGTGGTTGACGAATTGACAGATGATCTGTCAACGAGAGCGGCTGACCGGGTTCGAACCGGCGACCTCCACCATGGCAAGGTGGCGCGCTACCAACTGCGCTACAACCGCATGGAGCCGACGGCCGGATTCGAACCGGCGGCCTCCGACGTACCAGGTCGGCGCTCTGGCCAGGCTGAGTTACGACGGCATGAGTGCCCTGCGACGGACTCGAACCGCCAACACACCAGGTTTGAGCTGGCGCCCTCGTGCCAGTTGGGGTAGCAGGGCGAGAGCTGAGGACGGAGGACTCGAACCCCCACGACCTGAGCCAAAATCAGGCGGCCTGCCGATTAGCCGAGCCCCCATCGTGGTCGGGGCAGGGAGCAGGGGCGGTGACCTTCCGCGCTGCCACGGGGAGCGACCCCGCGCGGCCGTTGACCGGGCTGCGCAACCCGGCCTCGGGTTTCGCGGCGTCCGCCGCCCCCTTTCCCTGCCCTCCGAGCGGCCCGCGGGCATCGAACCCGCTTCTCCGGTTTGGAAGACCGGCGTGTCCGCCGAGTTCACCAGGACCGCATGGGCGTTGCGTCGGCCGTACGGGATTTGAACCCGTGATCTTCACGTTGAGAGCGTGACGAGCTTTCCAGGCAGCTCCAACGGCCGATTGGAGCTGGCGGGGTTCCGCCGTCCGCAGCCAGCGGACCCCGCCAACGTGCCCACCCCCGGCGTCGAACCGGGAGCCTCGCCCTTTTCAGGGGCGCGCTCTACCACCTGAGCTTGGTGGGCATGATGTGTGGACCTGCCCGGGTTCGAACCGGGGACCTCCGCTCTGCCAGAGCGGCGCGCTACCAGCTGCGCCACAAGCCCATTCCGACTCCCCGGCCGGCGACGGCGGTGCTGCCGCCGGCCGGGTGTCGTCTGTATGCCATCCGCTGTGGAGTTCTCAATGATCATCGCCGAGCCGACCGCGAGGGCCGGGACGTTGAGCAGGGGTGACAGGACTCGAACCTGCGCTTCACGACTTTGGAGATCGCTGCTCTGCCGCTGAGCTACACCCCTATGGACTTGTGCCGAGAACGAGAAAGCCGCCCTACCCCTTGGCTGGGTGGGCGGCTTCCGTGTCCTGGGGGACTCGCGGTCAGCCGCGCCACCTACCGAGCTTGAAGTTGTCGACGGAGCTTGCGGCGATGTCCACGCACCACCCACCGCGCAGCGACACCCGCTGCTGCGGTTCTGGGGTCGTGTGGCGCATCATGACCGGCTACTCCTCAGTGGATCGGTTCGTGAAGACCGTAGGCTCCCGGCGGGCAAACCAGCAACGGAGTTTCCGTCCACCGGCCCGCCCGCCGAGTAGCGCTGACATCACCGACGGTACGGCAACCCTGGCGCGGTGGCAATAACAACTACCGAGTTACGTCATCCGGTGGCGGCTCGGCGGGGCGGCAGACGCGGCAGCGGCACGGCTCCGACCACTTCGCGACCCGCTCGCGGTGTCGGCTTTCAACCGCCTGCCGCCGCTGCGGGTCGAACGGGTCGCAGCCGGCCCCGGCCAGGTACCGCAACGCAGCCGCCTCCCACGTCCCGTCATCGCCGTACGGCAGGCGGCCCCACAGCTCCAACTCTCCGAGCGAGCCGTTGCAGCCGGAGCACAGCAGGCCGCGGATGCACTGGCCGCAGGTGCGGTGGTGGTCGGGGCAGCAGACGTGGTCGTGATCGATGTAGAGGGGAACGGCGCCGGGACCGCGTAGGTTCGCCTGCTGGCAGATCGCGCACACTCCGTCCTGGGCGGCGCGCAGCTCGCGGTACCGGTCGGCGGTGATCCGATGTCGGCCCAACGCGCGGACCGGAAGCGCGAGCGAACACACCTGCCACGGGTCGTCGCCTCGAACCTCGACGACCCGTGGACCTGCCCGCGGCATCATTCGATGGTCTCGACGACCATCTGAGCGGAGTAGCGCTCCGGCTCGTCCCCGGCGTCGTGCTGCACCTGCTCGGCGTGACCGATCAACGCGTCCACCATGTCCCGGAGCCCGGCGACCGCGCCGTACCCGCCCAGCTCGACCGGGTGCGGGCCGCCGGCCTTCTTCGGGGCTTCCCAGATCCGGTCGATGTGGTGGTACAGCATCCACAGGGCGCGGATGTGGCCGGCGCGCTCCTCCGGCGTCATCAACGCCAGGAACCGGCTGTCGTGGTCCGTGAACCGCTCCGCGATGTGCCTGGCCGCGTCTTGCAGCTCGTCGTCGGTCATCGGGTTCTCGTCGTAGTCGATGCTCATCCGCCCACCCCTTCCCGGCCGTTGTCTGTGGAGGGTACGGCGGACAAGCGACGTTCGGGGGGCCCGCGAGCGGACGTCGACCGGCGAGAATCCAACCGTGCTGAAATTTAGCTGGGACGTGGATCGCAAGTTGTTCATCGTCTGGCCCGCGCTGCTGACCGTGGGGTTGTTGGTCGGCTGCTGGTGGTGGCTGCGCGGGTACACGGTGCTCCGCGATCCGGCGCGCGGCTGGCGGCGGTGGGCGGGTGTCGCTGCCCGCAGCGCGGTGCTGGCCGCAGCGTTCTGGGTGCTCGGCCTGCCGGGTGACGTGCGGTGGTGGGGATTCGCTGTGGTCGTGCTGTGCGGGGCGTGGGGCTGGCTGGCGTTCCTGCGGCTCCTCGCCGAAGCGCGGCAGGAGCCCCGACCGGGCCAGGCTGTCGCCGCTGCACCCGCTGAGCAAGCGCCGTCCGAGCTGGCGGCGCAGATGCGCCGCCTCGTCCTCCAACGCCGCGCCCGTGGGCTCAGGCCATAGCTCCCCACTTCGACACGTCCCAGTCCGGCAGCCGCCGGTCACCCGGGCCGGCCGCGCGGGCGAACAGCACCAGCAGCACCTTCCCGTCGACCAGGTCGACCCGCACAGACCGCTGCATCGGCTGAGAAATCTCGGTCTGCGACGTCAGCGCCGCGGTGACCTCCGGGTGCCCCGCTGCCTCGACCACGGCGGCGAGGTAGCCGGCGAACGCCTCTGCCCCGGTCGGGCCGTCCCCGCCGACCCCGGACACGTCCCCGGGCGGCCCGCCAGCCGGCTCGTACTCGTCCGGACCCGTCGGGCTCCCGCCGTTCGGGGACCCGGCTACCACCTTCAGCCCGAACTGGGCGCCGTCGCGGAACCGCACCACCAGGCCGCGTTCGTCCTCCCCGCCGGTGATTCCCCGCCACGGCTCGACCGCAGCGACGCCGGGGTGCGCGGAGCGGGGGAGCAGGTCGACGAGCATGCCGGCCAGGTATCCAGGTGTCACGCGGGGCTCCTCGGTGTCACGGTCGGGGCGAGCTGTTCGAGCACGGCGGTCGCGGCTTGGCCGCACCGCTCGGCACCGTCCAACTGGGCGATCAGGGCGGCCACCATCGTCGGGTACTCGGGGGCGTCCTGGTCGCGCAACACGACGAGGGATCCGTCACGTAGGCCGGCCGGCCAGTGGTAGCGGAGGTAGTGCCGACCCTCGCCGGCCAGCGTGAAGCCGGCCGTGTCGAGGGCGGACATCAGCTCGGCCGGCGAAGGTTCGTTCATCGGGTCACCCAGCCTCGTGCCTTGCGCAGTGCCACGCAGGCGTCAGCGACGCGCTGCGCGGCCTCGTTGACCTCGCCATCGGGGTCGGCGGTGACGCGTTCGTAGTCCTCGACGGCGTCGCCGAGGTCCGCGACCAGGTCGCGGACCAGTGGGCCGCGGGTCGGCGTCGGCGGTGTGGTCATGCTGCTGCCTCCGATCCTGCGTCGGCCCAGCTCAGGTAGTCCTGGTCGGGTTGGTTACGGTACGGCGATCCGGCCGGCGGCCGGTCGAACCGGCCCGGGTTGGCGAGGGCCTTGCGGCCGGCGTCGAGCACCTGCCGGCCGTCACCGGCGGCGGCGACGGCCCGCCACCACGCGCCCGGGGTGCGGACGTTGCAGGTCCGCTCGATCACCGGTATCAGCCGGTCCGCTTCGGCCGGGTCGGCGCCGGCCGCGGTGAGCACCTGGTGGGCGATGCTCGGCTGCGCGGTGTCTCTCTCGCCGGTGGGGGAGAGAGATGAGGGCTCTCTCTGAGGGTGGTGAGGAGATGGGTCCCCCGTTTTGGGGGGCCTCCGCGCGCTGGCAGGTCCCCCGTTTTGGGTGGCCTCAGGTCCCCCGTTCTGGGGTACCTCAGGGCCCCCGTTTTGGGGGGCCTCCGCGTCCTCGGCAGGTCCCCCGTTTTGGGGTGCCTCAGGCGAGTCGGCGAGGGCCGGGAATCGGTAGCTGGTGCGCTGGCCGGTCCGCGAGTAGTACGGCCGCCCGTCCGAGCCGACACCCAGCGGGACGCGTAGCTCGGTCCACTTCCGGGCGACGCGGGCCAGGATTTCGCCGACCTTGCCTACGGGCACATCGGCGGCCTGGGCGAGCCAGTCCACGCCGGGGGCTCCGGCGCGGGTGTCGTCGTTGCAGTAGTCCGCGAGTTCGAGCACGACGCACCGTTCGTTGGCCGTGAGGAGACCTGGCGGCAGGTGGTCGCGGATCTCGCGGCGGAGCTTGAACCCCATGGGCTACCGCCCGTCCCGCGTGGTGTCGTTGATCGAACACGCGGTCGGGGTAGCGGTGTTGTTACCCTCGTGCACAGCCCAGGGCCTCTCTGGGTTAGTCGGCCCGGGTAGCGGTGTTGGTAGCACCGTCCGGGCCGCACCATTTCTGGTGTCGGTCAGGTCGTCTGGTCGGTCTTTCGCTCGACGCCATCGAGGATGGTGTTGAGCCAGGTGTCGGACCAGGCGTGGCCGCTCCATCGCAGGATGTCGGCCTTCTTCACGCCGTCGGCGTATGCCTGGCGCGCTGCTTCGGCGAGTTCGTCGCGGGGCTTCCGGACGATTTGCTTCGCCTCTTCTTTGGCTCGCTGATACGCCTCACCCGTCTCCTGTAGTCGGGCCTGGTGGTCGGTCATGTCCCGATCATCACACAGCTTCCAGAAAGTTCCAACCATGTTGGGCAAGTCGGTTGACGTGGGCAAACCCTGCCCGTAACTTGGTAGTTGTAAGAGCTATCGCGGTTCGGAGCGGTGCTACCAACACCACCGGCCCCACGATCGGGAGAGGTCCCCGACATGGTCACCAAGCTCACCAAGCCCGGCGAGGCCCACACCACCGCCGCCGGCACGCTCACCCTCGTCGCCAGCCTGACTGTCGACGGTGGCGTCGCTCTCAACACCTTCGCCGGCCCCGAGCGCATCGCCGAACTGTCCGGCCTCACCTTCACCAGCCGGCTCGACGCCGCCGAGGTGTACCGCGACATCCGCGACGGCGGCCTGGCCGGCATGAGCCTCGCCGACATCGCCGAGAAGGTCCGGGAGCGGCTGGTCGACATCGCCGCCCCGCTGCGCGGCCGGGCCGGCTACGAGCCCCGCGTGAACGAGCTGGACCGGGCCCTCGACCGCGTCGAGCGCCTGGCCTTCACCTCCGACCTGTCCAGCGCCACCGCCGAGCTCAACGCGCTCGCCGACGCGGTCTACGGCTCGGTCCTCTGACCAGCCAGACCCCGGCGACCTCACCCACCAGCAGCATCCGCCGGTCCCGCAAGGGGCAGGGCCGGCGGCCCACCTGAACGCGTCCATCAACCCACGTCAGGAGCACGTCATGGACCGCCTCACAGCCACCACTCGCCGGGCCGCCCGCGTCGCCGCCCGCAGCGTCCGCCGCGCCGTCACCGTCGAGGTCACCGCCGACGACGGCACCCCGGTCACCCGCCGGGTGAAGCCGCGCCGGCCGTCCCGGCAGACCGCCGACCGGGCCGCCATCGCCGCGTCGCAGCTGGGCATCGCCTGATGCCCGGCAAGGCACAGGCCCTCGCCCCGACGGTCGAGCAGATCGCTACCGACCAGGCCGTCCGAGGCGACGTCACCGAGTCAATGGCAGAGATGCTGACCGCCGTCCGGGACGTACGCGTCGCCAACGTCGGCGGCCGGTGGGTCATCGACGTGTCGTGGCTGGCCCGGGTCGCCCTCGACGCCGGCCTTGTCGCTCGCGTCGGCGAGCTGGACCGCACCGTGCTGAAGCTGACCCGCGTCGGGCGGGAGACGGTCACCCGCGTGTACGCAGAGCGGGCGCTGGCGGAGCTGCTGCGGCTCGCCCGCCGCTACCAGCAGGTCCGCGAGGAGGCCGAGGCTGACGCGGCGGAGGCCGCCGCCCAGAAGACCCGGCGCCACTACATCGTCACGGCGCTCGCCGTGGCCGCCGGGTTCACCGCGGGTGCCCTCACGGTCGTTCTGACCCAGCTCTGACCCCGGTTTGGCGGGCGCGGCCCGCCGGCAAGCCTGGCCGCCCCCGCAGTCCCCAACCACGAGGACTCACCCCGACCGTCGCGATTGGAGCGACGCACGGGGTGGGCCGACCACCGAAGGAGGCCAACCATGGCCGAAGAGTACCGACCCGGGCGTCCGGGTCGCGGCCTGCGCGGCTGGCTGGCCCGCCGCGCACAGATCCGCACGAACCAGCGCAGGTACGCCTTCCACGAGTCGCAGTGCCGCACCATCAGGGCGCACCTCGCGCGGGTCGTCGACCCCGGCGACCGCGCGGACATGCTCCGCCGGCTGGCCACGTCGCTGCACCGCCGCGCCGTCCTGTACGCCAGCGTCCACGGCGTCCACCAGCTCGAAGGCGAGACCACCACCGCCGACCTGTCGATGCTGTGGGAGGCCGACCTGTACGAGGCCCTGTGCGACGTCGAGGCCGCGCACGTCTACCACACGCCCCGAGCGAGGGGCATGGACCAGATCGAGGAGACGGCCGGGCCGGTCCTCGACCGGATGGCCGCCACCCCCGACCTCGGCGGCCGGCTGCGGCTGCTCGGCGCGCTGCACGACTCCGTGCTGCCCGTCGTCGGGAAGCGGGCCGCCGCCCAGGTGCGCGCGCTGCCGGCGCCCGCCAGCGTCGTCACGGCCGGCCGCTGATGGCCGGCCGACCGCCGGGCGGCCTGCGCGTCACCGGGCTGCTGTTCGGGCTCCTGGCCGTGTTCGGCATCTTCCTCGTCGGCCTGGACGCCGTCACCGGCGGCGCGCTGCCCGACATCCGGGTCGGCACCTGGAACGTGCCGGCCGGAGTGCCGACCGCGATCGTCGCCGTCCTGATCGCGAAGGTCTGCCTCGACGCGGCGAACCGCCGCGACGCGAGGCCCTGACCGCAACCGTCCGACCTGGGGCCCCTGAGCACCGGAAGCATCCGCGCGCACACGTTGGAGGTACGCGCCGATGACCACATCAACCCTGACCCGGACCCGGCGGCGTGGCCGTCGCGAGCCGGCCACGGCGCCCGAGCTGGTCGGCGTGGTCGCCGCTGCTCTGGCCGCGAACGATCCGCCGATGCTGTCGGTGGCCGACTGGGGGCGCGGCTGGTGGCCGGTCGACGTCTCCGACGAGGAGGTGATGGTGCGCCGTCGCGGGCAGACGCTGAGCCGTGGTCGCAGGTAGCGCTGGACGGGTGAGGGCGGTGCCGGCCGGAGGACCGACCAGGCCCTTGCCGCTCTCGACCAGGATGGAGGGTCCCGGACTCATGGAGGACCACTGTGCCGCGATCACGAGCGCGACGCCGTGTGATGCCCCGGCGTCGGCGTCGCCATCAGTCGGCTCCGCGTGAGCGGGCAAAGGTCACTGACTGGATGCAGGCGTGCTCGGCCCTGTTAGCCATGGCTGTCGCCCTGCCGGCGCTGGGGGTTGCTGTCGTGACCTACAGAGACCAGCAGGAGATCAACCGGTCTCAGTTGGAGATGGCGCAGCTTGAGCGCGAGCGGTACGCGAGGAGGTACGCCTCCCGCGTCGCGTTCTGGTGGGAGAGCCCGCCCTTGCCTGGTCCGCTCTACGGCGGACGGCCCGGGCAAATGAGGGAGTCCCGCATCAAGGTGCAGAACCGATCGCCCGTGCCGATCACCCGCATGGCTCTCCTGGTCAAACCCTACGGAGGCAGCTTCGGGGTGCGCGATTACCGGTTGACGGTGGATGCGCCGCCCTGCTCGGTTCTCACGATCGCCCTTCCCGCGCTGATCGACGATGACGCATTCTGGGGCGAGCGCCACGGCCACGAATTGATGTTGGAGTTCGCCGATACGACCCACAGGTGGGTGTTGCGGGAGGGCGGGCTGGAAGACGACAGCGAGCAGTATCACCGATATAGCGTGTTTGACATCCAGAACATGGCGTGGGCGAGCGAGGTGCCAGACACGCGGGAGGCGGCTGCTGACTGCGGCGAGGGATTGTGAACATCCGGGACTGAGCGCAAGTCACCGGTCTAGTTCTGGGTGAGTTTTCGATTTGCTGGCGGGGGAAGCTGTGCTGCCGTAACTTGATAGACGTAAGAGCTACTGAGCTAGAGGGGGCAGGGATGGCCACCATCGCCTATGACGACTTCGGATTCCCCGTCGCCACCGCCACCGGCGTCCGCTGCGGCAACCACTACACCGCCGACACCATCCGCCACGCCACCGTCGCCGCCGTCCGCGAGTGCTACCGCCGCTGGCGGGAGATCGAGGCCGACGCCCAAGCCGAGTACGCCGCCGAGCTGGCCAACGAGCGCGCCCTGGAAGACCGCGGCTACTGGGACGCCCGAGCGCAGGAAGTCCACGAGGCCGCCATGGGCGTCGTGCCGTTCGACGTCGCCCTCCGCGAAGCCCTCGCCGCCGCCTGACCCCGCCCACCACCTGAAGGAGACGCCATGTCGTTCGCTGAGCTGTTCGCCGATGCCGAGATCATCCACGCTTACACCCGCGCCCAGGCCCTCGAAGACGGCACCCTCGTGGACGCCGGCCCGGCAGCCCGCGAAGCCGGGTTCCGGATGCCCGTCGCGCTGACCCAGGCCGCGTGGGTCGACTGCGTCGCATGGACCGACGCCGACAACAAGCGTAAGGGCACCTGGCAGGACGAGCCGGGCCGGCTGTGGGACGTCCTCTGGATGGCCTTCCACGCTGCCCGCCGGGCCGGAGGCCGGCAGCGAGTGCCGTTCGACCTCGTCCGGGTACCGGTAGTCGGCCGGGGCGTGACCGCCCGCAAGGTGACGTTGGCGCTGATGATCGGCCCCGGCGACGAGGGAGAGCCCGTCATCACCATCGGCCTGCCGCACGAAGACTGACCTTCTATCTCGCGAAGCCTGACCTGGTTAGCTTCAGTCGCGAAAGAAGAGGAGGTGGCGCTTCCGCCTGGTGACGAAACGGACCGGACTTGTTGTGCCTTCACGTATCCATTGCAAGCCGTTTGCGTCGGTGAACCTGATGATCGACATCAGATGATGAGGACCGCCGGGTTGCTCTGGGTGGAGGGGTGGCTTGAATGGCACGCCCATGTCAGCCTCGGATACCACCACCGACTTCTGCTCCGGCGACGAGTACACCTTGCCGTCGGTCCCGTTCATCACCGCGAAGGACACGTTCAAGATCGGGGACGAGCTGAGGTTCCGAATTCGGTACTCGACATACGTGAGTTGCCCCGTCAGGACACCCTCGTGGTTCACCTTGGGACCGTTCGCGAACCGGAACTCTGCGACCACAAGCCGAGCCAGCGCCGCCTCGTTGTCGCGCTGCTCGTCACGCCGTACCCGGATCTCGTGACGCAGCAGGAGCCCGGTGAACACGACCGCGATCGTGGACATCAGTAGGCCGGCCAGGCTTCCCCACGCCTGCATCCAGTCGGTGATCTTCGGGATCTCTTCTGCGGCGAGCACTGGGCCAGGGTAGGGCGTCGATGCGACACCCCTAGGTCATGCGGCCTCACCTGCGTCGCGTGACACCAGGGTCGCGCGAGGTGTGCCCTCCCTCGGGCGCTCCGCCGTACCCCGGGGGAAACGCGCCGGGGTCAATTCGGCGACGTCGTGGACAGACAGACCTCCGTGCCGTAACTTGATAGATGTAATCACTACTGAGATAAGGAGCCTGCGATGACCGGCGCGACCACCAGGACAGTGACCGTCGACAGCACGCCCGCCGAGATCGACGGCCGGCTCATCGAGCTGTGGATGACCTACGCCCACCACCGCGCCATCGCCGAATCCGACCGGCTCAGCGACGACGTCCGCGACGCCGCGAACCAGGCCGCCCGGGAAGCCGCCGAAGAGGCCGAGCCCCTGGAAGCCGCCTACCGCGAGCGCCAGTGGCCCCGCTGGTGGTGGGTACCCAACGGCCACCTCCACCGCGAAGGCGATTGCTCCACCCTCTACGCCAGCACCGAGCGGAACCTGACCGCCGCCGCGTCCGGGATGGACGACGCCCAGGTGGTTAAGCGGTACGGCTGGCACGTCTGTGCCGTCTGCGTGCCGAACGCCCCCGTCCTCGACGGCTTCCGCACCCCCGGCACCTACGCCGCCGCCGAAGCCGCCGCCAACGGTGACTGCCTCAACAAGGTCCCCACCTACGTCAACAACCGCGGCTGGACCGCGTGGGGCGGCTGCGGCGAGTGCGGCGCCCGGGGCGTGGCCGTCACCAGCCTGGGCAACCTGCGCAAGCACAAGCACCAGCGGATGGCCGATGACGCCGCCCGCAAGGCCCGTATCGATGACCCCCGGCTGATCGGCACTCCCACCGGCGAGGTGTTGAAGGTCGACCGCTCCGAGATCAAGACCAAGCGCACCGCCGAGATCGAGTGGGTCCGCTACATGGAGTACGTCGGGCTCGGCTGGACCGGCGACGACTACCGCACGTTCGCGCGACAGATCGCCGAGGCCCTGGCCGCCAAGGACGGCGTCACTGTCGAGGACGTCGAGGCCCGTTTGCAGCTGAAGGTCGACAAGAAGCTGCGGCAGATCGCCCGCCCCGCCACCCGCTGACCCGCCGCCGGCCCGCCCCGTGCGAGCCGACACCACCGCCGGATCACGTACCGAGGAGCACCGTTGCGCACCATCGACAACGAATTCACCGTCTACGGCCAGGGTTACAAGCTGGCTCGCATCTGCAAGCTCGACAGCAGCCATACGGTCCATGTACGCGTCAAGCGGGACCTCTACCGGCAGCAAAGCCACGCCGTTGCGGAAGTCCTGACCCCGTCGCTGACGTGGACGGCCCTGTTGACCCAGGACGTGGAGTCGTGGCACCAGAGCAGCCCGTACGTCGCCACGAACGCCGGTCAGGGGCGAGCGAGACAGGCGGAGGCCCTGCTGAACCAGGTTGCGATCGCCCCTGCTGAACCACGCGGCCGTGGTGCTGGCCGCTCAATGAGGGGGCCGCGCGGTCCCTCCGCCTGGGAGGTGGGCGAGAGGTGGGGCGATGTTGCCGTCTTTACGGCTGGCGGCGGGCGGCCCGCTCATTGGATGACGGGCCGCCAGCATCCGGGACGGGTGTTTATTCGATGCCTGTTACGCTATTTCCCAGGGTTGTTTGTCGCTGACTGATCAGCACTCCGACGACTCCGAGCAGCGAATGAGCCTACTCTGCCAATAAACGAACCACTCTCCAAGTTCGCCGTTGTATGAATCCCTGGCCATCGGCTCCACCAGAATGTTCGCGGTCCAGACCTGGGAGTTATCCGTCTTCCGGTTGACGAAGCACTGGCTCAAGTAGGTGCCGTAGTTGCTTTCTCTCGGCACGGTCCAGCAGCCCCAGTAGTAAGTGTCTTCCTCAAGGAACACGTTGCGGTAGTTTTCGAAGGTGTTGATGGTTCCCTGCCACTTGTTGGTGAGGCGGTAGTCGCCCCTCGCCAAGCGGATCTCCCTGCTTATGCCGTTCGGGAGAGTCATCAATCCGTGAGAAGGGTCCTTGCTCGCGCCTAGGAAAATATCATTCCGTTGGATGACCGCGTCAGCGGCGTGTGCAGGAACGCCTACGGTGGCAACCGACGCAGTAACGATTAGGAATATCGCTACAAGCTTGCCCATCAGCCTCTTCAATGCAGCTCCCTTTCTAGGTTGGCAGGCACCCTAGCAGTCCACTGTGCTCGTTTGCTGCCCGGCAAATGCGACATTGTCGGGCCGGCCGCCACAACCGGTGCAGCGTCGTCGCATGGGGTGGAGCGCCCCACAGCGACACCTACGTCACCAACGCCCGCAGCTACGTCGTCGGCACCCGCGACGTCCTGAGGGCCGAGGTGTGGCGGTCCGGTGCGCCCTGCCGGTGGGTGTGCCCGTGCGGGTGCACGCCGAGTGGCCCGGAACGGCCGCCGCGGACTACTCGCGGGTGCCCGGTGTGGGCAATGGGTAGTGCGGCGCGGATGGCTGCGGCTGTCTCGTGTTCCGGCCGGTGATCGCGGGGCCGGGTGCGCCGCTGACCTGCGGCTGAGACTCGCCGGGCGAATTCGGTAGAAGTTGTTGCAGAGGTCCCCCCGATGCCCTAACTTGATAGATGTAACCCCTACTGAGATACGGGAGACGACATGACCGGCTTCGCCCCGACCGCCGAGCAGCAGGCCATCATCGACGCCGCCGCGACCGGCGCGAACCTCACCATCGAAGCCGGCGCCGGCACCGGCAAGACCAGCACCTTGCAGTTCCTCGCCGACGCCCTCGGCCGCAAGCGCGGCGTCTACCTCGCCTACAACCGCAGCATCGCGGGCGACGCCGCCAAGAAGTTCCCCAGCACGGTCATGTGCAAGACCGGCCACAGCATGGCCTTCGGCGCGGTCGGCCGGAACTTCCGCGCCCGCCTCGACGGCCCGCGGCTCCCCGCCCACCAGGCCGCCGTCATCCTCGGCATCCACGAGCCCATCAAGCTCGCGGGCGTCGTCCCCGCCTCCGAGATCACCCTGAGCCCGAAGCAGCTCGCCCGCATCGTCGGCGAGACGGTCCAGAAGTTCTGCTACAGCGACGACCAGGAGATCACCCCGTGGCACGTTCCCCTCGTACAGGGCGTCGAGCGCGCCGCCCACCGGGAGCTGGCCCGCCACCTCGCCCCGATCGCCCAGCGCGCCTGGGACACCGACCTCACCCAGACCAACGGCCGCCTGCGGTTCACCCACGACATGTACCTGAAGATGTGGATCCTCTTGGACCCGCAGCTCCACGCGGACTACGTCCTCCTCGACGAGGCCCAGGACTCCAACCCCGCCGTCGCCGGCCTCGTCGCCCGACAGAACGCCCAGCAGATCCTCGTCGGCGACCGCGCCCAGGCCATCTACGGCTGGCGCGGCGCGGTCGACGCCATGCAGAAGTTCGACGGCCAGCGCTTCTACCTCTCGCAGAGCTTCCGGTTCGGGCAGGCCGTCGCCGACGAGGCCAACAAGTGGCTGTCCCTGGTCGACGGCACCGACCTGCGGCTGCGCGGCTTCGACCAGATTCCTTCCCGCCTCGATGACCTCGATGCCCCCGACGCGATCCTGTGCCGCTCTAACGGGGGCGCGATCAGCCGGGTCATCGCCGAGCTGGGCAAGGGTCGCCGTACCGCCCTCGTCGGCGGCGGCAAGGACATCAAGGCGTTCGCCCACGCCGCTCAGCAGCTCATGGCCGGCAAGCCCTGCGACCACCCGGAGCTGATGGCGTTCTCCTACTGGTCCGAGGTGCAGGAGTACGTGCAGGCCGGCGAGGGCTCGGACCTGAAGGTGCTGGTCAACCTGATCGACCGGTACGGCGCGGACGAGCTGGCGACGCTGGTCGACCGGCTTGCCGACGAGCGGTACGCCGATGTTGTGGTGAGCACCGCGCACAAGTCCAAGGGCCGCGAGTGGCGCAACGTCCAAATCGCCACCGACTTCCAGGAGCCGAAGGAGTCGGACGACCCGGAGAAGGAGACCCAGGTGCCCCGCGAGGACGCCATGCTGGCGTACGTGGCGGTGACCCGGGCGCAGCGGGTGCTGGACCGGGAGGGCCTGGCCTGGGTCGACAACTGGATCGAGGGCGCGGCGCCGGCCGTCCCCGCCGTGCCGGCCCCGGTGATCCCGGCGCTCGTCGAGGCGGCCGTCACTGTGCCGGCGCCGGCCGTCCCGGTGGAAGCGCTGGTGGAGCCGCCGGCCCAGGCGGGCGTGTTCGGCAGCCTGTGCCACCGGTGCCGGATCTACCGCAACCCGAAGTGCCCGTGCGGCAAGCCGGTCGGTGTGGCCCGCTGAGGCGGGCCACACCGGGGGAGCCAGGTCGACACCTGGAATTCGGTAGAAGTAATTGCTCACCTACCCCTGGTGACGTAGCTTGATAGATGTAACCGCTACTGAAATCGTGACCGCGAACACGAGGAGCCCGCCATGACCGCACGTCCGAGCCCCGCCGTCCTGTCGGCGATCGAGACGATCCGCGCCGACCCGGCAACCTGACCACGCGTACCGGCCAGATGTATCCGGGCTGGTACGTGACGCGTACCAAAACCACCAGGAGGAGTGCCCCCGATGACAGCCGCATTGACGTATGGTTCCCCGGACGACTACCAAGTTCTGGGGGACGACGAAATGCCAGACCAGCCGTTCCTGACGCCCGCCGACATCGCGGTGATCGGGGCGCGGGTGCAGGGCGTCGAGTCGATGCAGCCCAAAACAATCTCCCAGCACCTGTTCGAGTCCCGCAAGGAGATCCCGCTGGAAGCTGGCGGCACTCGTCGGGGCAAGTTCGCCGACGACCCGTTCCCGCCGCCGGACGCCTACGCCGGGGCGAAGAAGAAGCCGTGGTGGGCGTTGGAGCGCGAGCAGGAGATCGTGGCCTGGTTTGAGCGGCACCCGCGTCGCCGGCCGGGTGACGGGATCGGCGGCGCCCGGCGCAAGGCTGACCGTCAGCCGGCCGCGGAGCAGCCGGTGCGGCGTGTGGTGCCGTCGGTGACGGTGAAGCGGAATCGCGGCGCGGTTGAGGTCACGGCGGCCGGGCGGACCCGGACGTTCGAGGCCCTGATCCTGCGGCGAGCGGTGGAGCTGCGGCAGGAGCACCCGCGCGCCCAGGCGGCGGTGGTTGACGCCCTGGTGGCAGCGTTCGAGATGTCGAAGACCCGGGCGCGGGAGTACGCGTCGGCGGCGCAGCGGGTGATCGACGCGGGGGTCAGTCTGTAGGTCTGCCGCCGGCGGTCACCCGTTCGGGTGACACGGCCGGAAACTTGGTAGATGTCCCACCGGTGGGTCACTGCTTGCCGCTAAGGCAGTCGCCGCCGTCGGCGTAGTCACCACCGACCCTGAGCTGCTGGGTATCCAGGCGGGCACCGCGATGGCCGATCGACCATCGCCCTGTTGGAGGCGGCAGGCGCCGACATGCAGGTGGCCGCGGTGCACGCCGCCGAAGTTCGGGCGCGGCTGGAGCGCCAGGGCACACCCGTTTCGACGAAAAGGGCTAGACGGCTGTATGGCCGTCTCCGGCCCGTCCGGACCCCCGGGTCCGCGTAGCGAACTTGATAGATGCGGACCGGTATCGGTCCCGGAGGTTGCTCGTTGTACACCCCGCAATGACCTGCCTACGCCCGGGTAATCAAACTCTGGCCTGCGGCCTTGCCAACGAGCGTCAGAGGCACCTGGATACGGGCCGAACGGGTTGCGGCGGACTCAATTCGGATACAGGGCCTACGTACGGTGCCCGAGTCTCTGTCACACTCGCCTGATACAACGTTACTCGCATTCGAACATACGATCGAACAGGAGTAGAATGCGATGACCCCCCCCGCGAACGAGGATCGCGTAGCGCTTCTGGCGCTGTGCAAGATCCCAAAGGTCAACTGGTACCTGCTGGCACGCGAGGCGCAACGCCTCGGCGGGCTGGCCCGCCTGCTGCACGGCGAGGTGACCGAGAGCTCGCCCGAAGCTGTCGCGGCCGCTGAGGCAATTCGAGACGCCCTGCCCCAAAGGTCGGCTCTGGTGGACGAGGCGCAGCGGGAGATCGACAAGGCGCAGGCGATAGACGCACGCTTGATCACCGTACTTGACGAGGACTACCCCACCACGCTGCGTCTGATCTTCAATCTCCCACCGTTCCTGTTTGTTCGAGGTCAGTTCGACGAGGCGGACCTCCGCAGCGTGGCCGTCGTCGGCACCCGCAGGGCCTCGGCGGACGGTGTGAAGCGATCCGGCAAGATGGCACGGCTGCTAGTAGAGCGGGGCGTCACCGTCGTGTCCGGCCTCGCCCGAGGCATCGACACCGCTGCCCACCGCGCGGCCCTGGACGCCGGCGGTCGCACCATCGCCGTAATTGGCACTGGGATCCGCAAATGCTACCCAGCAGAGAATCGCCAGCTTGCCGAAGAGATCGCCGCCCACGGTGCGCTGGTCTCTCAGTTCTGGCCCGACGCGCCCGGCGCTACCTACACCTTTCCTCGCCGTAACGTCACCATGTCCGGCATCGCGCAGGGCACCGTCGTCATCGAGGCGTCCAGCACCTCCGGCGCCAAGATGCAGGCCCGGCTGGCGCTGGAGCACGGCAAGAAGGTGTTCCTCATCAAGAGCCTCACCGAGTCGCAAGAGTGGGCGCGGACGTACGTCGAGAAGCGCGGAGCCGTAATGGTGGACGAGGTAGATGACGTCGTGCGCCTCCTGGCCGCCCCAGAGCGCATTCACGCCGCGGACAACCGACGGGCGCAGCTCGCATTCCAGTTCTGACCCCGGAGGCCACCCCCCTCATGCCCCCAACTCCAACCGTCATCGGCGGGCCTGAGCCCGCTGGGTTCGGAAGCTGCCGGTCGTGTGCCTTCTTCGAGACCGGATCTATTGCGCTGTGCTACAGCTGCGCCAATGACAAGATGCGGCCTCCGCCCGAGCACCGCTGCGATGTGTGCGACCAGGCGCTGACTAACCCCGTCGCTGTGTGCAGCAACGCGTTATGCAGCTCCACGGACCGGGCTTTCGTGTGGAACGCCTCCATTGCGCTCAAGAGCGGAGAGCTTGAGCAGATGATCTGGCGGGTGAAGAAGGGGCGTTGGGCCTGGGGGACTGTCTTCTCCCGCGTCATCCTCGGATTCCTGTACGACAACATGGAGGAAATCGACGGTGTCGACGCGATCATCCCTATGCCGGCGCTGCTGCCGGCTGGGGCTGATCCCCGCACCGACCATGCCCGGTTCGCTATTGAGCAGGCCATGGAGCAGGACGAACGAGGGCTGCCGTTCGTGGTCGACCCGCCGTTGCTGATCAAGACACGCGCCACCGACAAGATGCGGAACACGTCCAGCGCGGCTGACCGACGCGCGGTGTCCGATCAGCTGTTCGAGTCCCTGGTGGTGCCTGACGCGGAGCGTGTCAGAGGCAGAGAGATCATGGTCTACGACGATGTGTTTACCAGCGGCAGTACTCTCAACGCCGTCGCCCGCCGCCTGAAGGCGGCGGGCGCCGCTGCCGTGTATGGGCTGACGCTCGCGCGACAGACCTGGCGGTAACCTAATGCGGCTTGCGGAATGGCGGCTTGCGAACCGGGCGCTTGCGGACCGGCACCACAGCCTCCTGGCCGTCCAAGTAGCCCTGGTTCCAGCCGGCCGTATAGCCTTCCGCCCAGGCCCTGAGCTCGGCGTCGTTCGCGGGCACCCAGCCATTGTTGACGCGGGCGCGCAGTGACCGGAGCGCGGCAAGGTCGCTGCCGAGATGGTGTGCGGGGCAGCGGTTGTCCGGCGCGCACAGCGGCCCATCGATGTTGTCGCGGCAGGAGCGGAGCGCGGAGCTGTCATCCGCGCCCGCGGCGCCGTCTCGGCGGCCGGGCCAGTAGACGCTGGGGGCGAGCCCCGCGGGCCGGGTGCTGTCGGACGTACGGTTCGATGCCATCGGGCAACCCTTCGGTCGTCCCGCCCCGAGTCACCGGACGGTGGCACGTCACGCTGCGTAGCGGATCTCCCGCCTTTGCCAGCCGTAGCCAGCTGATGCGACGTCGCCTACTGGCAACGCGTGATGCACAGCGCTAAGTTGTGCCTGACGCACAAGGTGCTCCCAACACCTCCGCGTCGGTCCCGTCCGAGCTCCCAACTCGGGTTCGGGGATATTCATGCTGGTGCGGTGTCCCGCTGGAGGAAAACTCTAGTGGGGCACCGCGCTTGTGTATAGCGAGGCCACACCGCATCCAGGGCAGATGTGAGCGGCACGTGCGATCGGGTAGTGCACAGTGGTGCGTTGAGCACCTCTCCGCACGTGCGTTCGACTGGCGGCTGCTGGCAAAACCGCAGGTCGGACCGGAGAAAGCCGGAACCGGGCGTGTCGGCGATGTGAGATGAGTCACTCGACACGCCGACCCGGCATAACTGTCCGTGTTTCGGGGCGTCGGTGCCCGAGATCCGCCAGGGACATCTCGTGTTCTAGTGCAAGTTTGGAGTCGAGCATTGTCGGTGCCGTCCCCTAGCCTGATCGCCATGAGTGAAGAGACGGCTCGCAGGCTGAGAGAGGCCCGTGCGCGGGCGTCGCAGGCGAGCGGCGAGGCAGACAACCGCAAGCGGGAACTGCTCGACACCATCGCCCGCGACCTTCCCGCCCGGGTCGAGAGCCGGGCGAAGAGCACCGCGCAAGCCCAGCCGGAGGTCACCAAGGCGCTGGGGAAGGACGGCATCAAGAAGTTCCGGTCCGAGCTGCTTGACCAGGCTACCGAGCTGGCGACCGAGATCAGAGCGGCGGCAGATCAGATCAAGTGGCCGATGCCGCTTACGACCGGCACGAGCAACGCGTGGGTCATGCCGGCGATTTCACCCGTCAAGAGCCGAGAGATCCATTCGGCGCTCTTCGAGTTCCTCCACGGTCGCCGCTGCGACACATTGGCGGCAATCTTGAAGCGGCACGGCTTCAACATTGAAGACGACAACGCCCAACGATCGCAGGGCCTGATCCTGCCCCAAACGTGGCTGTACAGCGAGAGAGAGCAGGTCCGCGAATTTGAGGCCCTGGCGGAGGCGTTGACCGCCCTCGCCAAGGAGAGGGAGGCGGTCAAGGAGGCGCAGGCGGTTCACGACCGGGAGGTCGTCGACTCCTTGTGGGAGGACGACTAGCTCTTTGGCGGCAGCTCAGTCTTCGGTGCGGCTCGGCACGCCAGCGGCGGCCGGAGCTAGGGGGCTAGGAGCGTCAGGGGTTGGGCGGTCATCACCGGCGGGACTGCACCGCGCCGAGCGGGCGAACCGGCGCACTCAGGTATCGAAGCAGCAGCGAGCGCGGCCACAGGTCGACCCGGTGGGCTAGCGGGCCAACTGCTGCTCGATCGCGGTCGTGACGACCTTCATCCCGTCGCGATCGAACCCCTCCCGCAGCAGTTTCAGCGTGTGCGGGATCGCCTTGCCGCCCTTGCCGTAGTCGTCCACAGTGCCGTTGAAGTGGCGGGCCCCGTCGAGCGTGACGTCGTTGAGGTCGAACCGTGTAAACCAGATGTGCTTCTCGTAGGTGTCCGGCCCGATGGCCATGTGCAGGTATCGCGTCCGCGATATGACCTGGAATCCGTCCGGCTGCCCCTGATCGAAGTAGCACAGCATCAGGAGGTACCGCAGATCGCGGTCATCCAGCGCATGGATCCAGCCCTGCGTGAACAACCCGAGCGGAAGTCTGAAGTAGGTCTTGTCCGCCTTGTGCGGGACCAAGTAGAGGTCGTTGGGACCGCTGATCCGCTTGCCGCCCTCGTGGTTCAGTAGGAAGCCCTTGTGCTTGCCCCTGCGCTCCTCGACGTTCGGCAGCGACACCAGGTCTTCCGCGTGCATCAGGTCCAGGGCGCTGAACAGATGCCGGCCCTTCTTGGCCGGGACACTCATGAACGAGCGGCCATCCCCGGCCTGCTTCGCGTCAGTAGCGAGCAGGTCCGCCCAACCAATCTCGTCACCCTCGCCCTGCAACGGGCGTGGGTTGTCAGGCCGCCTGCCGGGCTTCGTGCGTGTCTGCGCCTCGAACAGCGCGATGAGCATGAACCGCAACGCTGACCCGCGCGGGGTCACTAGCCGGCCGGCCGGTGGCCAGAACTCTTTCGGCGGGAGCTTCCGGTCAGACCCGTCACCCGGAGCCGGGTCGCGGCGGAAGACGAATGCGTCGCGGACCCACACCTCTCCATCTGCGACAGGGCTGCCGGCGATGCTGCTCTTGGCGAGTTTGGCCATGTTCGCCTTAGCAGTGTCATAGGACTTCTCCGCCTCGTAGAGGCGGCGGAGGCGGCGGTCCAGTTCTTTGCGGCCCGCTGGGGACGGCGGCTTGGTCGGGTCGAAAAGGATGGTCGTGGCCATGGTCAACCTGCCCTTGCAGAGGCCAGCGCCCGGGCGTTCGGAGGTTATGTGCTGAACGTTTTGATCCGTCTGTAGCGCCATCTCCGCGTCTTCGGATCTGAGTTGTACGTTCGGGCGGACCAGAACGTGTTGACCATGGTACCTGATCCACTTGGCCGGCCGCACTGTCCGCGCTTCTATGAACATCAGCCGGGCGATCACCGCCCCGGCCGTGGCAGGGACCGACAACCAGCCGGACCAACCTCGCCGCACGCCGCACTGCGACAGCCGTCCGTCGGTACCGCGGACGGCCCCCGGGCTGAGCCCCCGGAGGCCGCGGTGCGGACCAGCCTCGTGTGTTCGACCAAGGAGAGTTCCGCGTGTCCAGACTACTTCCACCTCCGCCGCAGGCTGACCAGGCGCGGCAGTCGGCAGAGCCGCCACGGCTGCCGCAGCGCTGGGCCATCATCGCGATGGTCACCGCCGCCGCCGCCATCGTCGGCTATCTCGTCGGGGGACCGCTCGCCGCCATCGGTGCGGGCGCTACGGTGCTCGTCGCCGCCCACGAAGTCCTCGACTGACCGGTGGCGACACCGGTGACGGCGCGGGCGGCGTTGGTCGCCCGCGCCGGCTCGGCTACTCGCATCCGTTCCACGCCGCCGTCAGGCCGCCCGCCACCGCAGGCGCTCATCGTCCGCAGTGCGCTTGCACGTCATGAGCTTGCCGGTGCTGGTACGCCCCATCGCGCCGGCCGGCTTGCAGAACGCCCCCGGGTGAACGCCCGTCTTGATGCTCGGCGCGGTGGTCCGCGGCGCGCTGGTGGTGCGCTTCGTCGTCGGCTTCGGGCTGCTGGTCCGCTTGGCGGTGGGCGTCGGGCTGCTGGTGCGCTTGACCGTCGGCCGCGGGCTGGCCGACCGCGAGGGCGTCGGCTTCGCCGAGGTGGGAGCCGGGGCGGCCGACGTGGCGGCGGGGCTGGCCGAGGTGGGGCCAAGCCCATCGACCGGATCGCTCAGCCGGTTGGCGTCTGTCGACGTGCTCGCCGACGGCTTCTTGTCCCCGCTGCCGTCATCGAGGGCGGAGGCGATGCCGCCACAGCTGCACAACAGCGCCAGCCCCAGGATGATCGCCGCCCACTGCTTGCCGCTCACGGGTCGCTGATACATGCCCACGCGCTGAGTGTGGCCAGCCGGTTCAAGACTGAACACCATCCGAACGGACGGTGACGTGTCGTGCACCCGACGAGAGCCCGGCCTGGTGGCGGGGCCACTCGGACCGGCCGGCGGCTACTCGCAGCCGTCCTCGGCGCCGCGCCCGTACGGCTCGCAGCAGTCCTGCCGGTGCGCGTACACGCGCATCTCCTCGCGGCGGGCGCGGCCCGTCTCGCCGGTGCGCTCGTACAGGCAGGCCCGCCACAGCAGCGTCTCCCCGCCGGCCGTTTCCACGACCTGGCCGTGGCCGGGACCCCCGCTGAGCAGCACGTTCACATTCCGAGCCTACTCATCGTCGCCGACAGCTTGCCGCCACCGGTCACGGGCGAGCAGGCCCGCCGCCCACGCACCGCCCCCGGGCGGCACCGCGACCATCACCGCCAGCTCCAGCCGGCCGGCGCCGTCGCCGAGCCCCGCCCCGGCAGCCTCAGCCCACGTGACGACGACGTTGGCGTACCCGGCGAGCACCAGCAGGATCAGCACGATCGCCGCGGCCGTGAGGGCGATGTCGGGCAGCCGGAGCGGCCGGTGATGGGGGAGGCCGGCGGCGATCCCCTGGGGGAACAGCACCATCGAGAGCAGGATGGCGTTGAACCACCAGTCGTCAAAGGTGGCTTTCGGCGCCCAGGCGAGCGTGCCGAAGATGGTGACTGGGATCGAGAACGCCCAGGCGGCGATGGTGGCGCGGTGGGCGAAGCGGCGTGCGGACCGCGCCCGGCGGTCGACAGTGTGTGTGTCCATGGTGGCGGAGCGTAGAACGCGACCGCGACAAGGAGACCGCCGCGAAGCGCGCGGGGGCACTACTCGCCGCGCTGCTCGTCCAGCTCGCGTAGGTAGCGGTCGACCTCTTCGGACCGGACGCGGCGGTCGCCGTGTGCCAGGCGACGAGTCTTGTCCTTGCGAAACGCTCCGGCGTCGAAGTAGTTGCGGGCGGTGCCGACGGAGACGCCCAGGGCCTCGGCGACTTCGCCGATCCTCATCCACCTGCCCTCGGGCACCGGTTCCCCCGTCTGCAAAACCTCCAAGGTCACCACAGTTTTGCAGACGCAGGGGAGGGGTGGGAGCAGGCAGACCGGAGACGGTTGTGAATGAACCTCCAAGACATGCAGCACCTCCCTAACCTCCAAAACCTCCAATACTTGTGGCAGACTGTACCGGACGCGCTCCGAAGCGTGAACGCACACAGCGGACCAGGGGAGGAACGCCCGTGACGATGACCGTCGAGCACACCACCAGCCCGGGGCCCACCGCCGCCCTCGCGGCCGACAACCCGATCTGGCGGACCGTGCTCGACGGCATCGCCACGGCACTCGACGCCGTCCCCACCTGGCTGTGGCTCACCGCCGTCGCTGCCCAACTGCTGCTCATCGGCACGCTCGCCGTCATCGCGGTACGGCGCCGTGACGCTGGCAAGAGCAGCAGCGGCCTCTTCGCCGCCGCTATCGCCGCCACCATCGCCTTCCTCATCGCCGTCCTCGCCGGCAGCTTCAAGGGACTCGTCGCCTTCGGCCGGGACACGCTGCACTGGAACGACGGCTGGGAATACCTCGTCCCGCTGACCCTCGACGGTGTCGCCATCGCCTGCGCCCTGCTCACCCTCGCCGCCGTCAAGAAGCAGAAGCCCGCCGACGCGGCCTACCGGGTCGTGTGGATCGCGACGATCGCCTCAGCGGCGATCAACTTCGACCACGAGGCAGGCAGCGCCGACGGGTCGAACGCGGGTGGCTTCTACCTGGGGCTGCTGTCCCTGCTCGGGATGCTGCTCCTGCACATCATCCTCGGGCTCATGGGCGAGGTTGGCGGCCCGCGCGTCGTCCGCGTCAACCCCACCTTCGGCCTGCGCTGGATCACCTCGCCTGCCGACACGGCCGCCGCGTGGCTCGCCTGGCAGAACCATCCGCCGCTCCCGCTGCGGGCCAACGCGGGCCCGGAGCAGACCGCCCGGTACGCATCGGTCCGTCACGCGCTGGCTCACCTCGAAACCGTGCGCCGCGCGAAGCGGATCGCCCGCTACCGGGTCGACGTGCCCGCCGCCGGCCTGCCGGCCGCCGGTCGGGCTCGGCTGTGGCCGTGGCTGAGGCTGCGGCAGCTCACCGCGAAGATCGCCGACCAGGCGAAGCAGGCCGCTGCCGCCTTGGCCGAGGAGCAACAGCGGCACGCCGATGCGCTCGCCGCCGAGAAGGCCGCCGCCGCCGCGAAAGTCGAGGCCGTGCGCGCCGAACTCGTCGCCGTCCGCGCCGAGCTGGACGCCGTGCGCGTCGAGCTGGCCGACACGACCGCCCTGTTCGAGACCGCGTCGCGGGAACTCGACCAGGCCGGCCGCGCGCTGCGGTCCGCCGAGGAGCGTGCGCAGGTGGCCGAGGCCGACGCTGCCCGCGCCCGCTCCGAGGCCGCCGCCGCCCGGCAGAGCGTAGTCGGGATGATCGCTGAAGCCGACGGGCTGCGGGTGCAGCTCCGCGACGCGAACCGGGAGGCCGGCCGGCAGGCCGCTCTGGCGGCGATGGCGCGGGATGAGGCCGACGGGCTGCGCCGGCAGCTCGACGACCGCGACGCCCGCCACGCCGCCGACCTGGCCGCCATGGTGGAGCGGATGACGGCCGAGCGTGACGCCGCCGTGGCGAAGGCCCGCGCCGACGCCGTGACGTCGGTGACGACGCCGGCCCGTGACGCTGTGACGCCTGCCAGCCGTGACGGCGTGACGCCGCCGCGCCCTGGCGGGGCGACGCCGGACCGGTCACCGCGCCGCCCACCGTGGAGCGACGCCCAGAAGGCCGCGTTCGCGTACCGCGACGCCAACCCGACCGCGACGTGGATCGACGTCGCCAAGGCGGCCGGCTCTAACGAGAGCACCGTCCGCCGCTGGTTCAAGCACCGCGACGAGTACCAGGCGAGCCTCGCCGACGTCCCCGCCAGCCAGATCGCCAACCCGAAGGAGCCGGTCACCTCCGGCGCCAACGGTCGCACCGTGACAACCCGCTAACCAGGAGGTACGACCATGGCATCTGCTGACACGACCCCACCAGGTCACCTGAGCGCGACCGAGGTCCGGGCGCTCGTCCACAAGGGGCTGAGGGCGAAGGCTCGCGCCCGCAGGCGGAAGACGCTGGCCCTCGCGCTGTGGGTGGTCAACATCCTCTTCGCCGTCGTGACCGCGTTCGCCATCGTCAGGTGGTGCCTGCGGTGACGCCCGCCGCCCTCGGCGCGGTGCTGCTGCTCTTGCTCGTGTGGATGTGGTGGCGGAACCGTCCTCCGATCTCGGTGATCGTGGTCGCCCTGCTCCTCGGCGTGATCATCAAGGCCAGCGACGGCGGGCTCTTGGAGGACTGCGCCGACGCCGTGCTCAACGCCACCCGGATCGTCATCGACTGGCTCACGAAGTTGTTCAAGTAGGAGGTGACTGTGCGTAGCGTCAACCCCTTGACCTGGCGGAGGCGTCAATCCCTTGACGCGCCCGCTGAGGCGGCTCCTGCGCGCTCAGAGGGGGAGGTTCCTTCGCCGGTCAGCCCCCTGACCGGTCAAGGGGTTGACCAGTCGCAGACCGTGACCGGGCCGGCCGTACCGCCGGCGCCTCCCACCCTCGTCGGCCCGCCCCCGGCCCCCGCGCCGGAGGCGGGAACCACCGGGACGGCCACCACCGGCCAGGCCGGCGCGAAGCAGGCCACCGGCGACCAGGTCAAGGTCCGCACCAAGCAGATCCACCCCCTGGTCGCCAAGCTCATGACCCAGCTCATGACCCCGCAGGTGCTCGCCACCGCCGCCCTCATGTTCGTCGGCGCGGAGGTGCTGCTGTGGCTGGCCGCGGGCTGGCGGTGGGCGATCGCCGTGCACCTTGCGTCGCTGATGCTGCTGTTCTGGGCGGCGTTGGCGTGGCGTCGCGCCAGCGTCGCGAAGAAGGCCGCAGCCCGGTCCCGCAACGGCGGACAGGGTGGCGGCGACAAGAAGGGCGACGCCGGGCGTCGCGGGCTGTTCTCGTGGCTGCGCCGTCGCCGTCGCCGTCGTGGCGGGGACCGTGACGGCCGGGACGGCGACGGCGGCGGGTCCGGCGACGGCGGGGCTAGCGGCGGTCGGCATCGTGGCCGGCACCGCGCCCGGGGTCGTGGCGGTCTGCTGGGCCGGCTCGCGGGTCTGTTCGGTGGCGGCCGTCACGGTGGTGGCGGCTCGTCGGGTGGCGGCCCTGGCGGCGGCTCCGGTGACGGCCACGGCGGCGGCCACGGCGGCAGGAAGTCCGGGCTGCTCAGTCGGCTCCGTAACCGGCTGGGCCGGAAGAACCCCGGCGGCGGCAGCGGGTCCGGCGGCGGCGCTGCGGGCCACGGCAGCTCCGGCCACGGAGGCGGCAGCGGTTCGGGCGGGGGTGGGTCGAAGCCCGGCAAGTCCGGCGGGTTCCGGCTGCGGATGCCGTCGTTCCTGCGCCGCAAGGGCGGCGGGTCGCCGGGAGGTTCCGGCGGCGGCGCGGGGGGATCGCACGGGGGCGGGGGATCGCACGGGGACGGGCCGTCGGCGAACGGCCGGCGGACCCGACGGGGAACGCGGGGCGGCAACGGCCGCAACCACGACGCCGGGGCTGGTAACCACACCGGCGAAGGCAAGAAGAAGGGTCCCGGGTTCTGGCGTCGGCTGGGCCGGGACCTGGTGACGGGAGGCACGCAGGGCGCCGACGCGGTATCCGGCGTCGGCGCACCGAAGCCGAAGCCGACCGGCCAGCAGCCGACCCGGAAGCCGGAGCCGCGGCGGCCCGACCCGACCGAGCCGGAACCGCCAAAGGCCGCGCAGCCGGCCAACCAGCCGAAGCAGCCCGCCCAGCCGGCCACCACCGGCCGGCAGGCCACCACCACCCCACCCCCGGCCCGGGAGCACACTCCGCGCCCCGCGCCCACGAAGACGCCGACGCCTCCGCCCCGGGAGGCGTCGCACGGAAGGAGCAACACGATGGGAATCCGCATCACCGAAGACATGAGCCTCCAACGGTGGGGCCGCACCCTGAAGGAGATCGCACCCGCGATCGACGAGGTCACCACCGACCTGAACCCGCTCGTCGAGCGGGCGGGGGTGCTGGCGACAAGCGTCAAGCAGCTCGCCACTCACGGCGAGAACGATCTGCCGGCCATGAAGCCGCTCGTCGCCGAGGTCGAATCCGTCGCCTCCGACCTCGCCGCGATCAAGGACGAGGCCGAGGCCGTGATGGCCCGCTACCGGACCCTGTCGGCCCGCGCCGAGACGCTGCACGGCATGTACGAACGCGGCCACTTCGGCGACGAGGACCGCATGAACGGTGTCCGTGGCAGCCGGGCGGCGGAGAAGCGCGCCGACATCGCAGCCGCCGAGCGGGACGTCTGATCGGACCCGACGGGATGACGACGAGCGGAGGGAGGACCACCGTGAACGAGCAGCAGGGCAGCCGCCCCAGCGGGGCGACGTGGGTGCCGGCGTGGACGATCGTCGTCCTCGTCCTGGCGGCTGTCCTGCGCGAGGGCACCGAGCGGGGCAACCAGAGCTGGATCCTCGCCATCGGCGCCGGGGCGCTCGGACTGCTCCTCACCGGGCTGATCACCGCGGCGACCGACCGGGGCATCGCGCTGGCGCACCGCCTGGCGGCCGTCGTCGGGTGCAGCTACTGGATGACGCTGGTCGCCTACTCCGGCTGGTCGCTCACCCGCACGGTGGCGGTCCTCGTCGGCGCTGGGGCCCTGTTCATCCTGGAAGCGATCTTCGCTCCGGCGGTCGCCGTCGCCCAGGTCGTCCAGCAGCAGACCGTCACGCCGGTCGTACACCAGGAGCAGACCGACGAGGAGGCGGCGTGGCAGGCGTTGCTGCGCCGGCTCGCCAAGGCACCCATCACCGTCCGGGGCGTTCGGCCGTGGGCGGACGCCCCGCAGGACGGCATGCAGGTCCACATCGACCTGCCCGAGGGCCTGACCGTCAAGAAGCTGTCGGACTCGACCCTCGCCGACGACGTCGCCGGGGCCGTGAAGCTGCCGCAGGGCTGCGTCGTGCGGATCCTCGACGCCGACCACCAGGGCGCGGCGATCCTCGACGTGATGCTGCGGGACTGCCTCGCCGACGAGCGGCTGATCTCGGAGCCCACCACAGCGGCGTCGATCTACGACGAGATGGATGTGGCCACCACCCCGCGCGGCGAGCCGATGACGGTGTGCCTGCGGGAGAAGGGCATGATCGTCGGCGGGACCACCGGGTCCGGCAAGACGACCCTGCTCCACCGGATCATCATGCGGCTGGCACGCTGCATCGACGCCCTGATCTGGGTCATCGACCCGAACGGTGGCGGTGTCGCCGGCCCGTGGCTCACCCCCTTCGCCCGCGGGGAGGTGGACACACCCACGATCGACTGGGTCGCGGAGGACGAAGTCGAGGCGGCCGTCATGTGCGCCATCGCGATCGCCATCGCCAAGGACCGCAAGACCAACCGGTTCTCGATGCGCCGCAAGCGGCAGGCGAACACCACCGTGCTGCCCGTCGACAAGGACATGCCAGCGATCGTCATCATCACCGACGAGGGCGGTGAGATCCGCCAGGCAATCGGGCTGCTCGCCGCGCTGGTCGACCAGTACATCGCCCGCATCGCGCAGATCGGCCGCGCCGAGGGCGTCCGCGTCATCCAGTCCGTCCTGCGAGGCACCAGCGACCTGTTGGAGAAGTCGCTGCGCGCCGTCCAGGGCATCCGGGTGTGCCTGCGCATGGACGAAGAGGGCGAGTACGACCACGTCCTGGGCAAGAACCCGGGCCGGGTGCGGCTGCTCCACAAGGGTTCCGCGTTCATCTACCGCACCGACCGGGACTACCGGCCGGTCCTCGGCCGCACCGTGAACGTCGACATCGCCTCCATCGAGCGGCACGCGATCGCCACCGCGCACCTGCGGCCGAAGCTCGACGACCGAGGGAAGCTGATCGCCAGCCGCGTCACGCTCGCGGACGTGCTCGACGGCCGCGACCCCAACGACGCGAAGTTCGCCCCACTGCTCGGGATCCCGGTGATCGACGACGTGCTTGCGGGCGTCGCCTACGAAAACCGGTGGAAGCGGAAGGCCGCGATGTTGGCCCAGCTCCGCGACGAGGATCTGCCCGAGGACGACGAGCCCGGCCCGTCCCGGCCGGCACCGACACCGACGTCGATCGCCAAGCCGGGGTCGGCGCTGGACCGGCTCGCCCGCGGCGCTGGGGTAGCGGCCGACGCGAAGCCCACCGCGCAGGCCACCCAGCAGGAGCCCGCGAAGCCCGTCATCCCTTCCCAGCAGCAGCCCGAGCCGCCGGCCGTGCAGCAGCCGACCGCCCCGGACGATGTGGACGCGGTCGCGGAGGCGTTGCTGTCCGACGCGCACATGGCCGTGGACGCCGAACCGGTCCGCCCACGCATCGACGCCCCGACCGCGTCGGCCGAGCTGGTGCCGGCGTCAGCGGGGCAGGCACCGAACACGCGGCAGTCGATCCTGCTGGTCGTGCACGACGAGCACCCGACCATGCTCACCGCCACGCAGATCCGCACCGCGATCTTTCAGCGGTGGGGAGTGGACGTGTCCAAGCAGCGCGTTGGTGAACTGCTCGGCAAGCTGGTCGAGCAGGGGGAGCTGGTGCGAGACGAGACCCGGCCGAACGGCCCGTACTACGGGCTGGCGGACTAGATGCCGGCGCCGCTGGCGAGCCGCGCGAGGGCGCTACCCGGCTCCGGCGTGACAGCGGGGCGGGTGGCGTCGGGGCTGCGCGGCGCGGGCACCGTGTCCGAGGTGGCCGTGGCGGCGCGCAGCGCGTTGAGCCGCTGGCCCTCGACGACGCCCTCCAACACCAGGTCGTGCAACTCGCCCTCGGGGACGCCAGCGCAGGTCAGCTCGATCGCTGCGTCGCGCAACTGGCGAACCCAGCGATCCCTGTCGCTCTGCGTGTACGTCATGAGCACAGGATGGCATGTCAACGCCACTCACGTCGACAACGGGCCGCGTGTCGGGCACCGACCGTGACCCTCCGGACCAGCGTCACCGGACGCTCCTGGCACCGCGACCCCGACCAGCGGCCGGCGCACTGGGCCCCCGCCGGCGAGTTCCGGCTGTACCGGGCGTGGGGTGACCTGCCGCCGGAGAAGGGCCTGTGGCCGCGGCTCCTGGCGTGGCTGCTCGGCGCCTGGCAACACCTGCTCTACATCGGCATCACGGAGCGGACCGCGCCCGCGAGGTGGGCGGAGCACATGGACCGGCAGGTGTGGGCCCCGCAGGTGGCCTGCTGGGAACGCGACCCTCGGGTGTGGCGGACGCGCGTGGAGGTGGAGGCGGCCGAGGCCGCAGCGATCATCGCCGAGGGGCCTATCCACAACGTTGTCCACAACCGGCCCGGGTCGGTGGCTCGCCGACGCAGGCACCTGCCCCGGCACGTCGTCCGCACCCGCCTCCGCGCCACCGGCTGGTTGGGGCTGTGGTTCGCCCTGGTCGCGTTGACGGCGGTCGGCGGGGTCGAGGCCGGCGGGTCGTGGCGGCAGACGGCGGTGATCTCTGTGCTGGTGGCGACCGCTGTCACGGTCTGGCTGCGGTGGCGGCGACGCCGGTAGCTGCCCGGTCTCGCTTCTTCCCGGCATTCACAACTGGGTTAGCACGCCGTTCTCCTCGCGCCGCCACATCCGCCCTGCCGCGTCACGGAATGCCATTGTGACCCGGATGCCTTCGTAGATGCCTTCGAAAGGGAGATCGCAAGCCTGGATCGCCGCTACAAGGGACTCCGTCAGCGGGACCGCCTGAGGGCCGATGTGAGGTGGCAGCACTTTGATGTCCTCGAAACCGAAGAGGTAGTTCCAGGGCCAATCCTCGGTAGCGTCCTCAAACACTCCCAGAAATTCCACGGGCGGCTCTACGGTGAAGTGGAGAAACAGTTCGTATGCGGGCAAATTGGAGGCGTTGAGGACGTACGCGACCCCTGGCGCGTGCCGCGGTCCGTTGTACCAGATAGAAACGAGCTGGGCCTGGCTGCGTCTAGCATCGAGCGCGCGTTCTCGTCGCTCGTCCTCGGCCCGTCGATCACGGCCAGACTCAATCTTGTAGACGCGGAACCCGACCACGGCAGCGACAGTCGCAAGAGCAAGAGTGGCGACGTTGGCAAGCGCGCCGACCCACGTCGCCACGTCTCCCAACTCGACGTCGGACAGCCACGCGGGCAGCAGGGCGTATTGCGGCAGCACGCGCCGAGCGTACGGAGCCGCCACAACCTTCACTGTCGCGTTCGCGGCAGCAGCGCCACGGGGCGGAACTGCGTAGCCTGCGGAGCGTGGCCTACCCGCTAACACCGGGCATGACCTGGGTGATCACCCGCCACCGGGGGCCGTGCAAGCGGTGGCTGTGGCGGCAGCTCGGCCTGTGGGAGGCCGCCGAGCGGTCAGCCGCGCTCGACCGGCGTCGACCGATCCAAGATGGCGAATAGTTCGGAGATCAGAGTCGGCGCCTCACTCAGGAACCCGTCGAAATCACGCTTCCAGCAGCGCCCAGCCGCGTCGCGGAACTCCAAGGCGACGTCGACCAGGAGTTCCACGTCGCCCTCCGGGAGTAACTGCCACATCTCATCCGGCAGCCGTGAGACAACCTCCCCCTTGTGCGGCGGCACCGCTCGGATCGGGTCTCCGAGCCGGAGCATGGCTGGGAAAAGTCGGAAGCTGACGCGCACATCGTAGATCGGCAAGTTGGAAGCGTTCAGGATGCGCGCTCCGGCTGTGTTGTTCGGGATGCGCTTCACCCCGTCGGAGGATGCGATCACGACGGACGAGACCGCCCTCTTGTCGAACCAGGCGGACACGAGCGACGCTTGGTCGCGTCTCGCGTCGAACGCGCGTTCCCGTCGTTCGTCCTCGGCCCGCCGATCGCGGCCAGACTCAATCTTGTAGATGTTGTAGCTGACTATGCCGGCGGCGAGGGCGAGGCCGAGCGTGGCGGCGTTCGCAAGCGCTCCGATCCACGTCGCCACGTCCCCGAGTTCGGCCCAGAACAGGAACAGGGTCAGCGAGACGCTGGGCGGCAGCACAGCGCCGATCGTACGGACTCGCCGCCACAACGGCCGACCTCCTGCTCAGGGCCGCCGATTCGGCACCCACACGTACACCCACGGCGGGCCGGCGCCGGCTTGGCTCTCCAACTCGTACTGCCCGTCGACATCGGCGTCCAGCAGCTCGCCGCCGTACTCGATCCACAGCCACGACTGGTCGATCGTCTCGGGTGGCAGCCCCTCGTCGTTCGTGGGCACGAGCAGGTTGCGGCCGTCGACCGGACCGCCGACGGCTGGCACGTCGGCCCGCTGCCACATCCCACGATCATCAGCCGCCGGCCGCCTGGCCAGGCACGATTCGCCGGAAACGGAACCGGGGGAGGCCGGCGTGCGGGCTGGCCTCCCCCGTGGGGTTGTTCGATCCGATCCTACCTTCATCCACGATGGCGAGTACCGTCGATGGTGGCAGACAACCTCGTGCGGGAGGTGCCCACCGTGGACCAGACCATGGACCCGATGCCGCCAGGCGAGCGGATCAAGCTCTACCGCCGTCGCCGCGGCCTCACCCAGGAAGTGTGCGCCCAACTCATGGGCAAGTCCGTCGGTGCGTGGCGGAAGTGGGAGAGCGGCGAACGGTCGGTCAACAGCCTGGCCGACTGGTTCGAGATCGCGAGGATCCTCGGTGTCCGTGACCTGTACCAGCTCACCGGTCAGCCGCTCGGCACCATGCCCGACGACCCCGCCGAACACGAGTCTGTGAAGCCGCTGCGGGCCGCCATCCACTCCTACGCCCCGGTCGTCGAGCAGCCGCCGCCCCTTGACGAGCTGCGGGCCGCCGTGCGTCTGGCCTGGACAACCTGGTACCAGTCCCGGCAGCGGTACACATACACGGCGCCGGTGCTGCCCGACCTCATCCACTCGGCGCGGGCCGTCGTCGCCAACCTCGACGGCAACCAGCGGCGGGAGGCGCAGCGGGTCACCGCCGACCTGTACCTGCTCGTGCGCGCGTACGCCAAGCGGGTCGGCGCGAACGACATCGCCGTCATCGCCGCCGACCGGGCGCTGAACGCCTCCTACGAGGCCGACGACCCCGCCTACCGGGCGTCGGCCGCCTGGAACATGGGCCAGGTGCTATCGAACCGGGGGCACACCGAGGAGTCGGTGGAGATGTGCCGGCAGGCGATCGCCGACCTCGAACGCGACAACGACGACGACCCGGTCCGGCTGTCGGTGCTGGGCGGGCTGCGGCTGCTGCTGTCGATCCAGTACGCGCGGCTGCGCGACGAGCGGCGCACCCACCAGGTGCTCGACGAGGCCGACGAGCTGGCCCGCCGCACCGGCGAGACCGAGCACCATTTCATCTTCTTCGGGCCGACGAACGTGGCGATCCACCGGGCCGCCGCCGTCCTCGAACTGTCCCGGCCGGGTGAGGCGATCCGGATCGGGGAGCGGGTCGACATCGAACGGTCACCGAGCATCGAGCGCCGCCACTCGCACCTCACCCACCTGGCGCGGGCGTACGCGGCGAAGCGGGAAGACCTCGCCTCGATCACGATGCTGCTGCGCGCTGACCGGGAGTCGCCGGAGGAGTCCCGCCTGAACCTGCTGATGCGCGGGACCGTGCGGGAACTGCTGGCCCGGGAGACGCCGACGACGCGGGGTGACCTGCGGGTGCTCGCGGAGCGGGTCGGCGTCGTCTGAGGTACCCCGCCGTGGGGTAGTCCCCCGCCGCGTGCCGGTGGGGCAGTAGTCGCGCGCTTACCGTCTGTCGCAGATCGTCCGGTCCTGTTCCCCCGTGCGAGACCGGACGGTTGGGGCGGCGGCGGTGTCAAGGCCCGCACCCAACGGTGTGTGCGAGCACCGCCGTCGCCCCGGTCCCCCGAGCGGGGCGGGAGCGGGCGGTACCTGGGTGGCCTCTCCCGCCCTCCGGACGAGGAGGGAGCACCGGCTGATGTGGCCCTGCAAGCGGCGGCGCACCGACGCCCCGCTCGACGCGACCGGCCCCGCCACCGTCTACCCGTACCGCTCCGGCGCTCTGCCGGCCCGAGGCGAGGACGAGGAGCCGCCGGTCGAGCCCGGCTGGGACGGTCGCTCCACGATCCCCACCGTGTCCCCGGTTGTCCCCCCGGGGCAGATCGGTCGCGACACCGGGAGGCGGGAGTGACCGCGGCGGCCAGCGCGCCCGTGCACGCGCCGCGCCGGCCGAGCTGGAAGTGCCGGCGGTGCGAGCACGACTGGCCGTGCCCGCAGGCGAAGGCCACCCTGCTTCGCGAGCACGAGCGGGACGTGGCGGGCCTGGCGGTGCAGCTGGCCACCTACTACTTCGACGCGGCGATGGACCTGCTGACGGTCAGCCCGGAGGCCCCGTACGACCGGCTCGTGAGCTGGTCGAGGCCGGCCCCCGTGACGCGGCTCCCTCCGGCGGGGCCGGTCACCACGCGGAAGGCGCTGCCTGCGGAGCCTCACCGGCGGCGGCCGGCGCGTCCCCGGGCGGTGGGCGGATGACCAGCGCCCCGTCTCTCGTCCGCTCCCGGATGATCCTCTCCGCCAAGGTCATCATCACGGACCACTGGCCCAACCCCGACCGTTGCCCGATCTGCGGAGTCATGGTGTGCCGAGCCCGAGGCAACGCCGCCTACTACCTTCAGATCGTCGGCGAACCCCCGTACATCCCGCCGTCCCTGGACGGGGGCGCGTGATCGTGTGGTGCGCTGAATGCCAGCTCGGTCGGGCCCTGGACCTCGGTCACGACTGCCCCGGCTTCGTTCTCGTCGCCGGCCAGCAGGTCGCGTGCGCGTGCACGGACCCGCACCCACCGGCCGGGGACGTGGCGTTGGCGAGCGTGATCGAGGAGCTGCACCGCAACGGCCGAGCCTGCCACCAGTGCGGGCCGGCCGGCTGCGAGCTGCGGGACTGGTCGAGGCCGAGGGTGGAGGCGTTCCGTCGCGAGCTGGCCGCCCGCCGCCGGTAGCGACCCGCGGCCCGACGCTTAGTCGTCCCGCTCCACCATCCGGCGCTCCACCGCCTCCTCAACATCGAGCCGCAGCCGGGACCTCAGCCGCCCGCGCAAACTAGGCGGCGCAAACCGAACACCAAGCGTCCTGTTCTGCTCCAATGCCTCTTCGTCCTCGGCCGTCCGGCCCACGAGATCCACAAGTCCTTCCATCTTCCGGATCGCCACGACCGCCCGCCACGCTGGCAACTCGTCAACTGGCAACAGGCTGAGACGAGCACCAAACGTGCCTTCAAACGACCGGCGGAATTCGATCACCTCGCCCAGCCAAGTTGGTTGATCCAGCGCCTCTAGGAGATCACGAAGAATCTCCAACTCGAACGTGCGCCGCCGCTCGATAGCAACCGCTGCCCGTGCCTTGCTCGCCTCAGCGTTGGCTCGCTCCGCCGCCATGTTCGCCTTGCGGGCGAGGATCACCGCGAGAATGCCGACCACCACGGACGCGAGCCCGAACAGAACCCCGCCGCCCACCGTGACCCAATCCCAGAAGTCCCGGGCGGAGTCGGTGACGAAGACGTCCACGGGCGGGCTGCTGCCGGCCGGTGCACCGCCGGGCGGGGACGCGTACGGGGGCGAGGCGACGTTCGTGGGCGTCGTCGGTTGCGGGGTATCGCTGGCGCAGCCAGGCAGAGCCAGGAGCAGGGTGGTGGCTGCAAGTAGGCGGGGGCGGAGCATGCCCGGCACCGTACCGACCGTGTCATCGTCGTGTGGCCCCCGCCTCCAGCGACGAAAGCGCCCCGCCCCACCAGCCGCACGAGGCGATCGGTGGCGCGGGGGCGTCGAGTCAAGCGCAGGTATCGCGCCAAGTACCGCAAGCATCCAGCCCCAGGATTGCTGCCGCCCGCCCGAATTCATTACGTTGCGACAAGGCAAGGCGATCGAGGCGGATCACTGTTTCTGCTGAGTGCGTGCCTCCCAATGGCACGATCAATCGAGGTAGGGGGCCCGAAGTTGGCCAAGAAAATCAAGAAGCTCATGGTCGTGCTGCTCGCTGGGCTGGTGTTGACGCCGGCCACTGCCACCCCGGCCATGGCGGCGCCCGCCGAGGCCGGGGCGGCGGTGGCCGCAGACAACTGCAACGTCTTCGTACCGGCAAAAGAGAGCACCCTGTCCTACATCATCGTCGCCAGCGCGGCGGTGCACGTCGGACCGTACGCGAGCTGCTACGTCTTCACGCATCTCTCCTACGGCACCGACGTGGTGATCTTGGCGCGGTACCGCAATTCCAAGGGGTCGCTCTGGTACGAGACCGACAGGGGCTGGATCTACGCCGACTACGTCGCCGGTTAACGACGAAAGCGCCCCGCCCCACCAGCCGCACGAGGCGGTCGGTGGGGCGGGGCGCTTGCTGCCAGTTCGGGAGCAGCCTGGAGCAGACGGCAGCAGCGGTCAGCGCAGTCGGGTCTGCGGGCGTACGTCGGCGGCGCGCACGTCACCGGGCACCACAACGCCGTCGATCGTCCGCGGGTCAGACTTCGGGGTGGACTGCGGACGGATCACGAGCGCGGTCATCAGCGCGATGGACGCGGCGGTGATCGAGCCGACCTGCTCCTGCGACAGCTCGAACCCGTACGCCGCGGCGAGGGTGGCGCCGGTGGTGATGACGCCGGTGAACAGGGTGGGCGCGATCGGGCGGACCTTCGACAGGAGCCACGCGGTCGCCGCGGCGGCCAGGAACGCCTCGACCGCGCCGGCCTGCTTCGCGGTGAGGAAGTCCGCGCCGAACGCGACGAACAGGGCAAGCAACGCGGCGACCGCGTTGATGAGGACGGCCGGCTCGCGGCCGAGGATCGTGCCCTTCGCGGGCAGGTTGGTGGGCTCGGACATGACCCCTCCTGGGCTGATCTTGGAACGCAAGGAACCGGCCCAAAACCTTCATTTCGGGCCGGCGAATGAAGGCCGGTACGATCGCCGGCATGGCAGAGACGGGTCAGGTGGACTGGGGCCGGATCAAGGCCAGGGCGGGCCAGTACGCCTGCCCGGTGCACGGGCTCGTGCAGCCGTGGCAGCAGCTCGTGCCGGCGTGCCGGGACTGCGGGCGGGCCGCCCACCGGGCCGTGTACGACCCGGCCGTGAAGACGGTGGTGTGGCAGGAGACGATCCCCGCGACCTGCGCCGGCCCGGACCGGCACCCGCTGAAGCCCGGCCAGGTGTACCTCAGCTCCGCGGCCTGCTCGTGCAGCCCGGCGGCATGCACCGGACCTGGGAGTGCCGGCAGTGCGGAGACCGGCAGATGTGGCCGCCGCACCAGGACGTGGACGCCGCCCCGTACTTCGGGCCCGGGGCGCGCGGCTAGCTGGGTGGCACGTTGCCGTTGTGGTGGTGCGCGGCGGACACCATGATCCGTAGCCGGGCCAGGGCCGCCTCCGCGTCCGGCGCACCAGCGGTCGCCAGCACCTCGTCTCGCCAGCGGGTCAGCATCCCCGTCAGCTCCTGAACGACGGTCCGTAGGTCGCTCATCTCGACGTTGGCCTGCTCTGCCTGCATCCTCGCAGCGGTCGCTTCCCGCCTTGCGCCGGCGGCTTCGGTCTCCAACTCGGCGACCCGCTCGCGCAGCGGGGCGACGAGGGTGAGCGCGGTGTCGGTGATGACGTCCGCGGCGTCCGCCCTGATCTTGCGTCGTTGCAGCAGCGTCGCCGCCAACGCCGCGATGCCACCGGCGCCACCGAGCAGACCGATGACGGTGATGAGCGTCTGGACCCACGAGCCTCCGGCTGCCGGGGGTGCGTCGGCAGCCCAGATCATGACGGGTCCCTCTCCACGAGCAGGGTCACATCGGCGGTACGGCCAGCCTGCGCGGCGCGGCCGACCCGCCGAAGGTCCACGAGCACCTGCACCGCGCGTGCCCACGAGGCGGCGGCGATCGCGCAGATGAACGCCCCGGCGGCGATCGCCGCCGAACCGGACACGACGAACAGCGCGACCGCGTACATGGTGGTGACGGTGCCGAGCAGGATGATCCCGATCATCTCGACGCCCATCGACGTCGACAGGTCGCCGTTCCAGGTGACGCCGATCAGACCGATGACGCCGGCCACGATCAGTCCCACCTCCCACAGGAGCTGCACCGTGGCGGGCATGGCGGCGAGGACTGAGGCGGGTCGCCGGTCGGTAACGACGAGGGCGACGCCGGAGCAGACGGCGGCGAGGAGCACCGCCATCTCGAACGGGTGCCGGCCGCTCGCGATCTGGACCGGCCGGAGCGGGGTCATGCGGCCAGGCGGGCGGCCAGCTCGTCGGCGAGCTGCCTGGCGTGTTCGGCGGGCATGTGCTCGACGATGCGCGCAGCGATGGTGGCCGGGTCGAGGCCGGCGAGAACTCCGGCGACGATCGCGTCCTCGTCGGTGAAGTCCCGGCCGGACAGCGTCGACAACGCGCTCTGCAACGCGGAGAGCTGCGTGCTGATCGACTTCAGGGTGGGGTAGGTGGGCGGCTTCGCCCCGGTGTGGTCCTCGCCCACGGACATGCGGGTGTAGATCTGGCCGATCGGGTTGCGCCCGTCGAGCACGGTCAGGTTCTTGAAGATGGTGGCGAGCCAGTCGTGCTCTTCCTTGGTCATGTCTGGTCCTTCCAAGAGTCCGATGGTGGTCAGGTAGCGGCGGAACAGGGGGGTCTGGTCGCGGCCCGCCTTGATCGCGTCGCGGAAGAAGCTGAAGTGGGTGTGCCAGAGGTGCGAGTTGTCGCCGCTCTTGCGGCGGCCGAGCCGGTCCCAGCGGCGCACGGTCCGCCCATCGGGGCTGTAGATGATCTCCCGGATGTCGCGGGTGTCCGCGGCGTTCGCCGCGCACTGGCCGACGCACCAGGTGGAGAACGTCTGAAGGTTGTGGGTCCGGCCGTCCACCCGCACCTCGAACTGGCCGACGTCGAGGCCAGCCGCGTCGAGCGTGAGACCGGCCCGGTCTCGGGGCGACTCGACCACCGAGTAGTCGTTGGTGACGACCCGGTTGGAGCCGCAGTGGTACCCGCCCCGGTGGGCCGGGTCGCCGACGATGCCCACCTCGGCCGGTTCGAGGTCCGCGGAGCGGTTCGCGGCGGCCGGGTTGAGATGGGTGAGTAGCAGGCTGCGGACAGCCAGCAGGTTCGCGGGTGCGCGGGTCATGGGTCCTCCGCCCAGCACAGATCGGCCGACCACCGCAGGGCCGGCTACAGGGGATTGGAGACAGGGTTAGGCCGTCCAAGGCCCGTACGAGGTGGTGCCGTTCGCGCCGTACGTCACGGCCCGGTACTCGTACGGCTGCCCCGAGCGGACGGTCCAGTCGTCCCAGGTGCCGCCCTCGGGGATGCCTCGGCCGATCGTCACTTCGGAGGCGGTGTCCCCGAGGTGCCGGCGCTGAAGGTCGTTGGACAGCACGTACGGCACCGCGCCGGCCATCAGCCGCACCGCATCGACGAACACGACGTCCCCGCTGGCCGGGTTGAGGGCCACCCCAGCAGCGACGGCAACCCGGCCGGTGGAGGCCGGGGCCACGCCGGTCACGGACACCCGCTGCGGCTCCCCGGCGGTGGCCGGGAAATGCGCGACCGTCGAGGAGATAAAGACCCCGGCGCCGGTGAACCAGTGCAGGTACGCGGCGGCCGGCTTGTTGCCGGTGACCGGCAGCACGTCGGCCCAGCCGGTCAGCACATCACCGGGGGCGGCCGGGACCTGGACGCTCTGGGTGTACGCGTTCGACGCGGACCCTGACGGGGTGATCTGGCACGACCATTCGCCGTCCGACGCCCACGTGTTGACCCGGGCCTGGGTGGCGTTGAGCGCGGTCCACCCTGACAGGTCCACCTCGAACGACGTGTCGGGGATCAGGGACGGCGCGAGGGGGTTGGTGATGGACACCCGCACCAGCCCGCGGTGGGGCATCGGCAGGGCTGCCACGACCGGTGGCGTCGGCTCCGTGTAGTCGACGACCACGGTGCGGTCGACCGGATTCGAGGCCAAGCCCTCACCGTTGCGGGTGCGCAGCCGAATCGTGTACGTCTGCCCGTCCTCGACGCGGGTGGGGATGCTGAAGGTGGGGGCGGTGCCTCCCCGCCAGCCCGAGTCGTAGATCAGCGCGGCGGAGGCGTTGAGCAGCTGCACCTGGTAGGCGGTCTGCTCGGTGACGGTCCAGAACAGGGTGATCGTGTCGCTGGTCCACGACGCCCCGTCCGTGTCGGGGCTGGTGATCGTCGGGTTGGTGACTGCGGAGGGGACGACCACCAGCGCCGACGAGTACAGCGACGCCAGGTTGGCCCCGTCCCACACCTTCACCCGGTAGGTGTGCGCCGGGTCCCCGGCCCCGCCCGCCCCGACCCACAGGCTGGCGGGCATGTTCACCTGCGTGCTGCCGCCCGGGTTCTTCACCTCGCCGGCCTGCCACGTGCTGTCGGAGGCACGGAGGTACTGGACGGTGCCGGAGCCGATCTGCCGGGACAGCGCCCACGCCGACTGGGCGTCGTTCGGGTCCGGGTCGGAGAACGCCCAGTCCAGCAGCATCGCCTTGGCGACGTCCACGGCCGCCCCGTTCGCGGGCGGCGTCGTCGGGTTGGTGCCGTACTGCCAGGTCGGCAGGCTCGGCGCGTAGCTGAGGCCAACGTTGGTGGACACGAGGGTGTTGGGGCTGCCCGCGTGGGCGGTGATCACGTCGTAGCGGGCCGACCCGTACGACTCGTGCCGCACCGAATAGTTGCTGCCGCCCATGACCGCGGTGACGGTGGTCCAGGTGGTCCAGGTGCCGGCGGCGCGGGCGTAGTCGACGTAGTAGAGCAGGTCGGAGCTCGTGCCGACGGCGAACACCCGGAAGTCGCGGGACACCGAGTTGTAGGCGAGCGTGCAGTTGCGGACCGCCCCGGCGGGGTGGGAGGGGGAGGTCCGCAGGATGGTGGAGCTGTTGGCCTGGTTCCGTTCGAGCACCAGCACCGTGTCCGTGGCGGCGCTGTCGGGGTTCGGTACGGCGGTGAGGAACCGGGTGCCGTCCCATCGGCCGGCGATCGCGTTCTGCGCGGTCAGGCCGGAGGTGAGCAGGACGGTGTTCGTCGGCCCCGCCCACGTCGACCCGTTCCAGGCCAGCTTGACCACCCGCAGGTCGGTGCGGCCGAACGACACCCACAGGTGCGGCACGGACGCCGACTTGCCGTCACCCCAGTGTTCGATCTCGATCTGCGGGGTGAGCCGGCCGGCAGCGCCGGGGTACAGCCATTGCCGCTTGCCGGTGAACAGGGCGTTGTTGGCGGTGAGGGCCCCGTTGGTGGCCATGTTCGCCCCGTACAGGGTGACGCCGCTCGACCCGCCGACTCGGGTGCCGGCGGCGACGACGATCCGCTGCGCCTGCGACGGCGGCAGGCCGATCGAGTGGATTTCCAGCCCGTTGTGGATCGCGCCGGCCACACCGCCGTTGGCGGGCTCGGCCAGCATCCGCGGGCTGCCGGCGGCGAAGGTGGTGGAGCCGCCGGTCGCCCGGATGATCGAGATGCGGTCGCGGCTGTTCTCGTTGGTGCGGAACGCCAGCCACAGGTCACCGTAGTTGGTGATGTGCAGGTTCGAGATCTCGTGGATGGTGACGCCGAAGTTCCAGCCGCCCGCGTACTGCCAGGTCGACCCGTTGTCGGTGGACCGGTAGTAGAGCACCGAGTTCTGCGCGTTGCTGATCATCGTGAACCAGAGGACGCCGCTGTTCTGCCGGTCGATTCGGGCGACGGCCGGGGACGCGGCGAGCGGGTTGGCGAGCAGCGAATCGTCGATGAAACCCACCGACGCCTCCTAGATCACGAGTGCGTGGGGGTACTCGGCCGGTGAGCCGGGGCACCGCTCGATGGCCAGGTACCGCGGCGTGGTGGCCGAACCGATGTGCTGGACGGTGCCGGTCGACGCCTGCGCGGTGACGGCGATCGTCTGCCCTTCCAGCGGTGTCGACCCGACGTGCGCCAGGTAGTGCTCGCCGAGCAGCGCGAACGGCAGGTCCGCGACGGGGCAGTGGTAGTGCCCGAACTGGCCCCAGTCGACCGGGTAGGGGCCGGTCGCCCGGTCGCGGACGCGCCACAGGCTGTAGTTGGCGACGGAGCCTTGCACCTGCCCGCCGAGCCGCAGCCGGTACACCGCCTGCGGTTCGAACGTGAACCCGGTGACGGCGAGGACGGCGGCCTCGGTGAACACGCCGGAGGAGTTGGTGGGAGCTGCCCAGGTGGTGAGCAGGCTGCCGGCGCCGCCGAACACGCCGACCACGACCCACTCGGAGCCGAACCGGGCCAGCGTGACTCGGGAGTTCTCCCGCACGTGGACGTGGCCGAGCACCTTGACGGGGACGGCGAGCGCCGACCCGTCGAACGTGACCGTGGCGCGGCTCGCGGACTGGCGGGTCTGCACCGTGCCGGTGGCGGTCTGCTTTTGCCGGTACGCCTCAATGCGGGCGTCGATGAGCTTCAGCAGGTCCAGCCCGAACACGACACCCCCTCGGCCGCTACAGCACCGACCACTCGTGGGTCATGTCGCCGCCGTCGAGGGGCAACGTCCAGGAGGTGCCGAGCACCTGGGAGTACCGGCCGACCGCCGCGTGGTCGACCACCAGCAGGTCGAAGTGCCAGTGCAGCGGGTTCGGCGAGGTCGACAACCGCACCTGCGTGGGGATCCGCATGTCCGCGTCGATGGTCACCTCAGCGAGGCGTTCCAACGCGGCCTGGTCGGCGGCGTCCACGTAGACGACCCGGGTGATGATCCGCCCGTCGCGGCCCTCCACGCTGATGTCGCCCTGGTCCTCGTTCGTCCAGGTGTAGACGCCGGCCCCCTCGGTCGGCGGCGGGCCGTCGATGTCGTTCTGCCGCACCACGACCCACCGGTTGGGGGCCTCGAAGTAGTCCCGGGCGACGACCAGGCCGGGGCCGATCATCGCCGTGGCCTGGCCGTTGTCGTACAGCCACTCCGGTGCCCGCTCGCGGGGGAGCTGGTACGGCTGGCACCGCAGTTGCCCGTCCCAGTCCGACCAGACGCCCTGGTAGCCGACCGCGGCGAGGAGGTCGTTGACGATGGTCAGCCAGCGGGTTTGGTCGTCCAGCGGCCACACCTTCGCTGACGGCAGCACCGCGTCGGCGCGGGTCTGGTCGATCAGGTAGCGGGTGTAGCCCTGCGCCTGAAGGATCCGCTCGACCTCGGCCAGGTAGCTGACCCCGGCGTCCACGGCGTACGCCTCACCGGTGGGCGAGTACAGGGCGTGGAGGATGTCGTAGCCGTTCACGTTGTAGGTGACGGGCTGCTCGTCCACGGGCTGCTCGGGCACGTTGGTGAAGAACGCGCCGAGGTTGAACCGGGCGGTGTCGACACCGTCCGAGAGGGTCATGTACGGGCGGACCAGCGCCGACGCCCACGCCAGCTCCCGCGACAGCGACAGCGTGGCGGTGGCGTGCAGGTTGGCGTACGAGTTGCGGGACACCTGACCGCCGGCCAGGTCGGCGCTGATGTCCTCGATCACCTGAAGGTTCCGGTCGATCAGCTCCAAGCCCTTGCCAACGGTGAGGGCTGGCGCGTCGCGGAGCAGCCGGGTGACCGCCGCCGTGGTCATCGTGTTCCGCGGCGCGGCGGTGATCGGCTGCACGTCAGCCTCCCGCGGTGCCGTGCCGGTCGCGGATGTGCAGCCAGAACGCCGCGCCGCCGACGACTCGGGCGGGGCAGTAGAAGCAGAGCAGCGTCCCGTCGGGGTCGCAGCGGTCGCAGCCCTGGAAGGTGGCGAGCAGCTGCAACCCCGACGGCAGCATGGCGAACACGCCGGCCTCGAACCCGGCGGAGGTGAGGCAGCCGTCGCACCAGCGGGTCCGCTCGTCGCCGCTGACGGCGACCGCCTGCACCAGCTCCATGCGCGGCTCGGTCATGCCCCCTCCACCCAGGTCACCCCGTTGAGGGTGGTGGCGAGGTCGTACAGGTCCCGCTCCGCCTTGTACTCGCGGATGTCGAGGTCGAACAGGGTGCCGACGATCCGCTGGCCGCGGTAGTCGCGGTACATGACGTCCCGGCCGAGCCAGTCGCGGAGCTGGTCCCGCTGCGCGGTGGTGACCCGGCGCAGCGTGAACGTGATGACGTCGGTGTGGCCTTCCTGGGTGATGGCCCGGCGTCGGCCGCCGCCGTAGGTGCGGTTCTCGCCTTGCACGGACACCCGGCGTGCCCGGTCGGCGGAGAACGCGGCGACGGCTTCGCCGGTGCTCATCAGGTTGATCCACACGCGGTCGAGGTTGATGACGGCCATCACTTCGCCCTTCCGCGGTGCAGGGCGTTCGCCGTCGCCCCGTTGATCTGCTGGCCGACGTCGGGGCCGACGGAGCGGACCGCGTCGGCGAGGTCCCGCAGGTCTTTCCGGATCGCGGCCAGCAGCTCGGCGACCTTGTCCATGCTGCTGCCGGTGGCGACGTGCTCCGTGCGTCCGCTGAGGTTGACGCCGACGGTGCCGGAGGGCCAGTCGCCGCCGGAGTCGAACAGGCGGGCCGGCATGCCGGGGACGATGCCGCCGAGGCGTGCGGCCCAGTGGTTGTGCGCGTTGCCCCCGCTGAAGTTGTGCTGGTTCCAGACGGCGCCGGTGTAGCGGTGTGACCTGCCGTTGTGCAGGTTGAATTCCTGCCACGGGGTGATCAGCTCCCGGGTGATGGACCGGAAGTGCTTGAAGATCCATTCGGCGACTGCGCGGATGGGCGGCACGTCGACCGCCCGGTTCGTCGAGTGGTACGACCGGTTGCCGGTCAGGGTGATCGATCCCGGCCGGAAACCACTCAGCAGCGGCAGGCCGGGGAACGCGGCGCGCAGGATCCGCATCATGCCGGCCGAGCCGCCCAGCGGCGACGAGCCGGTCACCCCGGGGCCGCCGTCCTCACCGCCGCGGAACCACGACTTCACCTTGTCCACCGCCGCGTCGGCGACCTTGCGGGGCATCCCGATGGCGAACCGGCCGAACGCCGTGTCCCGGCCAGGCACCAGCCCGATCACCTTGTCGGCGATCTTGCGGAGGGTGCCGGCGGGGTCGGTGAACAGGTCGGTGACGCCGGAGATGGCGTCACCGGCCTTCTGCTTCGCCCAGGACGCGGCCTTGCCGAGCCGGTCGAGGATGCCGCCGTCGGCGTAGCCGCCGAGGAACCGGCGCACCCCGGCGACACCGCCGGAGCGGGCGGCCCGGTTGACCGCGTCGACCCAGCCGGCGCCCAGGGCGCGGGTGCCCTCGGGCCGGATGATCGCCTCCCCGCCGGACAGGTCGATCGCCCCGGCGGTGGGGGAGTAGAACCGGTGGACGTCCTTGCCGGGGGTGTAGCCGGGCAGGACACCACCGCGGGCGAAGCCCTTCGGCAGAGCGACCTTGTCGACCTTGTCGACTCCGAACACGCCAGCGAGCTTGTTGTAGGTGCCGATGATCGCCGAGTTGATCACCGTCTCGACCACGAACCGCACGGGGATCTTCGTCAGGTCGCGGATCTTCTCCCACGCCTTGCCGATCGCCTTCACGCCGGCCTCGAACGCAGGCGCGACGTGGTTCTTGATGAACCCGCCGAAGGTCTCGAACAGCGGCCGGATGTACATGGTCCAGATCCGCGTGATCGTGTCCTTGATGCCGTTCCACACCGGCTTGATCACGTTGTCGTAGAGCCACCGCCACAGCGGTGCCAGGACCGTCTTCACATAGATTTGCATCAGCCCGAAGACGACCTTGACCAGCGTCCAGGCGACCTGCGCGGCGAGCGCGAACCGCTCGAACACCGGCTTGATGACCTCGCGGTACCACCACAGGAACATGGGGGCCACGAAGTCGACCACGTACGCGCGCAGCGCCGAGAACACCGGCAGCAGCACCGTGTTCCACAGCCACTGGCCGGCCGCGGCGATGCCCTGGAACGCGGGCCCGATCGCGTTGTGCCACAGCCACATGACGGCCGGCACGACCTGCTCCATGACGAACGAGGCGATCGCCGCGAACGTCGGCTGAAGCACGTTCTGCCACGCCCACTGCACTGCGGCGGTGACCCCGGCGATGAGGGGCTTCAGCAGGCCGAACCGGTTGAGCAGGTAGTAGATGCCGCCAGCGGCGGCGACGATCGCGATGATCGCGGCGGACAGCGGGCCGATGGACACCGCGATCAGTGCGGCGATGCCGGCGGTGATCGCGAGCAGCACGCCCGGGTCGAGGCTGGCCAGGATGTCGGCGAGCTTGCCGAGCCCGGTCACCAGGACGGCGCCGAGCGGGGCGAGGGAGACGAGCAGCTTGCCGCCGACCTTCAGCAGATCCCACAGGAAGCGCAGGGCGGGCGGCCCGTACTCGCGGACGTAATCGACGAACTCTTGGAAGCCCTTCGACCCGGACAGGCCCTTGGCCCAGTCGGCGAAGGACGCGGTCAGTCCGACCAGGCCCTTGCCCATGTCGCGGTTGAGCGGCATGAACGCCTGCAAGATCGCGGCGAAGCCCTCGGCGATGTTGCCCGTCGCCTCGAACATGCCGTCCAGGGCGGGCCCGGCCGTTTTGTCGATCATGCCGAAGAAGGACCGCCAGAACGGCCCCGTCAGCGCCTTCGACGCCCGCACCGCCATGTCACCCAGCCGGCCGGCGATCCCGCCCACGAACCGCTCGACCTGCGGCAGATACGGCAGCAGGTTCTCGATGGCCTCCTGCGCTCCGGGTAGCAGCCCTTCCTGGGCGGCAGCCCGGATCCGCTGGACTTCGTCCTTCAGCCCGAACAGGAACTTGGCGAAGCGCTGGCCGGCCGGCGACAGCCCTTCCAAGGACTGGCGCAGCTTGTCCATGGCCGCGGCCCCGGCGGTGCCGGAGGCGACGGTCGCGTCCCGCAGCGACCGCTGAGCGGAGATCAACTGCTGTTGGGCCTGCTGGATCTGGTAGATCCCGTCCCGCTCCGCGCGGGCCTGCTCCCGGCGGGCATCCGTGAGGGCCTGCTGGCTGGCCCGCACCCGCTCGTCGGCGTCCGCGATGCGCTCGCGGGCGGCCTGCACCTCCCGGGATCCCTCGACGCCGGCCTTGTTGGCCTTCGCGGTGTCGTCGGCCAGCTCCTTGCCGCGCCGCTGAAGGTCGGCCAGTTGCAGGACGTTGCGCTCGTAGGTGATGCGGGCCTGCTCGCGCTGCGCTTCGGTCGCCTTCGGGTCGGCGAGCACCTTGTCCAGCTCGGCCTTGGCCTCGGCGACGTCGAGGGTGGCCTGACGCTGGCTGAGGGTGTTCTCGGCGAGGGACTGGTTGAGGTCGTCGAGTCGCCGCTTGGCTTCCTCGCGGGCCTCGTTCAGCTCCTGAGCCACCCGGAGTTGATCTTTGAGGGCGCGGGACAGGTCCCGCTCACTCTCGGCGACCCGGCGCGCGGCCTGCTCGTTCGACGCGGCGGCCTGCTCGCGGGTACGCGCGAGAGACTGCTCTGCCTGCCGCACCCCGTCGGCCGCCGCTTCGACGGCGGAATGGGCCCGGGACAGGGCGGCGGCGTTGTCGGCCGCCGCGTCCTCGGCCGCACCCATGGCCTTGACCGCGTCCGCGACGCCCATGAACGCGAGCACCCCGACGCCGAGGCCGGCGAACGCGGCGATCGCGGCCGTGCCGATGCCGGCGACCGCCGCCGCAGCAGCGGCCGCAACGGGGATGATCGCCGGGCCGAGAGCAACACCCACCGCGATCAGCGCGCTGACCCGGGAGATGCTGCTGGCCACGCCAGGACCGAACGCGTTGGCGAAGCCGTCCCCGCTGGCGCGGCCCTCCGCGGTGAACCGGCCGCGGGCGTCCCGCAGCCGCCCGGACGCGTCCCGCACGAACGCGTCACCGAAGCCGGCGCCGGCCGCCGCGCCCTCCGACACGAACCGGCCCCTGCCGTCGCGGAGCCGGCCGACCGCGTCGCGGACGAACTCGCTGCCGAATCGGGCACCGGCGGTCGCTCCGGCCCCGTCCGTGGACGCCTCGGCCTGCCGCCGGAACCGGGCGAACAGGCCGGCGGCCTTACCGGCGAGGGTGCGGCCGAACGCCCCGGCGAAGCTGTTCCCGGCCCGGTCACCGGACTGGGAAGCGTCCCGCTCGGTGTCCCGCTTGAAGTCGCGGGTGTCGGCGCGGACCCTCACGAACGCCTCAGCCAGGGGGACACCCATCGGGCACCCCCAGCCGTGCGGTCACGCGCGTTGGAGCGCCCGGTTGAGCTTGCGGTCCATCTCGTCCCAGCCTTCGATCGGGCCGTTCACCCAGGCGTCGAAGTCCGACATGGCGGTCTGGCGTTCCTTGCCGGTGGCGAGGGTGAGGGACTGGGCCAGGTCACGCCGCAGGTAGGCGTAGACGATGTTGCACAGCTCCCGGACGGTCAGGTGCTCGACTGGGCTGCAAGCAGCTCGTCGATGGACACCATCTCGTCGGCACCCTGCGGCACACGCTGGTCCGCCTGCGGCGAGGAGGAGGGTGCCTTCGAGCTCTCCGAGGTGGTCTGCGGCCCAACCGAGGAGTCGGCGGGCCGCTGGGTAGGGCGGGCGGACAGGATCTGGATGGTGTCCTGGACGACCTTCAGCAGGTCGTCCGCCTCGGCCTTCTTCATCGTCGCGTCGTCCTCGAACCGGTCCCAGTCGGTCGGGTCGATGCAGTCGCGGATCAGGGCGTACATGGCTGCCAGGCCCTCCATGTCGTCTGCTTTCGCGCCCTGCTTCGCGGTCATCGCGAACCGCATCAGCGGCATCAGGCCGACCTTCTCGGCGATGCGATACCACTCGCCCAGGAACTCGACCTTCTCACCGCCTCCGACGATCTCGACGCCTTCCGACGCCGCCTGCAACTCGTGCACGGTCATTACTCAGCACCCCCAGCGGTGTTGTTGGTCAGGGTTCAGCCGCGGGCGGTGCCCGCGAAGATGTGGTGGAACGGCTGGCCGTCGGCGGCCGGCTCGAACCGGAAGTCGACGGGCAGGCCGGCGTTGGCCGCGCCTCGGCGGCGGGCGATCGCCACGTTGCCGACCTGGAACGCCTGCTCGGCGTAGACCCGCTCGGTGAGGTCGGTGGATTCCCAGCCGATCATGCAGCGGATTTCCTGGCCCATCGCCGGCGGCGTGTACTCCGACCGCAGGGTGCCCCCGGAGCCGGTGGTGACGATGTTGCCGCCGTTGAGCGCCCGCTTCAGGTTCGTGGCGTGGATCTGCATCATCTCGAAGGTCATGCCGACGGTGCGGCCGGTCGTGACGGTGGCGATCGGGTCCAGGTATTCGGCGGCCTCGACGGGCTCGGTGGCCAGCTCGTAGGAGAACTCGTGGCCCTCGCGGGTCACGCCGAGCAGGGTCCAGCCGGCGGGCCAGGCGTCGGTGAACACCGATCCGGCGACGGTGGAGGCGGGAACGCTGGTGCCGGGCAGGGCGTAGTACAGCCACCCGGCGCCGAAGCTGAGGGCGTTCTTCGGTGCGGCGACAGCAGGCATGACAGGGTCCTCTCCCCGGCGCTACGCCGGGCCAGTAGGGGCGGAAGGCAGGCGGGGCCGGGCGGCGCTACGCCGCGCGGAGGTAGAAGTCGGCGTCGACCAGCAGCCGCGGTCCGGTGGGCTCGGGCGCCCAGGAGGGGCCGGAGATGCTGTCGGGGTCGACGACGAGGCAGATGACGGCTTGGCCCATGGGTTGGCGGCGGCCGTCGAGGGTGAGCAGCGCGTTCGCGTAGGCGACCGCTGCGGCGGTGGCGGCTTCCTTGGTGGGGCCGTAGATGGAGGCGGAGATGCGGGCCCGGTGGTCGGGGTTCTCGGGGCCGAGGGCGACGGAGCCGGGCAGGAGGCTGATCAGGGCGTAGCAGGCCGATGCGGCGCCGCGTAGGGCGGTGAGGTGTGCGCCCTTGGCGAGGGGGTGGCCGACGCCGACGAGGCTGCCGTCGAGGGAGTTGACCCAGTCGGCGACGGCCCGTTCGGCGTCTACGAAGGCGGCCACGATCACCTCCGCCCTCAGGGGGTTACTCGCGCCGGAGCACGTCCAGGCTGGGCCGTAGGAACGGCTGCGGGTCGGCGCCCGGGTGCTCGACGGTCTTGCCGAACACCTGCCCGGTCTTCGGGTTCCGCAGCGGGTAGTCGCCGTGCGAGGTGATGGTGTGCGGGCGGGTGCCCAGCTCCACATCGAGCGGGTACGCGTGGCCGTTGGGGGTCTTCGCGTCGGTGCCGATGTCGACGTACAGGCCGAGGCTGTCGCGGTCGAGGTTCGAGCTGATGTGGTCGCGCATGTAGCCGGGCTCACGGCCGTGGGAGCCGTCGGGGGAGACGGGGGCGGTGCGGCGCTGCTCGGCCGCGACGCGTTCGCCCTTGCGGGCCAGGTCCCGTCCGACCGGGCCGGCCTCGGAGTGCAGGAGCCGTTCATCTTCGGCGTAGTTCCACGCCACACGGGCCATGTGCATCACCCCCGGTCGGTCGCGTCGTCCTGGTGGGACGGTCCTGGTGGGACACGCCCGCTGCGCGAGTGGACGACCCTTATTTCACCTAGTATCGTTAAGGCCGTGGATGGACCTGTACGTGTTACCGGGCCACTCCTGGCCGTCCTCGACGCCCTCCTCGACGCAGACGACAACGAGCTGCACGGCTGGGCGATTATGAAGGCGACCGGGAAGTCGGGCCCCACGATCTACAAGATGCTCGAACGGCTCGCCGAGTCGAAGTGGGTCACCTCCCGCTGGGAGGAGGACGCCGAGCCGGGCAAGCCCCGCCGCCGGTACTACCGCCTCACCCCGCACGGCGTCACGAGCGCACGCGAGCTGATCGCCGCCCGCCGGCCGAAGCCCGCGCCGACCACGCGCCCCCGTCTGGCCTTCGGCTGGTGCGAGGCGTGAACGGCTGGGAGATCATCGCCAGCTTCGTCTTCGGGCTGCTGGTCAACGAGATGACCGACGTGTCCCCGTGGGCGGCCCGCAAGCTCGTCCGCTGGGCCGCCTACAGGTGGACGATCGACCCGGACATCGCGGCCGGGTACGCGGAGGAATGGACCGCAATCATCGATGAGCGGCCGGGGAAGCTGCTCAAGTTGATGACCGCACTTCGCTTCTCAACGGGGGCAGCGGGTAGGGCATTGCCAAGAGTGTTCGTGTCCGTCAGGCACGCCACAACGCAATGGCTCGCGCGTCACACGACTGTCCCGGAGAAGGTATGGAACGAGGCGCTGCCCTTCTTCGTGGCGGCGATCGTGTCGACCTTTGGTTTCGGCTACGCGTCAGGGTCCGTGCACGGGCGAGCATCGGCCATCCTGGTCGTGATCGCTCTTGTGGTTCAGATCGGCCTGGCCATCCTCATCGTGCGGCCGGCATTCAGGTACAGGCGCGAGAACAGAGGTCTTTTCCGGCGCTAGAACGACGGCGGCTGGGGACGACTCGGCCGCCATCGTTGTTTACTCGGGCCGTTCGGGGCCGAACAGGTTGTCGTAGTCGCAGGCGGCGAGCTGCGGGATCGTCGATTCCTCGGCCGTCTCACGCGCCATGCCCCGGTAGACGGCGTACTCCACCCACTCGGCCTTCCGGGCGCCCTGGCCGGGCCGCTCCACCCGTTCCGCCGCCTGCTGCTCGGCGGCCTGGCCAGACTGCTCGGCCACCTGGAACGCCACCGTGTCCGGGGCCGGGCTCGGGGTGGGGTTCGGGACGGCCGGCACGGTCAAATTGGCGTCGAGGTCGGGAGAGCCGATGACCTCGGGCTCCCGGGCGGCGAGCTGGTCGCGGGTCATCTCGTCGACCTGGTCCTGCGGCATGCCCTGCCCCACCCAGTACGCCACCCAGTCGGCGCGGCGCGCGTTCGCCGCCGGGCGGGGGATCACGTTCGGGTTGGCGGGAAGCACGTCCACCCCCACGGTGAGGCCCAGGTTCTCGACGGCGGAGGCGAACACGTCGTCGCCCGGGTTGTAGGCCCGGACGGAGTTCACCAGGATGGTCCGGTTGGCGATGTACTCGGCGTTCGGTCGCATGCTCACATCCCGAGGATCTGGTAGGTGACTTCGTTGGCGGTGCCGTTGATCGCGATAGGCACGCGGCCGTTCGCGTCGCCGTAGTTGGCCGGGACCCGGATCGCGCCGACACCGCCCGCGCCGATCGACACTGCCCTGTTCGAGACGGACAGGCCGTCGAACGTTGCGCCTACGGTCAGGCTGACGGTGTGGGACGCGGCGCCCGCGTTGCGGAGGATCAGCACGCAGCCGGCGGGGACCGTGTCGCCGCTGGTGGTGCCGGTGCGGGTGGTCAGAAGCACACCCGCGTTCGTGGGCAGCTCGGCGTTGAAGTCGGTCATCGGTGCTCGCTTTCGAGGTGCAGGGCGGGGGGTTACAGCAGGGAGTCGCCCCACGGGACGGGCGGGGGGAACGAGTAGACGGGCAGCAGGTCGAGGCTGTTGCCGTCACCGCCACCGGCGGCGTCGTTCGCGGCGATCAGCCGGGCAAGGTCGGCGTCGGCGCGGGCGTCCAGAGCGGCGGCCCTGGCGAGGTCCCCGTCATCGCGGGGGTAAGCGCGGACGATCGCCGCGGCGGCGCGTAGCGCGGCCACCGTCTGCGCGAGCGGCCACACCTGCTCGACCATCTCGCCGACGGCGGCCTGCACCGACGGCCAGGTGGCGTCGATGAGCCGCCGCGCCTGCTCCCCTGTCGGAGTGGTGAGGACGTTGAAGACGCCCAGGTACTCCTGCGACCCGGGAGTCACGGTGTCGACGGTCATGTACGGGACGTGGTCGGCGACCTGCTCGATGGTGGGCGCCCAGACGGGCGGGTCCTCGACGATGATCGGCAGGTCGTTGCCACCCGCGGGGACCGGCATACCGCCACCTCCAAACGGTGGTCAGGCCCGCCGGTACGCGACACGCGGGGGTGTGAGCTGGTGGGCGTTGGACGGCTCCGCCACGATCGTTCCCAACGCTGCGGGGACCGGAGTCGCGAAGTAGCCGAGCCGGTTGCCGCTCATCAGCGACGGTGCGGCGCCGATGTTGAGCGGACCGAAACCGCTGGTGGCGTTCATGGACCGCACGGCAGGAGCGGTGGTGTTGACGCCCTGCCACACGAGGCCGTACCAGTGCCAGCCGGCAGGGAGCTGCACCGCCGGGGACAGAACCGACTCCTTGACGCCGGTGGCGCTGACGTCGACCGTGCCGAAGTCGGCGATCGGGCCGGTAGCAACCGGGCAGCCGTTGGCCGGGTTGTTGGCGTACACCCCGTGCCGGATCACACCCGTACCGACCGCCGTCACCTCGATGCAGGCCCGGTCGACCGAGACGGCCTGCGTCAGGTACATCGGCCACATGTAGAGGATGTTGAAGCTGCCGGTCAGGGCTACGGTGACGAGCGACCCCTGGCTCACCAGGAAGTACTGGCCGGGCAGCCCGGTCGCGCCGGGGATACCGATCCGGGGAGGCTGCGCGACGGCGGCGATGACGTCGGCCAGGTCGTCGGCCATGCCTTCCGTGGCGGACTCGACGGTGTTGAGTCGGGCGCTGAGCGCGTTGTCACCGGCCACCCGGGCGGCCTGTTCGGGGCCGATCGCTGCGGTGATGGCGGCGGCCCGGTTCGCGGCTTCTGCTGCGACCGCGTTCGCGATGTCGTCGCCGACCCCGGCAACGCTGTCGGCGAGCTTATCGATGCGGTCGTCCACGCGGGCGTACAGCGGCACGATCGGCCCACCGTTGATCGACGTGTAGACCACGTCGCTGCCGGGCGGGTACTGGAACAGGGGGATGCGCGAGTGCACGTCCACGATCAGCGTGGACTCGGGGACGTCGTCGCCGTTGACGGTCAAGACGTCGGCGGGGATCGACCCGGCTTCGTCGGCGAACAGTGGGACCGGGTAGCCGCGGGCGCGGGCCCGACCGTCTTGCAGGAACACGACCCGGTACGCCTCGTCGGGGCCGATGAGGCGTCCGGATTCCTGCGGGTTGGTGCCTCCGGCGGGGACGGGCATGGTGGTGTCCTTGTCTGCTCGGGCGGAGTCCGGCCGGGCAGGACCGGCCGATGGGGGATGCGCTCCGGCCGTCCACCACACGGGGGCGGCCGGAGCCAGCGGGGGACGCGCGGATCAGGCGCGGCGGTAAGCGACGCGCGGGGAGTTGAGCTGGTGGCTGTTGCCGGCGCTGACCGTCACCGCGCCGAGCGGGCCGGCCACCGCGTTGACGAAGTAGCCCAGCCTCGCCCCACTCATGAGCGATGGGGAGCCGCCGATGTTGAACGGACCGATTCCGGTTCCGCTGTTGAGGAGGCGCATGGTCGGCGGGGTGGTGTTGGTCTCCTGCCACACCCAGCCGTACCAGTGCCAGCCGGCAGGGAGGAGCACAGGCGTCGACAGCGTCGATTCCTTGATGCCCGTGGCGCTGACGTCGACCGTCCCGTAGTCGGCGATCGGGCCGGCGCCGGAGGGCAGACCAGTCGCCGGGTCGTTGGCGTACACCCCGTGCCGGACCACGCCGGTACCGACAGCCGTCACCTCGATGCAGGCCCGGTCGACCAGCACAGCCTCGGGCAGGTACATCGGGAACAGGTACAGGATGTTGAAGCTGCCGGTGAGCGCGGCGGTGGTGACGTTGCCCTGCGCCACCAGGAAGTAGCTACCCGGCTGTCCGGTCGCGCCGGGGATCGTCTCCAACCGCGATGCGTCCGGGACGGCCTGCCACATGCCGTACGCCGGCAGGGCCGGCGCCGAGTAGGCGATGCCCTCACCGGTGACTCGTTCGGCCGCGGCGATGGTCGTCACGCCTGCCGGCACCAGCCGGCGGCCGAGGAGCTGCGGCGCGGCGGCCCGGCCTTCGCTGGTGGTGGTGGTCCGCTCGATGATCGCCCACGTGTTCGTGCCGTCGGAAACGGTGAACTCGGTGACCTCGGCCGGCGGTGCGAGGTAACGCCGGTACGCGGTCGCGGACAGGCTCTCACCAGGGTTCATCGGCTTCGACCACGCGATCTGCGGGTAGTTCTTCTTCGTCGTGTTCGGCATGAACCACGTCTGCGTGGGCGCGTTCTTCAGCCGCTGCGTCGGGTGACCGTCGGCGATGGGTAGGACGCCCAGCGCCAGGCCCCACTGCGGGTCGCCGGCCGCGTTGCACGCCCACTGCTGCACGCTGACCGCCGGCTGGACCGGGTTGAGGTAGGTGGCCGGCCCGAAGTTGAGGGTGGTGGTCATGGCAGAGAGGTCGGCGAGGGTCGAGAAGTTGAACCCGCCGACGGTGCCGATGCCGGCCATGAACTGGCGCAGCTTCCCACCCGCTGGCGTGGTCAACCCGATCGCCTGGGTGACACCCATGTTCACGTTCGTCTTTTCCAGCGCGGTGAGGCGTTGGGCGACAACGACCGTGGCGGGGGTGACCCGGTAGGTGTTCGACACCCGGGCGAGCGCCGGCACCTGGCTCATGATCGTGTGCACGGGGGTGCCGATGTTGGCCTGCGCCGTGTCCACCAGGCCCTTGTAGGAGGCGACGTAGTACGTCTCCGTGACGGTGAGCACCTGCCCGAACGTCTTACCGTCGGCGACCGGCCGGCCGTCCAGCTCGATCGTGTAGGTGCGGCCGTAGGTGGACGGGTGGATCTGCACCGCCCCGGCCACTCCGCCGGTGATCGGCACCGAACCGGTGTTCGTGGCCCCGGAGACGTGCGTGAGCGTGGCAGCCGGCGCGACGGCCCCGCCCGTGGCGATGCCGTTGGAGACGGTGTACGGGTTGGCGAACAGCAGGGTGTTCACGTCCACGACCCGCAGCAGCGTGTAGGTGCGGGTGCCGTCCGACCATTGCGAGCCGACGTCAGCGGTGGTCTTCCCGTGACCGGTGGCCGTCACCTGGGAGCCGACGCTGTATCCGTGGTTCCCTCCGACGTACGACCAGCCGGTGTTGATCGGCGCGTTCTCGTCGCCGGTGCCGTGGATGTTGGTGGCGCCGGTGACAGTCGGCCAGATCGTCGAGTCGGCGGCTGACGACGGGATCAGCGCCACCGATGACACGACGGGGTTGCTGAGCATGAACATGTTCTCGGCGCCGCCGTTGGCGTCGAACGGCATGAGGATGTCGCGGGTCGCGTCGAAGGGGGCGCGGACCAGCAGGTTCTCCGCGTCACGGAACACGGCCAGGCCGGACAACCGTTCGAGGGCGGCGAACCGTGGTGTGACGGCGGCGATCGCGGCGGTCTGCGCCGCGTTGGCCTTGGCTGTGGCGTCTGCGGCGGCGGTGGCCGCGGTGGTCGAGTCGCCGGCCACTCGGGCGTTCACTTCGGCGGTGAGCGCCTGAGTGCGGGCGGTCGTTTCGGCAGCGAGGGCAGCGGCGGTCGCGACCTCGTTTCCGCCGCCCGGCTCCAAGGCGGTGATCCGCGCGGCCTGCGCGTCGAGCTGCGGCTGCGAGTCCGGGTAGATCGCTTCCATCGGCCCGCCGCTGACCGTGATCCACAGGCAGGGCATGTCGTCGAGGTCCCAGAACGCGGGCCTGTTCGAGTGGAGGTCAACGACGAGAGCGCCACCGACGATCGGGGCGCCGGGAGCGTCGCGGTTGGCCGGGTCGAAGGCAGCCAGGTTGGCGGGCTGTGGCGACGGGTGGCCGGGCGGGGTCTTGTAGATCAGGCACGGAAGGCCCTGCGCCAGCGCGAGGCCGTTACGCAGGTAGACGGTCCGCTGGCCGAGGTCGGAGTACAGCCGGGCCACGGGCCACCTCCATTCAGGGGTTCATGGGGTGGGGTCCGGCGCGCGGCCGGTATGGACTGGCCTGGTCAGGCGGCTTGAATGGCGAACGCCGGGCCTGGCGACGCGTACCCGTTGGGGGTGAACCCGGCAGGCAAGGCGCCGGTGACACCGCCCTGGGTGACGGTGCCGTGGTAGAGCAACGCCGAGTTGGCGTTCGGTAGGTCCCGTGTCTCCTGGCCGGTGACCGTGCCGACCAGGCTCACCGTGTTGGTGCCCTGCGGTGTGACGGTCAGCCAGAGCGGCACGCCAGTGGCGGGTCCGGCCGGAACGGTGAACGTGATCGCGAGGGCGCGGACACCGGCGGGGGTGGCGGCGATGATGCCGGCGTCGAGGAGCAGCGCGCCGGGGAGGCCGGTGCTGTCGGCGCGGATCCCCAACCGCAGGTCGGTGTCGGCGACGCCGACGTTGACGTATACGCCGAGGGCCTGCAACGCCTGTCCGGGGGGCAGCCACACGAGCTGCGCCCGTTCGATGTCCACGGCGGCGGAAAGGGTGGCGATGGCGCCGGGGCTGCCCCGCCACTGCCCGGACGGAATCGGTTGCACCGCGGGCAGGCTTCCGGCTCCACTGCCGGGGCCCCAGAACGCGCGGCTCACCACACCCTCACCGACACCTTCGGGGTGCCGGCGGAGCGGACCCGCACGACCGAGTTGACGCCCTTCGTCTCGTCGGGCAGCTCCATCGAGCAGATCGCCGCGGGCAGGACGTGGCAGCCGTCTTGGCCGACGACGGCGGGGGTGTTGTTGACGGTGAAGTAGACCTCGGCCGCCCCGTCCAGGTTGGTGACCTCGACGGTCGCCCCGTTCACATCGAAGGTGAACGTCTTCTCGACGTTGGCGGTGAGGGTGAAGTGCTGCGGTGACACCGCCACGGCGGCCTCCGTTCAGGGGTTGAGCAGGGGTGGTCCGGCCGCCCGGCGCTGGGGAGTTCGGGCGGCCGGACCGGACCAGGGGGTCAGCCCTGCCGGGACTTGACCGTCTCGACCAGGTCCGAGCGCTCGGACCGGATGAGGTCGTCGTAGTTGCCGCCCTGGGCGACCAGGTACTCCACGAGCACGTCGGTGGACGCGCGGCCGTCGGGCGCCTTGCCGCCGAGGGCGGCCAGCTTCTCCCGGGCGGCCTGGCGGCGGGCGGCCGTCTCGGCGGCAGCCTTGTCCTCCTCGGTCGGCTCCGCGTCGGCGTTGCTGACGTTGAGGGACTGGCCGTGCGCCGTGCCGGTCGCGGTCTGCTCCTCGACGGGCTCCATCGCCCGGGAGCCGTCCGAGGCGGGGACCACGGTGCGGTCGGCGACCGCGGCCGGCTCACCGGCCGCGTTGACCCCGCCCGTCTCGTCGCCGCCCACGCGGGCGGCCATGCCGATGTCGAGCAGGTGCTTCAGCTCCGGCGCGTCGGCGGGGATGAGCGCGCCCTTGTGCACGAGCACCTTCGCCCGGCCGAGCGCCGTGTTGGTGGACACGTAGGCGCACTCGCCCACGAGCTGGTAGGTAGCCACGATCAGGTCCCCTCTCAGCCCAGCGAACCGGTGCCGGTGAGGCGGATCGCCGCGCCCGGCTCCTGCACGACCGGGACGGTGATCCGGCGGGCCCAGATGTCCCACGAGTCCCGCTCGTCGATCCGCTTGGTCTTGTACTGAAGGTTGTTCGGCAGGGTGGCGTAGCCCGGGTCCACCTCGGTCTCGTCGGCCATGCCGCCGAGCTGGTCGGGGTCGTACACCCACACGTCGTCGGACGGCAGGTTCGCGACGGCGGTGGTGACGATCTCGTACTTGCCGAGCCGGTCGATGTCGCCGCCGTAGATCGGGTTGTCCGACGCTTCGCGGCGGCGCAGCGCGGCGATCGCCGGGTCGGTGATCAGCAGCGCGTACTTGGTGGTGGACATGAGCACGGCGCGCGGGTTGTAGCCCTGGTTGAGGTCCACGATCTTCGCCGCGGCCAGCTCGACATCGCGGAACAGCATCGGCGAGGCGGCGTTCCACGCGGCCGACGCGGCGATCGAGTTGGTGACGGCCGACGCCACGGCGGAGGTGGCGAGCCGGTCGACCTTCGAGATGACCGTGTTCGCGGTCTTGATCAGGGCCCGGTTCAGCTCCTGGCCCATGTAGACGGACCGCTTCAGCTTCTCGTCGGTCAGCGGGACCGCCTGGCCCCACTTGCTGACCGCCGCCAGCGCGGCGGTGCCCTCGGGCGTGCTGTCCCGCGGGTACTCGCCGCCGGGAGCGACGGCCTCGACGGGACGGCTGTTCATGATCGGCTCGGACTGCTCGAACGCGATCGCGCCGCCGCTGGTGCGGAAGCGGCCGGTGAGGATGCGGTCCGCGACGAACCGCAGCTCGGCGATCGTGCGCAGCCTGCGACGCAGGTACGTCGGGTTCTGGAGCAGGCGGTGGATGGTGAGCAGGTCGCCGGCCAGCGTGGGTGCGGCCGGAGGGTAAGCGCCCGGCATTCGGGTCGTCCTTCCAAGGTGGCCCGGCTGGCGGGCACGACGAAGAGGCCCGCACGCGGGGATGCGTGGGGCCTTGGTGGTGCGCGGGTCTGGGGTTGTGGTGCGGGGTGTGCGGGCGCCCGCCGGTCAGGAGTGGCGGCCGGCGGGCGTCACGACAGCGGGGTGGGTCAGATCTCCATCCACTCCACGTCCGCGCCGTCGGCGGCCGTGGTGAGGGCGATGCCGACGTTGTTGACCCCGGCGGCGCCGGAGGCGACGGTGCCGGCGGCGCCGGTGTCGACGCGGGCTCCGGCGGTGATCGCGCCGGACGCCTTCGAGACGTGGACCTTGCCGCGCGGGAAGTAGGCGCCGCGCTGGTTCGCGGCCACGTCGTTCGCGGCGACACCCACGCACGCGGGGCTGCCGGCGGTGGCCGGGCCGACGGTGCCGTTGCCGGTCACGATGACCGACTGGCCGCCGGTGGTGTTCGCCGAGAAGGTGGCGTTGATCTGGTCGGAGTACAGGTACTTCGGCTCGTAGGCGCCCATGGTCAGTTGGCTCCCTTCTCGGCGAACGGGCCGTCGATGCCGGCCACCAGCGCCTCGTACTCGGTGTCGACGCCGGCCATGTCGACGTCGCCGGTGAACCCGGACGCGGCCACGGGGACGGCGGTGTTCGGGGCCAGGGAGGCGAGGATGTCGGCGGTGACCTCGGGGGCGCGGTCGTACCGCTCCTCCCACGTCGCCCGGTCGGCCGGCTTGATGCGGCCGGTCTGGACGGCGCCGTCGAAGAGGGCCTTCTTCGCGTCGGCCGCCGCGCTGGCGTTGATCTTCGCCAGTTCCGTCGACAGGCGGGTGATCTCCGCCTTCATCTCGTTGGTCGCGGCCGTCGAGGCGGCGACCTGCTCGGGGTTCGGGGCGGCGTCGGCCTTCGCTTTCAGGTCGGCGAGCGCGGCCATGACCGCGTTGTCGTCGGCGTCCTCGGGCAGGCCGAGCCGCGAGCGCACGTCAGTGCTCAGGGTGGACACAGGGTCCTCCTTCGGATCGGTGTTGGGCTCCGGCTCGGCGGCCGGGGGAACGGGGGCCGGCTCGCCGGTGGCGGGCTCGGCGGGCTCGACCGGGGCGGGCTCGCCCTCGGCCGGGTCGGTGGTGGGTTCGCCGGCCGGGTCGGCGGGCGGCTCCGGGGCCGGCGCGGCCGGCGGCTGGGCCGGCCGGGACTCCTCGGCGGAGGCGAACACCATCCGGGAGGCGGCCACCTGCTCGTCGGCCGGCACGTACGCGGTGCGGACCCGCTGCGGGGCGCCGAACGAGATGCTGTCGCCGTCGACCGTCACCGGCACCCGCACCAAGCTGCGGTCGGTGTTGTCCATGACGATGACCTCGTCCTCGGCGGCCTCGACGATCCACTGCTGCTCGGGCTGGCCGGCGGCGTTCCACGCCTGGTGGATCCGCTCGGTCAGGCTGGGGGTCGGGTTGGGCATGGTGTCCTCTCCTGGCAGGCCGGTCGAGGCGGCGGTCTTGCGGTGCTCCTTCGAGCCCGGCCAGTAGCCGAAGTGCTCGTGGAACCACTCGCTCGCGATGCGCTTGGCCCGCTCGGGGTCGACGTGCTTCTTCAGGTGCCGGTACAGGGCGGTCCATGGGTGGGGGTTGTTCGCCCACTTCTTCAGGCCCTCGCCGTGCAGCCAGTACCGCTTGAGCTGGTTGCCGTCGGTGTCGGCTGCGGCGGCGGCGACCGGGTCGACCGCCTGCGGGCCGTAGATGTCGGCGAGGTCGACCGCGGTGAGGGGGATGTCGATGTGCTGGCCGGCGAACGCGACCCGCACTCGGTCGAAGACGACCGGGCCGGTGCGGGCGGCCAGCGCCGGGATCTGCGACAGGTCGTCGGTGTAGGTGAGCGTCACGTGCGGCACCCACGGCCGGTGCGGCTTGCTCACGTCGACCTGGAATTGAAGGGCGGCGTGCCGGGCGGCGGATGCGGCCACGGCCTGCACGTATTCGAGGTCGTCGCCGCCGATCCCGAGGACGAGGCAGGTGTCCCGGTCCCGGCCGTCCGCGCTGGTCACGCCGGGCGGGTTGAACACGGACACCGCGAACGCGTGCGCTTCGACGGGCGGGGTGTCGGTGGTGGCGCGGCGTACCGCGTCCACGACCGCGGCCTGCGCCTTCGGGGAGAAGTCGACGGCCTTGCCGAGGTAGAGCAGGGTCAGGTGCAGCTCGTCGACCGGCTCGCCGCCCTCGACGGCCAGGCGGGCGGCGTCGGCGGCGCGGGGGATGAGGGCGACCATCGCGCCCGTGTGCTCGGTCTGCTCGGCGGCGGCGACGTGCAGCGTCAGGTCACCGCCCACCGACGCGGCGATCCGCACTTCGGCTACGCCGGGCTGCCGGGATGATGCGGCCAGCCCGTACAGGGCGCGCACGTCGTCGAGGCTGTTCAGGCTGGTGAGGGTGGACACCCCGGGAGGGGTCACGCCGAGCAGCGCCACGGCGGTCAGCACGAACGGGTGGGTGTGGCCGAGCCCGCACCGGTAGTTGTAGGAGCCCTCGACGGACCGGTTCGGCCAGGCGGCGGCCTGCACGTCGCTGAGCCAGGCGGGGGCGACCTGGTCGGCGACGAGGGTGTGTCCACCGTCGGTGGTGCGCAGGTTCTCGTACCAGCCGATCGCGGGTTCCCCGTCGCCGGGGGTGAACCGGGTGTCCGTGTGGCCGATCTTGATGATGGGCTTCTGGATGGCCGGGCAGGACAGGGCGGCCACGGCGGCGGCGAGGTCTTCCCGGGCGGCGGTCCACTGGCCGGTGGAAATGTCCCAGCGGCCGGTGCGGACCAGCTCGACGCCGTCGCGGCGGGCCAGCGGGGCTGTGGAGGGCATCGGTTACTCCTCCCGCTCGGGCCAGTGCCAGGTGCCGCCGGCCTTGCCGGTCTCGTCCTGCGCGCAGCGGTTGAAGAACAGGCCGGTGGGGTTGAGCACGGCCAGGTCGAGCTGCCGGGCGGGCCCGTCGGGTCCGATCGAGGGCGGGGCGCCGTCGGGGACTCCGGCGACGATCGCGGCCCGGCACTGGCTGGTGTACTCACCGCCGGGGGTGCCGTAGGAGACGTACTGCACGATGCGGCCGACGGTCGGCTTCATGGGCCATCCCGTCCTCTCTGCGGATCGGGATGGTGGAGGTCGACGTCCGGCCTGCCCACGTAGGCGGGGTCGGAGCGTTCCATGGAGAAGCCGACCGCTCCGTAGACGCGGTCGATACGCGGATCACGGGTCCGCTCCCACAGGTACAGTGCCTTGCCTGCGACCTGGTCGAGCGGCCCATCGGCGTCCACGACGATGCTGTGACCAGCGGTGGTGATCTCGACGCGGGACAACTCGGCCCCCTCACCAATGACTGGTCAGGGGGCCGAGGTCACGCCCGGCCGGGCGAGAGAGCTACAGGGCTGCGATCAGCTCTTGGCGGAGATCGCCTCGGTGTACGCCTCGGCGAGCACCTTGTACTGGTCGCTGGTGAGCCGGGAGTCGGCGTTCACGAGGTCCCACGAGTCCTCGGCTGGGGCCGGGTCATCGTGGACACCCCACGCCTGCTCCTCGGTGGTGGCGGGCTGTGCCGGCCACTTGCGGGTGCGGAAGTCCTCGGCGGCCTGCTTCAGCGTGATCTCCCCGGCTGCCAGCCGGTCAAGCACGTCACGGACGCTCGACACTTCCATCACCTCCTCTACCCCATTGTCTCAGACGGGTTGAACGGTTTCGCCAACTCGCGCAGCAATCCGGCGAGTTGACGGGCCGACGGGCTGGTCAGTCGGCCGAGCACCATCCGGCGCTTGCCCTTTTCGAAGATCAGTTCGGCGAGGATCGCCCCGCCGGGAAGGTGCTCGACCTCAACACGCCGGTCCCCCTTGGTGAACACGTCCACCCGCTGCTTGAACGGGCCGTCCCAGTCACGCTTGCGGAAGGTGACCTTCCGCTTCAGCCCGGACACGCCCGCGTTGGACACCGCCTGGTCGATCTTCTTCACGCCGTCGGCGCCGAAGTCGGTCGACCGGTAGTCCTCAGCCACGAGCTTCGGGGCGCGACCGGTGACGCTGTTGTCGTAGATCGCCCAGCCGTCGAACCGCTCTTGCAGCCCGTCGAACACCTCACGGTTGACCGTCCGGCCCTTGCGGGTTTCCTGCGCCCGGATGATCGCCGGAGGCACGAACCGCCCACCGAGACCCTTGCCCTGCCGGTAGCGGTCGGCGCCGTTCCGGTAGCGGGACAACGCCCGCTCCACGGACACTTCCACCGGGATGTCGACGAACACGCCGCGCGTCTCGTAGCCGTTCCGGTCGAGGTCGTCGAGCCGGGAGACGACGCCGCTCTCGGAGGACATGGTGATGTCCCAGATGATGTTGCGGCGGTCGCGGTACGCCATGTCGGCGAGGAGCTTCGTGATGCGGGACGACTCCTCGTGGATGAGGGCGGCCCGTTCCATGGGTGACAGGTCCGGGTGGTCGGGCACCTCGGGGATCAGCCCGCGTTCGGCCATCAGCTCCTTGACGTCGTCCGGGTTCAGGGTGAGGTACTGCGACTGGTCGATGCCGGCGTGGTCCCGCAGGACCGTGCTCTTGCCCGCGCCGCCGAGGCCACCGGCGATGACCGCCTTGCCGCCGCGAGGCACCTTGTCGGCCTTCGCGTACAGCTCGGCGGCGATCTCCCGGTGCATCCGGTCACGCTCCGGTTGCCACGCACCGTCGGCGGTGGTGTGGGTGACCTCGGTGGCCAGCGTCTTCCGCGCCTTGCCGATGACGTCGGCGATCATCTTCTGCCGGGCCTCGAACTCCTCGTCGCTCATCAGCCCGTAGGAACTGGCGTCGCCGTCCCCGCCGCCGTTGCGACCGTTGCCGCTGCCGTCGGACTTCCCGCCCCTGCGGCCGGGTAGGAACCGGGTCCATTTGCCGTCCTCGTCCCGCTTCTGGTTCGGGTCGAAGCCCTTCCGGCGGGCCGCCACCTCGTCGCCGAACAGCGCCTCGGGGACACCATCGTCGGTGTCCGTGACGATCTCCGTCACCTCGAAGGTGTAAACCCGGCTGGCGGTCACGGCGACGTCCTCCAAGCCCTTACGCAGAGCGGACACCTCGTGTGCGAGGTCCAACAGGGTGTCGATGTCGGTGTCGACGCGGAGCACCGTGATCTCCATCGGGCCGGTCACCGCCACGGCCGCAGCCGCCGCCCACCGGTGGTGCCCGTCGAGGACCACACCGTCGCGGGAGACGAAGATGGCGGAGCCCTCGGGCCAGCCCTCAGCCTTCAGCGTGGCGTAGAGCTTGCTGACCTTCGCCCCTTCGAGCTGGTTCTGGGTGGCGGTCAGCCGGCGCGGGTCGACCTCCTCCCGCCGGACCCCGATGCCCCGCTCGGCGAGCGTCCGAACGAACGCGTCGAGGCTGCCGTCCTGCCGGGACAGCTGCGGCATCTCTGCTCGGGAAACGTCGCGTGCGCTGCGGCGGAACAGGTTCGGGTTCTCGCCCTTGACCTGCAAGCGGGACAGGTTGTAGATCGGCCCGCCCGCGGACAGGCGCATCAGCGCGTCGATGTTCTCCGGGTCGACGGTGACGGCCTCGCCTCGAAGCAGGGCGGCGTGAGCTGATTCGACGCCGCTCGCCGACCCGGCCCCGCCGCCGCGGGTCCACATGCCGTGGTCGTCGCGCCGCTGGTTCGGGTTGAAGCCGTTGCGGCGGGCGGCCACCTCGGCGGTGTCCTCGTCGATGACGGCGTAGATGAAGCCACGGCAGCGTTCCCGGCCGGCGCAGTACAGGTACCGTCCGGTCGGGTAGTCGGCCAACGCGTCCTCGAACGTGGCGTACTCCGCGCCGTCCACGAGCCGGCACGGCCGGCAGGTGTTGCGGTCCAGCTCCTCCGACGCCCGGAACCGGACGCCGTCGGGCAGCTCCCCGAGCACCTGTTCCCGGCCGATGCCCTGCGCGGTGCCGGCCGCGGCGGACAGGTTGCCCGCGACCAGGCCGCCGGTCTTCGGCTCAGAGAGGTCCGTGAGGGCCGTGGTGACGGCCTGGCGGACCTGCTCGACGGTGGCCTTGACGCCGGCGTGGGCCAGCGCGACGCGGGTCGCCGCGGACCGGTAGCCGGCCACGATCAGGTGGGTGGCCACCTGGGCGTTCTCGGCGATCCGGCCGAGGCTGGTGCGGGACAGGGCGGGGTTGATGCGGGCGATGGGGCGGACCTCGACGGCCGCGGCCGAAGCGGATGCGCGGGCGAGCGTGGTCATGCCGTCGGTGACGGCCCGGGTGAGCGCGCTGGTGGCGGTGGCGGGGATGGCGAGGGCGGCCAGGCCGGCGAGCGCCCCACCGGCCACCTCGGCGGCCACAGCAGCGGCCAGAGCAGCCACCAGGGGCCCGGACGCCTGCGACCAGGCGGCCGTCATGTCCTCGACGGCCTGCCGGTAGGCGGCGTCCATGCCCTGCACATCGACAGCCGGTGGGGCGGCGGCGGCGACCCGCTCACCGTCGCCGCCCCCCGGGGTCTCTTCTTCCTCCTGGGCGCGTTCCTCGTCGACCTGAGGCCGGTCAGGAACGCGGGCCGGCGCTCCGGCCGGCAGGGGCCTCGGGGCGTCCGGGTCCCGCTCCGGAAGGCGGTACTCGCGGCGCACCCACGCTTCCAGCCTCGGATCTGCCGACAGCGCCCCCGAGTTGAGGAGCAGCTGTAGCGACTCGGCGGTCACCTCACGGCGCGAGCCGACACCGGACACGACGACGCGGGGGACGGGTTCGTCCTCGCCCCAGTTCCAGTCGACGATCGGCACGCACACCTGCCGGGTGGCGGTGTCGGCGATCGCCTCCGCCTCCGATTCCAGGGCGAGGGTCCACGAGTCGATGAAGGACTCGCCGAGGGCGCGGGCGCCGGTCTGGGTGGTGCCCAGGTCCAGGTGCGGCATCAGCACCGACCCGGACATCTCCTGGTTGAGGAACCGGATGAAGCCGAGGGTGTCGGGGATGCTGCCCGACAGGCCGACGATGCGCATGGTGAACCCGGGCGGCACCGACGCGCCAGCCTGGTCCCCGGCGCGGGCCGCGGACACCATCCGCTGCGCCTCGGCCATCTGGGCGGGCGACGGGTTGGTGCCGGGGTTGGCTTCGGCGACGGGGACGCCGGCACCCCAGCGCCGGTTGGAGATTGCGTTGACGCGCAGCATCTCCCGCTTCAGCAGCCACGGCGCGTACGCCGGCCGCAGCAGGCTCGTGCCCTGCCAGCCGGAACCTTCCCGGTTGCGGGAGTAGAAGACGAGCCGGTCGGCCGGGATCTGCGGGGACGGCTGCCGGGAGGTGATCTGCTGGTCGATGCCGAGCAGGGCGCCAGTGCGCGGGTCGGCGTGGATTGCCATGATCGTCGCAGGGATGCGCTCGGCGAGGGTCGTGAGGCGGGCACGCCGGCCGTCCACGATCTCCGCTTCCAACTCGAACGCGTAGTGCCCCCACACCTGGCTGAGCAGGGCGGAGCGCAGGTGGTCGTTCCACGACACGCCGCGGCGGCGGGCACCGGTAGCCTTGTCCTCACCGACCACGTTGAGACCCAGGCAGTCAGCCACGAACTGGGTCACCTCGGGCCGGCAGCCGGCGCCGTCGAGCTGCCACTGGGCGCGGCGGATCTGCAACCCGTAACCGTCGACCACGGCGGCCAGGCGGGGGTCGCGGCGCATCTGCGCGTAGATCGGCACCGACGCCGGGTACAGCAGGTCGGGGATGTGTTCGTAGACGTCGGTGACGATCGTGCCGTACTGGTTGTCGTCGACCATGCCGATCAGCGAGGTGGGGGCGTTCATCGAGCCACCCCCGTCCTGCTACAGCGGCTCGCTGTTCCAGTCGACCTCGTCGGCCGGCGGCGAGGCCGGCGGCGGCGGGGGTCCGGGGGCGGCCTGGGTGACGGCGACCCGCACCGCGTAGGCGAGGGTGTCCACCTGGTCGTCGTTCGCCCCGTTGGGGAACGCGGCGTGCTCGTTGACCCACTCGTTGAGCCACCACGCGCCGGCCGGCAGCCACACCCGGCCGCCGCTCGCCCACGCCGAGGCGGGCAGAGCGCGAGACAGCTTGTCCGTCTCCGCGCTGACCGGGGTGATGGACACTCCGGCGTTCGCGGCCTCCCGGGTGATGGTCATGCCGTGCTGGGTGGCCTCAACGAACAGGGTGTCGAGGCCCCATCGTTCGATCAGCGGCCGAGCGTGCGTGAAGTGCTGGTTCTCGCTGATGTGGGCCCGGACCCGGTCGAGGAGGACCAGGTCGCCGGAGATGGTGCGCGCCCACGCGGAGATGACGGTCCAGTCGGCGGACGCCTTGGTGGACGCGGCGAGGTCGACGGTGGCGAACCGCCAGCAGTCCCGCAGGTCGTACGTCCGCTGCCCCAGCGTGAGGGTGGTGCCGTGGGCGGTCCAGTACCGCCACCACATCCGCTTGAACAGGTTGCCCTCGGCGGGGGTGGGGGACTGCTGGTAGAGGGCGGAGAACACGTACGCGCCGACGGCCTTGCGGATCTTCGCCCAGTCCCGGTTGCCTCGGGCGGAGATCAGCGGTTCCCCGACTTTCCGGCCGAGCGGGTCTTCGGGGCGGTCGGCGATCGCCGGAATCCGGATGATCTTCCAGTCGGCGCCGGTCTCCCCACTGATGATCTCCTGAATCGGCTCCGCCTCATGCCACAGCGTCTGGATCCACACGACCTTCGTACGCGGGCCCATCCGGGGGATCAGCACGGACTGCCAGGTCCGCATGACCCGCTGCCGGTACGCCTCCGACTGGGCTTCCTCCATGTTCTTCAGCGGGTCATCGACGATGATGTAGTCCGCCGGCTTACCGGTGATCGAACCGCCGACCCCGGCGCAGTAGATGCCGCCGCGCCGGTCGGCAACCTGCCACCGCCCCGCAGCGCGGGAGTCGGCGCGCAGCCGCACACCCAGGTCCACCGTGCCCTCATCGCCGGTGTACGTCTCCACGGCCAGCTTGACGTCGGCACCCCACCGGCGGGCCATCTCGTCGGAGTACGACACGTCGATGATCCGCAGGTCCGGGTCGAAGTCGGCCAGCAGCCACAGCGGATGCCAATACGAGCAGAGCGTGGACTTGCCCTCCTGCGGGGGCATGAACACGGCCAGTCGGTTGCCCGGCAACCGGCCCTCCGCCAAGTCGACCAGGTTGCGGTTGATGGCCTCCAACGCCGGGGTGCGGACCATCTGCGGGTCCAGGTCGCAGGCCAGGTCCAGCGGCGACACCCACCGGCGCACCGGCGGCTCGAACTGCCGGGCCGCGGCCTCCCAAGGCGACACCACAGCGCCCTCCCCCGAACCGAGGGTCAGGACACGGCGCGCAGGTGCCGGGGCACCACGTCGGGCACAAGGGCCTGCTGCTGCGGGGTCAGGTTCAGGTCGCCGAGGATGCGGCGGATCACGTCGGCCAGCAGCGCGCCCTGCGACTCGGCCAAGCGGACGCGCCGCTCCTCGATGCCGGCGGCGATCGCGGCCTTGCACACGTCGAGGAGGTGCTTGCGTTCCCGCTGGTACAGGTCCAGCAGCACCGGCGGCGCAGCCCCCTCGGTGGTGTCGACGCCCGGATGTTCGCCACTCTGCTTGTCGACCGTCGACCGCTTGCCCCAGGACAGGGCCTCGGCTTCCATCTCCTGCACGCGGGCGCGTAGCCACGCGACATGCCCGGCGGTCCACTTCACCTCGTCAAGCAGGGCGTCGGTGGGGGACACGTCGACCGGCAGGCCGTACGTCCTCACGGCTTGCTCGGCCATGGCCACCATCCCCGCGACCTTGTGGCTCGTGGTGGCTCCGCCGTGGAGCTTGCAGCGGCCGATCCCGGGGTGGTCGGTTCCCCAGCCGGCGGGGCGGGTGCACAGGTCGTTGCCGTGCTCGTCACGGACGGGGTTCTTGCCGTGCTTGGCTCCGGGGCGTTGCTTGCCGTGCTTTTTGCCGAGGCAGAGGTTTCTGTCATGCCGGGCGGGGTTGGGTTTGGGTGTCATGGTCACCTTCGGCGGGTTCGTGTCGGTGACAGCGACCTCACGCAGCGTCAGCCATGCTGGCCCGATGCATGTTCTTCGTTATGTCGCAGTTGCGGGTGTTGTTGCCGTGCTGGCCACGGGGTGCTCGGGGGGTATGGACCCGGTGGTTGGGGGTTCGCCGTCCACGGCCGCCGTCCCGACGTTGTCCCCGGCGCCTGATGGGACGGACGGGGCGATGCCGGTGTTGGAAGGGCCCGCGGCCGAGGGTGCGAGTTGGCCCGACGGGCTGACCGCCAAGCTGGTCGCCGTCGAGCAGGTCCCCAACGCGTGGGGGGTCGACGTCCCGAAGTCGAGGGCGATCGTGCGGCTGACGTTGGAGGTCCGCAACGGCACCCAGGACGTACTGCCGCTGATGCCGGGCAACGGGGAGATGGACCTCATGTACGGGCCGAACCGGGAGGACGCCGAGCTGGAGGCGGGGTACGACTGGCCGGACGGCGAGAAGCAGAAGCTGCTTCAGGCGGATGCCGGGAACCGGATCCCGGTCGGCGGTTCGGGCAGGCTGGTGGAGTCCAGTTCGGTACCGGTGTCAGCGCTCGGTGACCTGACCGTGGAGGTGGAGCTGCCGGCCACCGACGGGGAGCGCCTACCGTTCACCCTGACCGACGTCGAGGCACTGTTGAAGCAGGTGCGGTAACCGGGGGTGGCCCCGGCCCGGCGGTGCGAGCCGGGCCGGGGCGGCACTCACTCGTCGCGGCCGAACGCGGAGTCACGGGCACGGCGCAGGGTGCGGATCAGCCGGTTGATGCCCTCGCGGTCGAGGGTGCCCCACAGGCCGGTGAAGTTGGCCGGGGTTTCGCCGTCGCCGGTCAGGTGCTCGGCGATGCTGCGCCCGTCGTGGGTTTCGATGCCCAACTGCACGGAGCCGGTGGGGGTGGGTTGCCAGCCGACCTGCACATCGAACGTGCCCACAAGGTCGTAGATCGTTTCCTTCGGCATCACGCCGTCGCCCATCACGGGATTCGCCCTGGACCCCGGGCGGCGGGCATCCGCCATCACGGCGGGAGTCGGAGGTTCAGGCCCCGCCGGGTCACTGGTCGCGTTCCTGGCTCTCGTGGACCTGGGACGAGGTGAGCAGGGTCGCGGCCTCGATGATGATCGCCAGGAAGGACAGCGACAGCACGAACGGCGGCTCGTCCTTCGCCCACGTCTTCATCGAGATCGGCCAGCAGATGATCGAGCCGGCCAGGAGGATCCAGGCCACGATCGTGCGGGCGCGGCGCATCCTCGCGGCCATCGCACCACCCCCGGACACGCAAAAGCCCGCCGCGAACGGGGGACGCGGCGGGCCTTTGGAGACAACGGTGCTGCTCAAACGTATACCGGCCGGAACACGTCGCCGCAAGTGACCTTGCTGGTCACGGTTTGGCGCGTCGCAGGACGGCGACCGCTTCGAGTACCTGACCGGCCAGGTAGACGGTCTCGCGGCCCCGCTTGTCGAAGCGGGGAAGCAGCTTGCGGGTCGGGTCGTCCGGGTGGTCGAGGCACGCCCACTTGCGGATGGTGAGCGGGGAGACGTTGACCAGCTCGGCGGCCTGAGCGGTGGTGAGCTCCCGGTCCGGCTCGATGACCTCGGGGCGGTCGAGCATCCAGTCCTCGCCGAAGCCGGCGGCGGTGGCGTCGGCCTGGTCGCACAGGTCCGGGCGGACGGCGCGCAGGTGCGCCCGGTACATGCGGGCGACCGCCCGCGCCCGGTGGGTGGCGTCGTCGAGGTGGTTCGGCCAGCGGGGGTTGGTCTGCCGGTCGTAGTCGGGCTTCACGCCGTCGCCTCGGCGGGCGTCTCCGGCGCCGGCTGCGGATCGGGCTCCGGATCGGGCTCTGGGTCGGGGGTGCCAGGCCAGCGGAGCGTCCGCACGTACTCGTCGTAGTCGGCGGCCGGCCGGTGCTCCCCACAGCGGTCGCACCACACCTCGCAGTCGTCCTCCTCGTACCGCGGTTCCGCCCGGTACAGGGGGCCGTCGAGGTCGTCGGCGTCGCGGCCCTCGCACGCCCAGCAGTCCCCCGGCACCCAGCGGGAGCGGAACGTCCAGCCGAGCATCGAGCGGGCGCGGGCACGCAGCCGGGACAGGTGGGCGACGGCCTCCCAGCCGGCGACGTCGGTGGCGGGGTCCTCGCAGCCGGTCGGGTACACGGCCGTCGGCGGCAACATTGCGAGCAGCCGCAGGCGGGGTTCGAGGACGGTGACGGCGCGTTGCACCGCGGCGCCGTGCTGGGCCAGCGGTGGCAGGTCGGCGAGGCCGGCCGCGTTGCGGACCTCCGTCTCCCAGGTGGTGAGAACGTGGTGGATCTCCCGTTGCAGGGCGTCGGGTTCGCCGCGCAGCGGCATCGGCGGGTCGCGGTGGGCGCCGGGCTGCGGGTTGATCGCCTGCGACAGGGACGGGGCCTGCATCTGCGCCAGGTCGAGCCAGTCGTAGAGCAGGGTGCGGACGTCGCGGCGGGCGGCGGCAAGGCACGCTTCGCACAGCGCGCAGTACGGGTCGGTCCAGGCGGGGTGCTTGGCCAGGTGGTCGTAGCCCTTGCAGCGGTCGCCGGAGATGCACTGCCGGTCGGAGCTGGTGGTGTCGGTCATGCTGGTGATCTCCTCCGGCGCAGCTCAGGGGCTACTGTGGGCGGTGATCACACGTGCCGTGGAAGGTAACGGGATCGTGGTGGCGGCCGGGTCGGGGGGCTCGGCCGCCGCTGGCGTGTTCGGACGCAGTAGCCTACGCACCCGGTCTTAGCGGCAACCACGCGCCACCGGGGTCCTCAACAAGCAGGAAGCCTCCGGCTGCCTGAAGCGCTACATCTTTAGAAACATCTACACCGCCCTACGCGGCGACTTCGCCCTCCTCACCCCTTGACCTCTATAGGAGCATCGGGATGGGATCGAGCCCTCGACCAGGGTGCTGCAGGAGCGAACAGCTTAGGCTCCGATCGCGCTCTGGCGACACACTATAGACACTGTGCAACGGAAACGGTATGCGAATGACGGACGAAGCGGAACGAAATTCAACTGTCCTTAAGAACCCCCATTCCGTTGGACGAGTTCCTCTTATCATGGCGATTACTTTTGTCGTAATTCTCGCGCTAGCTGTAGCGGCCACGGTGGGCTTTGTTGGTTGGCTCCTCTTGATGAACCCTCGCACGAAAATCGGAGCCTCGTCGCCCAAGGACGTCTTGGACCTCGCGAAGGTGGCACTAGCCGTTGCCGGTGGCATCGGGGGCGCTGGTGCTCTTGTTGTTGCCTACAGGAAGCAACTTGCAACGGAAGCTGAGCATCTCCGAGGCGAGAAGGATCACCAGCGGAGTGAACGGTCTGAACAACGCGAGGTGTATCGAAGCCTCAATGAAAGGTTTGATCAGGCCGTAATCCTTCTCGGTAACGCTGACTCGCCTGCCGTTCGGCTAAGCGGCGTCTACTCTCTTGCGTCTTTGGCTGAGGATTGGCCGGCGGGCCGTCAGCGATGTATCGATGTCCTCTGTGCATATGCGCGACTCCCGGTGATGCCGGGTATAGAGAACAGTGGCGAGCGGGAGGTTCGGCGGACTGTGTTCTCGGTGATCCGAGAGCATTTGTTGGAGGAGGCGGCCCAGACGTGGGATGGGTATCGTTTCGACATGAGTGGCGCCACGCTTGATGGCGCCTGTTTTGATGATATAAGGCTTGAGCGGTCGACCTTGAACCTCTCGAATGCGAAGTTGTTGGAAGGCGAACTCAGTCTCAAGGGGCTGGTGGTGGCTGGTGGGTGTCTAGACCTTAGCCATGCACAGCTTTCGGGGGGTGAGGTGGCGCTAAGTGGCCTACTCCTTGACGGTGGTAAAGTGTCCTTTGTGGAAGCCCAATTTTCGGGCGCCGCACTTGCGTGCAGTCATGGAGTGATTCGTGGCGGCCAACTTTCCTTCGAGGGCTGCCTGATTGACGGTTCGCTGCTCAATTTCGGTCGCCTTTCGGTCTACCCGACTGGTGACAGACGTGGCTCTGCGCCGCTTAGCTTCAACGACTCAATCATCCAGGACGGCCGCATTTACCTCGGCTCACTTCAGTATGAAGAACGGTCAAGTAGCGAGACGGCTCGCGACGAAAAGCTCGTCCGAGGAGCGCGTCGAGATGGTTGTTGGGTAACTCTAGAGCACATCTTGTTGAATGGGGGCACAGTTTCATTTCGCGAATCTAGATTCGAGGGGGGCATAATCTCCCTCGCGAACTCGGTCCTCGCTGGAGGGCGCCTTTCATTCGCGTACGCGCGCTTCACACGTAGTGAGGTCAACTTCGCCGGAGCTAGATTCAAGGGCTGTCTGGTCGACTTCGAGTACTCACACTTCGAGGGGCCGGAGCGGAAAGAGCCTTCGCGGGAGGTCTCTGATTGGGTTAAGAGGCTCGAACGGTTGCCCGTGGAAGAGCGCGACATGGTGTGGGATGATCACCCAAAGGCAACCCTCCAGTTCAATTCCGCCGAATTTTGGGCCGGCAGCCTTAATCTGGATCACTCGTCGATCCATGATTCGGTCTTCGACTTAGTGGGAGTGGACTTTCGAGGAGGGAGGATTTCGCTCGAAAAGGCATATTGTGTGAGGGCCGTGATCAACCTATGGAATTCAAGATTCAATTATGAGTCTGTTACTGAGATCGTGCTTCCCGACGAGAAGTGGCTGACAGTTCTGTGGAGCAACTATTATTCGGGTCCACTTGCACGGGTTGCTATTCCTCGCCAAGTTCGAACCCTGGAGGTCAGTGCGGCCGATTAGACGAACACGCGCGGCGGGTGATCTAATCGGCGACGATCAGCCGGGTCACCCGCGTTACGAAGAGCACCACCACCGCGATCTCTATCAGCCCCGTCACGGCTATGAGCATAGGCAATCGGACTGCGGCCGGACACCTTCCGGCCATGCTGGCCCGCAGGTCACCCAGCGGGCCGGCGGGTCACAGCGGCTTGAGGTACGTGCCGCCGTCGGGCGTAAAGAAGTAGTCGAAGCCCATCTCCTGCAAGATCCGGCGCAGCCGCTTCGCCACCTCCACGGCCGCCGCGAGCAGATCCTCAGGCGGCACAAGCGCGTCAGTGCCCGGCAGGTTCTCCACCACGTCCAGAATCCGGCCCGCCACGGGCGCCTTCGCCCACGCGGCGGCCGGGATTACCCCGCTGACGACACCGGCAGCCCCGTAGCCGAGGACCTTCGACATCCGGTCCAGCGAGGCGAACGCGGCGTGGTAGGCGCCCATCAGGTCGCCGGTGCGGTCCCAGGCGGTGCGGGCAGCGCGGAAGGTCGCGACGACGCCGGCAACATCACCGGCGCCGACCGTGTTCACCGGGTCCGTCCACCCCCGGTCGTGGACGGTGCGCTCGCACCGGTACTCGTCGATGGCGCTCTCGGCGAGCCACAGGTACTCCCACGTGATCTCCCGCTCGGGCAGCGTGAACGGCGCCCGCCGGTGCAGGGCCCATGCGGCGTCCCCGTGCTGGTGCAGGCGCACATGCTGCGCCTCGTGGAGCAGACCGTGCCGGGCGGGACGGATCCCGTACGGCACCAGGCCGCTGCTGGCCACGACGACGATCCGGTCGCCCGGCAAGACGCAGGTCTTGGCGGCCGCCCGCGCACCGTCGGCCCTGTCGGCCCGGTACTGCTCGGCGGTCATCGTGTCGTTGGAGCGGTCGACCTCCTGGACCAGGTACTCGCCGGTCACCTTCTCGTACTCGTCGGTGATGACCACCTCGACCTTCTCCGGGTTGGGCACCTCCGCGGTGAAGTCGGCGAGCAGGTTGCTCCAGGTGGCCTGCTGGGCGGCCGGCAGGTCGCGGGCCACCCGGTACGTCACATTCATCGCACTGGACATCCCGCCAGTATGTCCGGCGGGTCGGACAGTCCAACCGCCGATCGAACGTCTGTGCGAGTAGCCTGCGGGCGTGGAGTGGCGCAACCGGTGGCACTTCACGATCCGCTGGGACCGGGCCGGCAACAGCCGGGCCGGTGTCACCGTGATCGAGCGGGTCGTGGGCTCGCCCGCCGAGCTGCGCCACCTGGTCGACCGCGCCCGCGCCGACCCCCACGTGGTCGCCTTCCCCCACCGGCAGGTCCGCGAGCTGGTCGGCGAGGAGCCGGAGGTCTGCAAGGAGGGGCATCCGTACGCCGGCGGGTCGGCGACCCGGCCGGTCCGCGACTGGCGGCCCTGTTCCTGCGGCGGTCACCTGGTGCTCCGCTGCCGCCTCCGCCCCGACGTCCGGGTGGACCCGATCATCAGCGCCGACTGCGACGTCCGGCCACGGTGACTCCGTGGCCGTTCTGGCCGAGTCCCGCCTACGGGTCTTCCTACAAGGCCGCTGGCCGCCTGCGCGAGTCCCATCTACGGGTCTGTGGACAACGCCGCGGAGGTCGAGCGCAAGCCGGTCGTCAAGCCCACCGAGGAGCCGCCGGAACTTGGGTGGCAAACCGCCAAATCCTGGTCACCGGCCCTTTCTGCCAGGCATCCTTCTCCGGGCGGTCGCGCACGTCCGGGCCGTCCACCCGGGCCAGAACTATCGGGCCTCGCCTTGCCACACAAGGCGTCCGGGGCAAGGTCCGATAGCTGTCCAACCGGTGCCGTGGGCGCGGCATGCCGTATCGGCCGGATAGAGTCTGGGAAGTTCCAGCACCAAGGGCGGGACCGCGGCACGTGGACCCACTTCGAGGCGCCGGACGACGTGCCGTCGTCGACCGACGCGGCGCGAGAAGAAGGACGAGCGCCCGGTTGCAGCCGGGCGCCCGTCGAAGCGCAATTACCAATCGCCGGAGCAGGCAGAAAGGCAAGTCGCCAATGAACAGCGTACTTCCTTATCCCCCAGAACCGCAGTACAAGGTCCCGAGCGGAGCGCCACAGGGCCGCACGGTCCCGCTGCGCACCCTCGCGTTCGCGCTGGTCGCGGCCGTCGTCGGGGTCGGCGCGCAGTACCTCCCGGAGATGTCCACGCCGGTGAGCCTGGCGCTGGCCACCTTCCTGGTCCTCGACCGGGTGTACCGGCAGATCCGCTGAACCAGTACGGCCCCCGCACCGGCTCGGTGCGGGGGCCGTCTGGTCCGCCAGGCGGACTAGCCCACCTGGTCCGGCGAGCGGAGCATCCCGCGAGTCGAACCCGCCCCCGAACTTGTCCTTCGCGTCGATCCGCACGCCCTAGCCGGCGACGTCCCCACCAGCTCGCCGCGCGGCGACGATCCGCTCGAACACCTGCCTGCCGAACCCACGCCGCTCCACCCGCGGCTGCCGAGCAGACGTCGCCGAACGGCAACCGGCCCAGCTTCGCCGTCCGGGAACCCGACGTGGACGAGGGCAGCGCCGACTTGGTGGCGGTGCCGTCGCTGGCCTTCGCTGATTCGGCCCTGTGTAGGCGAATGCACAGGAGGTCGTCGGTGACACGGCCTTGGGGGAACCCGGGCGGCTGTCGGCGACGGCAGCCACACGTCACCCTACGGCGACCAGATCCGGACCAGAAACTCGCCTAAGCACCGGACCTGGCCGACGTGCGCCTAGACGATCGCCATGTCCGCGAAGAGGGACAGGTGAAGTTGCGCGGCCACCGTCACCGTGTCGGTGGAGCCGCCGCGCTGCTTCGCGACGATCAAGTCCGCTTCCCCGGCGCGGGGCGACTCCTTGTCGTAGTAGTCATCCCGGTGCAGCAGGATGATCACGTCGGCATCGTTCTCGATCGCACCGGACTCGCGAAGATCACTGAGGATGGGCCGCTTGTCGGCGCGCTGCTCCGGACCCCGGTTCAGCTGCGACACGGCGATCACCGCGATGTCGAGTTCCTTCGCCAGCAGCTTCAGCCCGCGGGAGATCGCCGCAACAGCCTGCTGCCGGTTCTCCGCCCCCTTCGTCGTCTCCACGAGTTGCAGGTAGTCCACGACCAGCAGCCGCAGCCCGTGCTGCCGGTGCAGCTTCCGGGCCAGGGAGCGGATGTCCGCCAGCGACTGGCAGGAGGTGCCGTCGACCCACAGCGGGGCGTCCTTGCTGATCCTCTTGAACCACTCGACCCAGCTCGCGTCCTGTTCGTCGAGCAGGCCGGTGAGGATGACCTTGTGCGGCACCTTCGACCCGGACGACAGCAGCCGTAGGCCGATCTCGACGTCGTCCATTTCCAGCGACACGATCGCCGACGGGATCTCGCAATCGACGGCGGCTGTCTTCGCGAACCCGAGGGTGGCGATGCTCTTGCCGACGCCGGTGCGGGCGGCCACGACGATGAGCTGCCCGCCCTTCCAGCCCCCACCGAGCAGCCGGTCCAGGTCCCGGAAGCCGGTGGGGATCCGCGGCGCGTCGTCCTGCTCCGGGTCGGCGGCGGCCTCCATCGCCTTCACGACGTCCGGGATGATCTGCGCCCACCGGCGGGCACCCTCGACCGTGCCGTCCTCGATCGCGTTCAGCCGCTCCCGCACCTGCTCGGCCAGGTCGGCGGCCGGCAGGTCGCCCAGCTCGAACACGCGCTGCCGGATGAACGTGGCAACGTCGGCGATGCGCCGTAGGTCGGCCTTCTCCTTGACGATCCGCGCGTACCACGGCCCGTTGGCGGCCGTTGGAACAGCGGCGTAGCAGGTGTGGAGGTACGGGGCCCCACCGACGAGGGACAGGTCCGGGCCCAGTGCCTCGGCGATCGCGATGGGGTCGGTCGGTTCCCGCTGCGCGGCCAGCTTCGTGATCGTCTCGAAGATCCGCCCGTGCAGCGGCCGGTAGAAGTCGCCGGGCTTGACGATCCGCTCGATGTCGACGATCGCCTCGACGGACATCATCATGGCGCCCAGGACGATCTGCTCGGCCTTGACGTTGTGCGGCGGCACCCGGTCGTACTGGCCCTCCGACGGCGGCGGCTCGTCGGTCGGCGGCGGACCCCACTCCTCCGGGCTGGTGGCGGTGCGCTCCATGAGGCCGGTCACGCTGACCTCCGCCGCCACCGCCGGTCGTCGCCTAGGAGCGCGACCTTGACTGCGTCACCGAGGCGGGAGTTGATCCGGTCGCCGACGGCGTTGATGAGCGGCTGACCGACCGCGTTGGCGGAGTAGATCATCGGCAGGCGGTGTGACCAGCGGTAGTCGACCAGCCTCAGCAGGCCGTCGCCGGTCCACTCGGTCTGCTTGCCGGCGCCGAGGTCGTCGAGGAACACGAGGTCCGCGTGCATCAGCCGTTCCAGCGTCCCGACGTGGGCGTTGTCGGCGCTGGGCCGCAGCGCCGCGTTGAGGGCCGGGTGGGTGGTGGCCTCCCACCGCAGACCCTCACCGCGGGCGGCCACGCCCTCGACGACGGCCCGGACCGCGCCCCAGCACAGCCAGGTCTTGCCGGTGCCGGTCGGGCCGACCAGGACCAGCGACGGGAAGTCGTGTCGGTTGGCGAGGAACCGGCGTACCCAGGCGGCGACCTGCGGGTGGTCGGGGGTCGCGTCGGCGAACATCGGCGGGATGCGGGCGGCCAGCGTGGCGGCAGCCTGGTCGGTGCGGAACGCGATGCGGTCGAACGGTTCGGGCTCGAACGGTTTGGGCTCGACCTGTGCGGGCTCGGCGCCGGGTCGGAAGCCGGCGGCGGCGAGGATGTCGCCGGCCCGGACCGGCTCGGTGTCGTGGTCGGTGCTCACTGGCTCACCCATCTCGTGTACTCGTCGCTGTCCTGGTTGCGGTACGGCTGGTTGAGCGGGCCACCGCTGCGGCGGCCCTGCACGTTCGGCGACCGCTCAGCGGCGGTACGCATCCAGTTGCGCCATGTCGCCGGCCAGTCGGTCTTGGTGGCGTCCTTGCCGGCCTTCGCCCGCCAGTAGTCGCGGAACTTGTCGGTCTCCGTTTGCACGTTGACGTGCGGCATCTGCTGGGCAGCCCACGCGGCCATGCCCTCGGTGACCTCGAAGTCGTCGGGGATGCGGGTTGCTCGGCGTGGCCCTCGCGGTGCTTTGCTGGCCGGCGTCGCCGCAGGCGGCGCGGTGAACAGACCGTCCGAAGGACGGTCGGGGTTGTGGGTTGGGGGTTGTGGGTTGGGGGTTGCGGTACGCGCCGGTGCCAACTCGATAGGCATTCGGTCGATGCCATCCCCGTCACCGGAATGGCTATCGGAATGGCTATTCGGCTGGCTATCGAGTTGCGACGCCATAGCCCCCACCGGGTCGTCGCCATAGCCATTCCCCGGCGCCGGGACTTCGGGCGTCACCCCGGTCACCGTTGCCATCTCCGGCATCCACGGCGGGCAACCCAGGCGCACCAACTCGGCCGCGAGCGAAGCCCGCAGCCGCGGCGACTCAACCTCAGCGGCGGCGTCCCGGATGGACGGCTGGCGACGAGGGTTGCGGTAGCCGTTGTCGTGCCGCACGAACGACCTGACCAGCAGCTCCTCGGTGTCCTCGTCCACGAACACCATGCCGACTGCCTCCAGGTGGGCGATGTCCGCGCGCAGCCTCTCGCTGGTGCTGTCCTCGGCGAGCTTCACCCAACGGCGCAGGGTCAGAGGCAGCACGCCAGCGGCGGAGATCCCCGGCTGGGTGACGACCATCAGGTATGCGCGTTGCGTCGACTCTCGGAGCGCGATGAAGTCCGGATCGCGCCAGATGGCGCAGAAGATTTGTGCGTAGTTCCGCGCCATCAGTCCCGCGCCCCCTTCCGGCTGTTGCAGGGCCGGCAAAGGAGTTGCAGGTTGTCGAGGTCGTCGGTTCCGCCCTTCGACCAGGGGTGGACGTGGTCAACGGTGAGGTCAGTGGTGGCGCCGCAGGCGCGACGGATGTAGCCGTCCCTGATGATCAGTTGTTGCCGCACCTCGTCGGGAATCGAGTCGCGGAGCCGGCAGGTGGGCAGGCCGATCGTCACGTCCCAGGGCCGGACGGTGCGGTCAAGCCAGCCGGCCTCTTCCAGTGCGACGACGTATTCGGCCACGGTGGAGCGGGCCATGCCGGTGACGCGTTGCAGGGTGCCGATGGTGGCCCTGAAGTTGGACGGGTGGTCCGGGCGCTTGTCCTGGTACTCGAAGCACAGGGCGTGGATCAGAAGCCGCGCCGGTGGGGGAAGCTGCGAACACGACACGGCACTGCGAACGCTGTCGTAGTGCTCGTTGCTGCGTGTCACGTGGTGCTCCGTTCTGGTGGTGCTGGGGGGTTGTGCAGGGCAGGTGAGCTGCCGGTTTGTGCGGCCAGATTGACCTGGCCACGTCCTGACCCTAACCTCTTTCCTTAGGACTTTCCAGAGAACAACCTAAGGAGTTTGGGCGGTTATGGGCGATCGGCGGAGGACTACCGCAGGAGATCCGCAGGAAGGCGGATACGATCTCGGCATGAAGGTGGAACGGGTCAGCGTCGAGACCGTCCGCAAGGAGATCGGCGAGTGGGCGAAGCAGGCTGCCTCCGGGCCGCTTGACTCGCACAAGCTCGTCGGCAGGCACAGCACCGACAGCCTCGTGGTGGTGGAACTGGACTGGTACCGCCGCGCCCGCGAAGCCCTCGGCGACCCGACCGACCTGTAGCCGCCTCACCCCGCACCGCCTGAGCCCGCCGCCACCTCGGCCGCGGGCTTCATGCCGCCCGCCCGGCCCACCGGCGGATGCTCGACGCACCGCCACCCGCACGCGTACAGCCGCGCCGGCCGCCCGCACGGCACCACACCGGCCCCGCAGCCCTGAGACGGCGGCGACCGGCGAACGAACCCCGGCACCGGCCGCCGCTCGATCACCATCAACGGACGGCTCACCGCCGTCACCCCCCTCCTGGTCCTGCCGGCCGGCGGCGCGGCCCGCCCCCTCGACGAGCCGCGCCAGGCCGCGAGCTACTTCCTCTCGGTGAGGGTCAGCGTCGGCGTCTTGATCTCCATGGGGGCGTCGGTGAGGAGCCACCGGCCGTTCCACTGGACCTCCACACCGGTGCTGGTGAAGAAGTAGATGCCGCCCTCGTCGCCGCCGTACGAGCCGTCGTCGGTGGGGCCCTGCACCACCTCCGGGCAGTAGTCGGTGCCCTTCGAGCAGACGTCCACGACGTTGTCCGTCGGGGTGAGCTGCGCGGCGGTGGACGTGACCTTGCCCTTGATCACGTAGTAGGCGTAGACGCCTCCGGTGTCAGCGAGCAGGTAGATGTAGCGCACCCGGTCGGGCTGGTTGTTGCGCTTCAGGTGCTCGATGACGTTGGCCCGCTCCAACGAGTCGTTCAGGTTCGGCAACGGGTCGTTCTTCTTCTGCGCCTCGTAGTTGGCGTTGGCCTGCTTGTCGTTCTGCGGGATGCTGTCGGGCGTGGACGAGGTGCACGACGCGCCACCGGCGGCGAACGCGACGCCGATCAGCGCGGCCAGGACGACGAGGTTGCGGGCGCGGGTTTTCTTCACGGGTAGGTAGTCCTCTCGGGTCAGCGGGTTGTGGCCGGGTCCGGCGAGTGCGCGGCCCGGCAGTCGGTGGTGGGGTCGGTGTCGTCGATCTGCGCCGGCAGGCTCGGGTCGCGCCACTGGCCGCGGGACACCTTCTGCGCCTCGGCGTTGTAGTCGCCGACCATGTCGATGCACCGGTTCACCAGGCCGCGGTAGTTCTCCTGGTTGATCTCGGTGGGCTTGCGCGACACCTCGGCGTACGCCTCGTCGATCCGCCGGTCCGTCGAGCGGATCTCCTGGTACATGCCGGCGAACCACTCCTGGGCGTTGACCCGGTTCTGGCCGTCGTTGGTGATGCGGGTCGCGTCACCGGCGCCCTTCACGCCGGAGGTGGCGACCCTGAAGTACCAGCTGCCGATGGCGATCGCGGCACCGACGGCGAGGACGACGAGGACCGCGATGCCGATCCGCCAGCCGGCGGACATGCCGACCGCGGCACCGTCGGCGACCTCGCGCCGCGCCTGCCGGGTGCGCTCGAAACTTCCCATGTGGTGCTCCTGTTCGTGGTTGGGTTGCGGGGGTGGGGGCGGCCGGCTTCGGGTGGCTTCGGCCGCCCCCGCGTAGCTGTCTGGTCAGGCGACGGAGCTGAGCCGGCGGGAGGTGCGCCGAACGGGGCGGATACCGCCCACGAAGCGGTCGCCGATCGTCACGACGGCCATCGACTCCTCGCCGGTGAACGCGATCCGCATCGAGTCGCCGCGCATCCGCACCGCGCCGAAGTGACCCAGCAGGATCGGGTTGAACTCCATCTCCGACACGGGCCGGCCGACGGTGTTGGGGTCGAGGCTGCCGCGGATGCTCGGGAACTCCACGTCCCGGTCGAGGACGGTGACCGCCAGGCCGGGGTAGCCGCAGTCGGTGTTGCGGGCCACCCGCAACCGGTGCACGTCCGTCACGCCCTCGATGAAGTCGAGGCCGAGGGGCACCCACCGGTCCTTCTCCTTCAGCTTCACCTTCTTCACCAGGTCGGCGGCGTCGGTGAGGGAGATGACGATGTGCCACGGGTCGTCCCCGCCGCCCCGGCGGGCGAACAGGCCCTCCTGGCTGCCGGCGCCCTCGGGCAGGTCGTCCGGGTGCCAGGTCGACACGCCCGCGTGCACGTCGTCGGTGGCCATGGCGTGCACGGCCTCGCCGTCGAACTCGATCCGCACCGCGTGGATGCGGGGCAACTCCGGGTCGGGGCAGGCGAAGCCCATCACGTCTTCGAGCAGGCCGGTGAACTCGCCAGTGGGGATGAACAGGGTCACGTCGCGGGCTCCTTCCAAGCCTTGGCGAACTCGGTGAAGAACACGACCGCCAACCGGACGGCGAACGCGCCCACGGCGATCAGCAAGGGGGACAGCACCAACCACCAGGACCAGGCGACGACGCCGATGACCTTCTGGACCGCGAAGGTGATGGTCATGGCGATGACGGCGCCGAGGTAGGCGGTGAGGAGGGTGAGCTGGCGGGCGGCCATCAGAACGGGGGTTCCTCGTCGAAGCCGCTGCCGCTGGTGCCGGAGCGGCCGTGTGCCGGGCTCGCCGACGTCGCCCAGGGGTCGTCGTCCGCGCCGCCGCGCGGCACCCCGCCCCCGGCGCCGCTGCTGGCGCGGGACATCTTCTGGACCTTCGCCGTGGCGTAGCGCAGCGACGGGCCGATCTCGTCCACTTCCAGCTCGATGACGGTGCGCTTCTCGCCCTCGCGGGTCTCGTACGAGCGCTGCCGCAGCCGGCCCTGCACGATGACGCGGTGTCCGCGCTGCAACGACTCGGCGACGTTCTCGGCCGACTGCCCCCAGTAGGTGCAGGCGAGGAACAGCGGTTCGCCGTCCTTCCACTCACCGGACGCCCGGTCCATGAACCGGGGGGTGGAGGCGATCCGCCACTTGGCGACCGGCTTGCCTGCGGGGGTGAAGCGCAGCTCGGGGTCGTCGGTCAGGTTGCCGACGACGGTGATGGTGGTGTCTCCCGCCATGTTGATCTCCTTAGTTGGTTATGCGTTGTGGGCGCGGAGGACGCGGAGGCCACCACGGCGCTTCAGGGCGCGGCGTTCCTCCTCGGACATGCCGCCCCACACCCCCGCGTCCTGGCCCGATGCGATGGCCCAGGAGAGGCACTGGTCGGTGACCGTGCAGCGGCGGCAGACGGCCTTGGCCTGCTCGACCTGCAACAGGCACGGCCCGCTGGTGCCGATGGGGAAGAACAGTTCGGGGTCCTCGTCGCGGCAGGCGGCGTGGTGCCGCCAGTCGATGGCTCCGAGGTCGGCGGACGTGGCGTTGGCGCTCAGTCCGTGGGTCGATCGCCGCATGTCGGCTCCTCTGCTGGGTTGCGGGTCTGGTCGGCGGGCAGATCGGGCTGCTCTCCGCCGATGCGGATCGGGTTGGTGCGGGGGCGCCGGTAGCCGTACTGGTGGGCGCGGCCAAGGTCGAGGTCGATGACCGGCCGGATGTGGAGGGGTCCGTGGTGAGTCACTGGCCGGCTCCGTACAGGTCGAATTCCTGGCCAGAGTTGGTGCACTGCTCACCGGTCTGCGGGTCCTTGTGGGGGTAGATCCGCTGCCCAGCACGGCCGACTGAGACGGGCCACCTCTGGCAGCCGGGGCAGGTGATCCGGGCGAGACGGGGGCGGGCCATCAGTGCCTCGCCTTCGGCCGGCGCAGCCCACGGAACGGGCGCACCTCGGTCGACCCGTCGGCCCGGCGGATCATCACGTTCTGCGGGGCGGTCGCCCGCAGGTGCAGGTGCGGGCCGTTGTCGAGGCGTTCGGCGCGGCGCTGTGGCCGCCACGCCACCAGGACGGTGACGGGCTCCCCGCGCAGCAGGTAGGTGGTGCCGGCGATCACGACAGCACCCCCACCGGCTCCGGGCGGGCGTCGTGCAGTTCGCCGTCGAGCAGCCGGCCGGCCTGCTTCAGGCCGACCTTCCACACCGCCTGCCACGCCCCGGTCACCGGCACCTCAGCCTCGGTGCGGACGGACTTGCCGGTCTCCCGGTTCACCCAGGCGTCGGGCTCTCGGTCCCAGTCCGGCGCCCACCCACCCGGGTAGGAGTCGTCGCGGACCTTCGGCCCGTACGGGGTGAACTCGCCGTTCTGCTTGTGGTGGAACGCCACCCCGGCGGCCTGGCACTGGTCACGCAACGACCGGAACCAGTCCGGGTGCGACGGCCGCGCCTTCGGCCCAGACTCGCCCTCGGTGATGACCCACTGGACCGGCCACACGCCTCGGCCCTCACACAGTCCGCAGTCCGCGTCCTGTTCCCCGCGTAGATTGGTGTGACCCGTCCACCCACCCCGACCGCGACATGCGGAGCAGGTCAGGTCGACCGGGCCGAGCAGCGGCGCGGCGGACACGAACCGCACGGCAGCCGGCAGCTCGGACAGGATCGGGATGCGCTGCTCGGCGAACCGCTGGTTCTCGGCGCTCACCCCGAGCCACACGTTGGACGGCCACGAGCGACCCCACGGCACCATGGCGGCGACGTTCTCCGGCCGCTTCGTCAGGAGCATCCACACCAGGGCGGGGGTCTGCTCGATCAGGTTCCACAGCCGGCGGCGGGCGTCGACCACGTCGGGGTGGTCCTCGAACACGTCGGCCATCGACGCGGCGAAGATGAACAGCGGCTTACCGGTGGCCAGGGCCTCCCGGTTCCACCGGCGCGGCGTCTGCCAGTACTTCTCCGACATCATGCGGCGGCGGGCCTTGCGGCCCCAGTGCTCGCCACCCCAGCGCTTGTCGGTGGCGCTGGCGTAGCAGTTGTGGGTGGCCACGCCCTCGGCGATAAACGTCCGCGTGCTGGTCTGGATGTCGACCAGCTCGCGCACAGGGCCACGGCGGATGCCGTTCACCTCCACGGACTGGCCGAACAGCCGCCGGCCGTAGAACCCCTCGCACTTGCGGGTGAGCGCCGGTGCGATCCGGGACAGGAACGCGACCTGCGTGTCCACACGGCCGTGCAGGCGGGCAGTGGGGCAGCCCTTGTGGTTCTCGCGCTTCATCGCGTAGCCGAGGTTCGCGGCGTACCGCTCGACGGCGGCCAGGGCCCCGTTGTCCTTCTTCTGCGCGATCCGCAGGAGCGTGTACTTGTCGGCCCGGCTGTAGGAGCCGTCGGTGTCGAACATGCCGGCGAGCCATCCGGCCTGCCAGTCCGGCGCGGACCGCTCGGCCAGCAGTTCCGCGATGCGCGCCAGCTTCGGGCGGCTACGCGTCTCGACCTTCAGCACCGGCTTGGCGCACGGGCCGCCGTTGAAGTCGCGGACCTCGACCTCGACTCCGAACCCCGCGAGGTAGTCCACGAGCCGGTCGAGGATGGCGCGGTCGTCGGCGTTCACCGCGACCCGCCAGTAGACCTGCGGGTGGTCACGCGCTGGCAGGTCCCAGGTGGCGTCCCAGCGCATGGTGCCGTCGCCCGTGGTGACCCCTGCGATGTAGCCCGCCCGGTAGTCCTCGCTGGACAGGTCGGGACCTTCCACGCCCCAGCCGAGCGTCTTCAGCGGCATCCCGAGGGTCAGCTCCTCGGTGGTCTTCCAGGTCGGGCGGGCCTGGTCGGTCAGCCACCGATGCTCGGCGCTCGCAACGATCACGCGGTCGCCCACGGTCAGCTCGACGGTGGGCTGCTCGGTACGCCACACGGCCTCGACCACGGCGGGCTCGATCACCCGGTTGACGCCCAACGCGGGCGTCTCGGTGAACCCGACGAGCACGTCGCCGACCTTCACGTCCCCAATCGGTCGCCAGGTCATGTCGGCGTACAGGACCCGGGTCGCCGGGTCCAGGCAGAACCGGCACGCGGGGCTGACTTTCGAGCACCCCCACCACGGGTTGAATGTGTGGTCCGCCCACGAGATCCCGGTGTTCTCAGCCACGGGCCATCCCCGTCAGGTCGTGGTACCGGCCGGCGAGGACGTCGGCGGCGAGCTGCTGCACCGTGGCCAGCAGCGCCGACGTGGACACCGCGTCAGGGCTTGCGTCGCGGATCTGCTCCAACGCGGCCCGGAACGCGTCCACGTCCCCGACCGGCTTGCGCGGCCGGCGGATGCCGTTCAGCTCGGCACTGATCCGCCCGGACAGCAGGTCGACCGGCCGCCACACGGCCACGTCGGCGCCACCGGCCGCGAGCATGTCCATCCACCGCTGCTGCTCGACGCTGACAACCCCGTCGGTGGCCTTGAACTCGCGGAACAGCTGACCCCCGGGGCCGGCGAACACGGAGTCGAGGAACCCCTTCGCGCCGCTGCCCTGCGCGGCGGTGACGTACCGGCCGGGCCGGATCTGCGCCGGCAGCGGGTGGTAGGCGAGGATGCCGAGCCGCTGCGCCAGGTCGAATGCCTTGCCCAACAGCTCGTCCTCCTCCCGGTTCCGGGTCGGGGCGGCGGCAGGGGAGCGGCGCTGCTTCGGGGAGGCCGCCCGGAGGGCCGGGGCCGTCACGCTGGCACCTGCTCGCTGGCGTGGGCCTTCACCGCGGCGGCCAGCCGTTCGCAGCGGTCGCCGAACTCCAACACGGTGCGGTAGGGGGCGCTCCACGCCTGAGCGGCCTCAACGACCTGCCGGGCCCTGTCCAGCTCGGCGGTCAGTCGCTCGATCTCGACGCGGGCGGCGTCCAGCTCGGTGTTGCTGCTGCCGTCGTGCCAGAGCAGGTCGATCCCGGCCGTGCGGATCAGCTCGACGACCTCGTCCGCAAGGGTCGCGTCGATCTCGGCCGTGTCGTACGCCTGCCCGATGTGCGCCCAGACCTCGCCCGGAGTGATGCTGCGGGCGTTGCCGCACATGATGTCGGCAGCGATGACGCGTGGGTCGAGGCTGGTCACCGGACGGCCTCCGGCGCGGGTTCGGTCAGGCCGGCGCAGCCCATCCGCAGCAGGTTCGCGTGGACGATCGCCGTCGACTGCTCGGCCGTCTCGGTCGGCTCCGCCGCCACGGGAACGGCGGCAACCAGGACCGCCTCGTACCCGGCGGACCTCGCCACATCCAGCGCCGCGCTGCCGGCCGCCTGGTCGGGGTGGACCTCGCCGTCCCAGTTGTCGCACCAGCGGTCGTTCTCGCGGATGAGGACGATGAACCCGGCCGGCTTGGCGGCCTCGGCCGCGTCCTCGGCGATCGCCCAGTCGTGGCGGCCGTCGTGGTCCGGCCGGAACCGGCACGGCTGCGTGTGGACCGGCCGCCCGTCGGTGCCGTTCGGCCAGCCGGTGCCGACCTCCCCGCACGCCCAGCCGATCGGCCACTCCCGGGGGTCGCCCGCGTTGACGGCGTCGACCAGGTCCCGGCAGGCCAAGGCCAGCAGCTCGTCCGCGTGCTCGGACTCGGCGTCGGCGTTCGGGTCCTCCTCGCGGGCGTACCGGTCGGCCGCGATCACCCGCAGGGTCGCCTTCTCGACCTCCGTCTGCGGCGCGTACGTCGTCTCGTCCATGCGGGTCCTCCTCAGAAGTCGTGGATGCAGTGCTGGCAGAAAGTGATCCGGCTCGGCCGACGGAACAGCGACCGCAGCAGGAACCAGGGGGCGAGGACCCGCGCGAACGGCGGCGGGGTGAACGGCAGGAAGACGTCATCGCCGCCGTGGAAGCCCTTGACGGTGATGCCGCCCTTCGGCCGCCGAATGTCAACGGCGAAGATCCGGGCGGACTGGTTGATGTACCGCCGCCACAGCTCGAAGGCCGTGCGGTAGACGTGGCCGCATTCGACGCAGACGATGTACGCCCTGTCGTCGGGCTCGTCGATGTTGTGGCTGTAGCAGTGCTGCCCGAGGCACCGATCGGTCGGCTCGTGCTGGGTGCTCACGTTCACGAGGCCACCGCCGGCGCCTGGCGGGTCCACTGGCCGTCAGCGGTCAGCCACACCCGCCCGTACTGGTAGTGGTCGACGGGCATCAGCGCCGGGTTCTCGCTCTGCCGGATAGCCCACCCGCCGTCGCGGGCCGCGGTCCGGTACGACTCGACCCAGCCGTGGCACAGCGTCGTGGCCGATCCGCACAGCAGGATCAAGTTGGGCGACTGGTTGGTGTCCGGTCGCGCGTCGCGTCCCTGCCGGGCCCGGCGGTGCTGCACTGACCAGTCGCGGCCCCGTTCCCCGCCGAGGACGTACCGGCCGCAGCGCACGCAGCACCCCTGGTCCCGGCCGACGACGACCTGCATTGTCGCCGCGTCGGGGCCGGTGTCGGCGGGCTTCGTCACCCGCAGCGTCGGCTTCCGGTCGAGGCCGGCGGCGCGGCCGAGCGGCGCAGCCCGGTTGACCAGCGTCGAGAACGGGCGCGGGTTACCGGCGGCGGCCACCTCAGCGCGACGCTTCGCCGACATCGGGGACAGGGGCGTCCGCTTCACGGCTGCGGTACCTCGGCCACCGTCGGCAGCTCCAACGGCCGTGTGCCGGCGGCGATCTCGTCGGCGAGCTGGCCGATGAGCGCCTTGGTGTCCCGGCTGGCGGTCAGCGAGATGGACCCGAACGTGCCGCCCGGCCGCCATTCCACGCCGGGGATCTCCTCGCCCTGCGGGTCGCAGGCGGGGGCGCCGCGGCTCACGACGCCCTCGAAGAACTGGCCCTGCCAGGCGGGGCGGACCCGCTGGATCGTCTCGACCTCGGTGGGGTACCGCTTGGCGACCCAGGCCAGGAACGCCGGCTCGTCCACGACCGCGACCGACGGCTTGGACGTCGACCCGGACGCGGTGATGCCGGGTGCCTTCCAGCTCGGCACGATGCCCTGGTCGGCGTATTCCCTCTCCGCATCGGCGTTGAGGCTGCGGCGCAGGGCCCTCGCCAGTTGATCGCAGGCGAACAGAGCGTGGATCTTCTCGGCCCGGTTCATGCCGCCGCCCGATCCAACTCGGCCGCCGCCTGCTCACCCTGCGGACCGGGGACAGCGTTCACGTCCTCGTGCGGGCGTACGTGCACCGGGGCGTGCGGGTTCTCGTCGGCGGCACCCTCACGGTGCACGCCCCGCCGATGCTGGTCCATCGCTTGCGCCACCTCCGCGGGCCGGCCGTTGGCCGGGGCGTCGGGCATCTGCGGCTTCCGCTGGTTGATCAGCGCGAACAGGATTCGCTGCTCGGCCTCGGTGATCTGGCCGTCCTCCAACGCGGGGCCGATCTTGTCGTACGCCTGGCGGAGCTGGGCCGTCGACTCGGCCGCCTCGATAGCCAGCTCGATCACGGCCGCCGCGTCCGACAGCGGGGCGTCGCTGCCGGCGACCATCGGCACAATCTCCCGGGCACCCGAGGCAGTCGGCTCCCAGCCGTACCGCTCGAAGATCAGCTTTTCCAGGGTGAACCCCGGCAACCCGCGCTCCGGGTCGACACCCGGCCGGACACCGTTCTCCACCGCGCGCAGCTTGATGAGCTTCGGGTTGCCGTCACGCGTCATCCGCACCCAGATCGGCATGGCCGAGGTGAACGACTTCTGGCCGGCGACCTTCCACGTCGTCTTGCCGCTGACCGGCTTGCCGTCCTTGAAGGCGGTGACCTCCTCACCCCGGGACAGCAGGATGACGATGCCCTCGGTCGTGAGGAACTGCGTCATGAGCTTCCGCCAACGGGCGGTCGCGTCGTTCCAGAAGTTGCTGGTGATCTCGATTTCGGCGTTCGGGTTCTCGGCGAGCTTCGCCCGGTTCGCGCGGGTGCTGCGGGCCCGGTTGTCGGCCCACTCGCTGAGCATGTCCCAGATCGCCCCGGACTGGTCGACCACCAGGACCGGCGGCTTCTCGCGGGCGGCTGCCGCGCGGGCGGCCTCCTCCTTGAAGTCGCGGGCCGCCCGGTACAGGGCGGCGTAGTCCCACACCTTGTCGCGGTTGTCGGGAACCACGATCTCGTAGCGCGCGCCGGGGATCTTGCCGTACTGGTCCGCGGTCGTTTCGTCGCCCAGTTCGATCCAGTAGGTGCGGCCGACCCGGTCCGAGGCAGACAGCAGGGCAGCGGTCCAGCTCCGGCCGGACCCCGTCTCGCCTTCCAGCAGGACGACGGGTGGTGGAACGAGCCCGGTGGGCGGGCGGGTGATCAGTGCCATGTGGTGGTGCTCCTTACCGGTTGCGCTGCGGCTGGTGAGAGCCGGTTGATCAGTGGTCTTGGGCGGTGACGGCCGGCCCGTCGGAGACGGTCGGTGCGGGCGTGATGCCGGCGGGCGTGCTGCCGGCGGGCCCGGCCGTCACCGCGGTCACTCGCCGGACTCGGCCGAGTCGGGGTGCTCGCGGTGCACGAGGGTCATCGGTCCGCGCTGAGCGAGCAGCCGCCCCGCCTCGTACGAGGCGAAGCGGTCCACCTGGCGTGCGTCGGCCGGGGTGAACACCGTCTCCAGGCGGGGGAACTCGTGGCCGGACTCGCGGAGGGAGACGAACCAGAGCAAGTTGTCGTTGTCGCGCCACATGTCGCCGTGCCGCGGCGGCCAATCGGCGGGGGCGACCCGCGCGACCGTGACTCCTGCGCGGGTGGGGTTGATCGTGATGAACCCGGTGATTTCGCCGGGCTTCGTGCCGGGCAGGTTGACGGCCAGGACATCGGGCTTCGCCTCGGCGACGATGGCGTGCTCGATGGTGATGTCGACGAGTTCGCCGGGCTTGAAGTCGGTCATGCATTCCTCCTGGTGAGCGGGCGGCTTGGTTGACCTCTGACACCCCCGACACTACCGATATTCCTCAGGACTTTCTAGGAAATGTCGTAATGAATTCCTGAGAAATGTGTCAGGGTGGGCCGTCACTCGACCGCCGCGCACCCCGCTCCGCCGCCCTGCCCAGCAGCCACAGCCCTCGCACCAGCGCGCCCGCGCCGAGCCAGAACGCGGAAACACCGACACCCGGGATCGGGCCCGACACGTCCACCACCAGCCCGCCCACCAGCAGCACCAGGCCGACGCCCAACAGGTCCGCGCAGTTCACCGGCCACCCCCGATCGCGTGGGCGCACCGCTGGCACATCGGCAGCCGGGCCACCAGCTCGTACTCCGCCTGGCCGCCCGTGCCCCGCCACTCGGACGCCGGCAACAGCCCCACCCCGCACACGGCGACGGCGTCCCTCGAATGCCGCAGGGCGTGCTTCACCCGCCCGGCCGGCGTGTACCGCCACTCGACGCCGCTCACCGCCGGCCACCCCCGACCGGGGCCTCGACCGGGCCGTCCGGCCCGGCCACAACCCTCAGGTGGAGTTGCCGTGCCAGGTCCAGCCCATCGGCGATGCCCCGCGCCCGGATCGCCCCGTTGTAGTCGTGGTCGTTCCACGCCCTGTCCGCGTCGCGGCGGTGCTCCCGCTCCGCGGCCGTCACCGCGCGGGCCAGGTCCAGCCACGGGAACCGTGCCGGTGCACCGTCGAGCAGGTCGGCGATGCCCACGCCGAGCGCCGTAGCCAGCCGCGCCAGGGTGGTGACCCCGACGTCGCCCTGCCGCCTCGCCTCGATGTTCGTCACCGACGTGCGGCTCAGGCCGATCGCGTCGGCGAGCTGCTGCTGGGTCCACCCGCAGGCGGAGCGCAGGGTCCGTACGCGCTGCCCGAGCAGCACCAGCAGGTCACCGTCAGGCATGGCCGTTACCCCCGGCCGGGGGTTCGTCGTGCCAGCCGCACACGCACCCGGCGCGGCCGGACGGCCGGCGGTGGATGTGCTTCCACGCGCGGAACGGGCAGCCGGGCAGCAGGCCGGGGCCGGGAACGTGCTCGACCGCCGACACGTACCCGTGCCAGCCGCGGAAGGCCCGCAGCGCCACCAGGTCGCCGCAGGCCAGGCACGCCCCCACCGAGCCGTGCGCCGGCCCGGCAGGCCGCTCGTACAGGTCCCACGACCGGGAGCCGGGGCAGCGGGGCGGGGCCAGCCAGCGCGGGGAGAACGTCAACGCGGGCAGGGTCGCGGGCACCTCGTCCTGGCCGGCGCCGAGGGCGCGGCCGACGCAGGTGCCGCACACCGGCTGACCGTCCGGTGTCTCGTCGGCACGCAGCACCGGCTGGTCGGCCTGGTCGAACATGGCCGGCCCGCACCACAGCGTCCACACCAGCCGCTCCGGGTACTGCACAGCGGCCCGGGGACGATGCCACATCCCGTTGCGTGGGCCCCGCAGGTAGCGGGGCCCACTGGTCAGCGGAACGGTGCCGGGGGAGCGGTAGGAGCCGCCGGTGACCGGCGGGAGCAGCGCGACGGGCATCAGCCACCACCCCCGGCCGGAACGGCGGTGGCCTCACGCCGCCAGCGCAGGAAGTTCCCCAGGTAGACGGGGCCGTAGACGAACGCGCCCAGCAGGAAACCCCACTGCCGCGTCACGACCGCGTACGCCACCCACAACACCTGCGCGCCGACGCCGACCGCCCACCCCCACGGGTTGCGGCGGCCCGCCAGCCACAGCCCGAACACGCCCACGCCGGTGAGCACCCACGACCACGTCTGGTCAGCCACGGGACGCTCCCCGCTGGCCGGGGATCCCGTCGGCCCGGCCGACGGTCGGCGTCAGCCGCATCGCGCCGTCGAGGCCAGGCAGGGTGCCCGTGCTGTCCGGTGCCGGGCGCGGCACCGGCGCGACGCCGCGCGTCACCCGCCGCACCACACGCACAGGCCGGTGCCGGCCAGCCGGGTGCGGAGTGAGGGCCTGCTGGCGGGCGATCGCCCGACGACGGGTGCTCCGCCGGGCCCGCGCCTGCTCACCGATGACGTGCCACAGCAGCCCGCCGCCGACCGCCAGCAGGACCACGCCGATCACGTAGCTACCGGGCGCGTGGTTCACCATGAACTCGATCACGGCCGCACCCGCCGATCCGCGCGGTGCCGGCCTCGGCGCGGCCGGGCCGGCGCAGGCTCGGGCGCCGGGAGGGGCACCGTGTCCACGGCGTCCTCCGACAGCAGGTCGGCCAGGCCAACTGGCGGCCCAAACAGCACGGTCTCGGTGCTCAGCGCGCGAAGACGCGACCAGGGTGTGACCACGGTGTGTCCTCTCTGGTCAGGCGGCCGACGGGAAGGCGGGCCGGGGCGCGGACGGGCTCTCGTAGGTGCGGCCCAACCGCGACTGGTGGCCGGTGCCGTTGGTTGGCCACGGGGCCGCCGGCCGCAGCCGGGGTGCGCCCTGGCCGGTTGTCTCGGCAGGTTGGGGCCAGCAGACGGGGCAGGGCCGGCAGCCCATGCCGATCGCCAGCGCGGCCAGCTCGGGCCAGGTCAGCTCGATCTGCTCCTGGCCGCAGCCGGCGATGTGGGGCAGCGCCCCGGGCCGGTGGAACGCGCTGCCGGCGGTGGCGGTGCGGGGCACCACGACGGTGTCGAGGAAGCTGAGGCCGGGCGGCAGGCAGGTCTTCACCGCTGCACCACCATCTGGATGACCCAGGCGACGGCCAGGCCGAGGAGCGCCAGCAGGGCAACGAATGGGCCGTAGTCGAGCAGGGCGTCGCGTACCGCGGACCGTTCGTCGCCGTCGCCGTCGCCGTCGCCGTCGTGGTCGCGGTCGATGTCGAGTTCGAGCGGCTGCACTGCGGCCGGCGTGGCAGGCAGGAACTTCGTGCCGACGCGGCGGCGCTTCGGGGCGCTCACCGGTCACCAGCCAGGGTGCGGGCGAGGGCGATGTCCTCGGCCACGGCGAACCGGCACGCCAGCTCGTCGGGGTCGGCGGTGCCGTAGGTGGCGCGCAGGTCAGCGGTCGTGCGGGGCTCGCCGGTCGGCTCGTACCCGCGCACCCAGTTGTCGTCGAGGATGTCCCCCGGCAGGGTGACGACGGTTTCGTCCGTCACGGCTGTGCCCGGTACGGTGATGGTCAT